TGTTTTCAAACTCATATTTGTTATATTTTGAGAACTTATATTTTTATTGAACCAATATCTAAAAGTTGAAATCGCTATTGGAATATCTAAAATATTTATTTTTTCAAGTTTATTTTCTATAAGAGCCTGGTTGTTTTTTCCAAGAGGTAAGCCGTTATCAATAAGGATTTTATACTCTAGGTTTTCTGCCAGTGTTTTTGGATCTATTAGTTCTCCTGTTTTGAACTTGGCTATAAATATTTCTGTTCCAAGCATTATGAAGTCGCTTTCATTGTTCTCTTTTCCATATAGTGCTTGTAGCGATTTCAATAAGTTGCGAAATGTAAAAAACGGTATTCTATAATATTTTTGCCTATCTTTTCTATTTGCCGAATCAATATTTATTGTTTCTTCCGGGAACTCGAGTTTATTTAGATAACTTTTTGTATCAATATTTTGAAGTTCGTTTACTGAAAATGGAATACCTTTCTGAAAAATAACATTATTATCTTTGTTTTCAAGTTTTAGTATTTGTTGATTTTTATTAGTAATATTGAGTTTTCCCGATGTGTTATCTTCAACAAGTTCTTTTCTCGTTTGATATACTTGTTCGTTTATCAATAAAACAGGAAACCTACCTTTATCATATTGAAGTCTTTGTATTTTATCATCTCCTAAATAAGTCAAATATTGTTCTAAAATATTGTTTATTATGCCTTCTCTAAACTCTTTTTCATCATTACCTTCAAGGTTTTTCTTTTCGTTATAAAGTTGTTCAAGTTGCTGCCTGTCTGATCTTTGAACTTCTTTTCCATCGCCGTCAAGTATTTTTATATTTATTTTATCTTCATCGGTGGTTTGTTCTACTTTTAGACCACTTTCTCTTATTGAATCTTCTATATTGCTTATTTGTTCTGTTATTTCTTTTAGTCTTTCTGTATTTTCGGAAGTTAGAACAGAAAACTTATTTGGATCTCTTGCTTCAAGTTCAAGAGAGCCAACATATTCAACATTTAGAGATACTGAACCATCTTCATTTATGCCAATAGTGTGCTTTATGTAGTTCAAAAATATTTCACTACTTGATGCATCAGCAAAGTCTCTTACAGAAGTCGGATTTAGATTGGATTGTAAGTTTTGCTCTCTATCAATCTTCCAACCAAACTTCAATTTTATTTGATAATATTTTTGTTCGCCAGAGCCTCTTTTGAACTTGTATTTTTTTGGAGGATTGAAAAGTTCAATATATTTTGAGTTATCATTGAATAAAGTTTGAACTGAATCAAATATAAACTTCATTTGGACTGTATAAATAAAAGCAGTTGCAGTATCTTTGCCTTGTGATGCTATTTTTATACTTTGTATATTTGCTTGATAGCCACGATCCGATCTGCTGTTTGTAATAGCGTCAAGTGCTGCTTTGGGAAAAAAGTTATTGAAAGGTATAAGTCTTTGTGAGTTATCTTCATAAATCTTATATATTTCAATATATGGATTCAAAAGCGAAAGAGAAGCAGGAGTAAGTTTGTTATATTGTTCTATAAACTTTTTGAAGTTATAAAGTTTATTTACAGAAATACCATCTACTTCTTTTTGTTCAGTATTGCTGATTTCTAAACCAGATACATAAACACTTTGTCCGGGTTTTGGATCGTTGTATCTTCCGTCAAAAGATACTTTCAACTTATCAATATTTTGGATAAGCGCTGCTTGATCTGTTATTCTACGAAAGTTTATTTTTTGATCTTCATCTGCCATATATTATACTTCTGCATATTGAAAAAGATTGTTTAGATCTGTTGGTATATAGAATACATCACCTATTGTAAAGTGTGCATCTGTTGGTTTGTTGTTATACATTGCTATAACCCACCAAAGTTGAGGATCTAAATAATAACTCTCTGCGTATTTAGAAAGACGATCTCCTCTTTTCCAAACTGCACCAACAGTTTTTATGTTTACTCTGTCTAAATAAGTTGGTATTTTGAACTGAGGAGAAACATAATGTCTTATACCGTTAATATTTTTTATATCTAATATTTTTTGTATTAGTTCGCTTTGGTTATATTTTATTCTTCTGTTGCTGTATCTATTTATACTCATTTTTATTACCGTCTTAGAACAAATACTTTGCCATAGTTTAGGTTACTGCCTGGAATATATGTATGAAGTATTGTAAAAGCCATGTTTATATTGAACTCACCAGGTATTGCCTTGCCGTTTCTATCAAGCGAAGTATCGGCAGCATCAAACTTCATTTTGTGCTTGAAGTTTGTTACTGCTACAACATACTCGTCATTGTTTAGAAGATTCATAAAGTTTATTTTGAACAATGGTGAACGGTCTATTACTCCTATTCCAAAGTCGCTTATTACTTGATTTTGTGCTCGAGCATTTATTATTTGTTCTTCAATTTTTTGAGCCTCTTGAAATAACTGTTGGACGCCGGTTACTCTCCCGGTTATTGCACTAAAAGCAGCACCAGAACCTGCATCTGCTCTGAAAGATGCTTCATCAGCGAGTGCTTGTTTTTGTTCTAATTCTCCAACATTACCAAATGATGGCGGTTTATATTTTGGATATAATCCCTGTATTAGTGTTTGTAAATTGCTGAAATTACTCTCAGCATCCTCTTTTGACTCGGCAACAACATTGAAAGATAAATTTGCTGTTCTTGAAGTTCTTTTATAAGTCATAACAGGGTCCATTCTGCCAAAACCATCGTATGTTCCCCATTCTGGTCTAAAAATATCATCAAATTCAAAGTCATAAGGAAAAAACTGAACTTCTGCGCCAGTTGATAAACAGGTTATTGTCACTTGTGCTTTTGGTTCTGTATTAGGTTTATTTATGGTCATCATTTATTTCCTGCTGATGTTCTGTTTATAGAGAACAAACCTGATTGCGGCAATCCAATAGCATCTATTGCATCAAGTGCTTGACCTTTGGAAATATTTTGTATATCTTCTTTCAATACTTCCATTATGGTTTTTTTATCTATTTGAACAACAAGTGGAACAAATGCCGTTGTTTGTTGAGCTGGTATAAGAGCCTGTTGAGAAGTGTTTTTTGTGTTATTTATTATTGAATTTGAAGTATTTGTGACTGCCTGCAAACCTGCTGCAGCAGTTGATAATGATACCGGAACAGTCGACACTTCCATATTCACATTTGGTAATATTGAAGTCATATTAGATACAATATTTTTCAAATTATCATTGAGAGTTGAAAAAGGATTATTTAGTTTGCTTATTGCTTCTGCAAACTTGTTTATTTGATTTATATTTTTATCTGAAAATATTTCAATAAAGTTATCAAGGTTTTCACTATTCAGATTAGAAAATGATTCAACTAATTTTGCCACACTTGATGTCGCGAGTGCTATTCCAACTCCTATTGCGGCAACAGATGCTGCTACAGATAAAAGTGCCAAGCCTAACAAGCCTATAGGAAGACTTGCCTTAGCAGCGACAAACGCTAATGCCACAACTGCCACTGTGAAACCTACCATTATAGCAATAATAGATTTCAAAGCTGCTGATGCTTGTTCCCCACTCAATTCTTTGAAGGCAAGAACAAGTTTAGAAAAACCAAGTGCTGCAACACCTATACCAATACCTATTAGTGCTATTGCGGCACCAATCGCAAGAAAACCAAGTGCTCCTCTTTTTGCTCCTCTTCCTGCCACTTCTAAACCGGCGCCGATTGCTTTTCCGGCAGGAGGAGCCGTAGAGGCGAGAGAAGATAAAGCAGAAATCAAGCCTCCTTTTATCATGCTTCCAACAAAGCCAATCATTTTACCAAAAACACTAAATTTATAAATCAAAAAAACTATTGTTGAAGTTATAAGTGCTCCAAATTTTGGAAATTCACCTCCATAACTAAAAATCTTATTCAATCCCTGAACGACAAATGACAAAGCGTCAACCAGCATCATAAGAACAGTTGTAAGAGGCTGTATCGCAATAACAAGACCGTTGAACATACTTCGCAGCTTATCCATGGCAAGACTGGCACTTTGTGCTTGTTCTGCAAGTGTTTTTTGAACTTCTGCTGCCTCTGCTTGTTGTTTGGTGTTCTGTAACGAAGTTTGTCCAAACAACTTTGATGCTTCATTTAGATCACTGATGCCAGCAGCATTCGCAATAGCCATTTTTTGAAAACGGTTCATACTTTCAAACTGCATACCGCTTGCAGCAACGCCTTCTTTTAGAAGCCTTATTCTTTCTTCATCGCTGGCAGTTAGTAACTCTATACTATTGAAATAATCTCCACCAAGAAGCGCATTTAGGTTGCCAACTTTTCTGCTGGCATCTTCAAAGGTATCAAAGCCTTGTGCTATACCTACAAGTTTTCCAATAGCAATGCCAGTTTGCAAAGACTGTTCTGCAAGACCATCAAGAACCTTTGTCATTTGTTCGCCATAGCCAACAAATCTGTTGGAATTTTCAGCAAACGCTTGCGTTACTGAATTCAGAGCAAGTTTGTTTTTGACTGCCATTTGAACAAAACTTTCTTGTATTTTTCCTGCTTGGACTGGTGTTTTACCCATGGCATTTACAAGACTATCAAAAGTTTTTGATGCTATTTGTCCACTTATTCCCACTTTTTCCATTTGTGCTGCTACAACAGACATGCTTGCTGCAGCATCGGTACCATATGACTTCAAGTTCAAAAAGTCAGAAGCCAACGCACTAAATGCTTTTCTTCCTTGTTCAACTGTTATACCTGTAGCAAGGGTATTTGCAGCAATAAGAGCAGAAGCCTCATTGACCATGCCAAACATACCTTCATAACCACCGGTTAGTTTGTTCAGTTCTATAATATGTTTTTCAGTATTTTCTAATTGATTTTTTAGTTCTTGTCCAAGTTGTTTTACGACAGAAAGAGTTTTTTCTTTTATTTCTTTTTCTTTATTGGCATCTTGTATTGTTTTGCCCTGAAGCCTGGTTACTTCTTCAAGGTGTTTTATCTTTTTATTCAATTCATCATTGTTTTGACCTACAACTTCTCTTTCTTCAAGTAGTTGAAGGAGTGTTTGTTGGTTTATTCTAAACTCTTCTTTTAGTCTATTCAGCCTTTCTTCTTTTAGTTCGTTTTCTATTTGTTCATAGTCAATTATTGTTTTTTTATTTTTTGCTATGGTTTCAATATTTTTATCTATTTCTTCATAGTGTTTAGAACCAGCTTTTGTGGCTTCATTTAGTTCTTTGGCACTCATGGCAGCACGACGAGTTGCTTCAGCGATTTTATCTATTTGTTCAGCATTATTTTTTGAAGATAGTTGCTTTTCAAGCTCTTCTATGCGTTTTGTTAGATCTTCGTTTTCTGCCATTTATGTGAGTTTCCCAAATAAAATATATCTCGCTACATTATTATTTAGTAGCGAGATACAATTATTTTTATTTACCCCTGGATGCTTTCTCTATTTGCTCTGCTTCTTCCTTTTTCTGCTTCACCAAACGCTTGACAAACCAGTCTCGTATTGGTATTGGTAGGTTGTAAGCTTCTGTGAAACTCCATCCTCCATGATATTTGAGAGCAAAAAACATCTCATATACACTTTCTATGTATTCATCACTTAGACCAAAAAAATTCCAAATTGAATGGAACCTCCATGTCTGCACTGTAGTCACAGGCTTTACATTCAAAGTGCTGAGTTAGATCAACATTTGGGGTTATTGCTTTATAAGCTTCTTTTAGAAAGCGTGAATCGCGAACTGGCATCACATCAACAAAGCGAGATATGAGATTTTTATCCCTTTCACCTTCGGCACTTTCAATAAGCAGTTTTAGTTGCTGTGTATTGCTGTTATCAACAGCAGCATTTTTATTTGCTTCACCTATTTGCATTATTGCTCGCTCATCATTACCAGTCATAAGACGAATATTCACTGTTACGCCTGTTTGTGGAAGTGTAATGGCAAATATTTTATCTTCAATATGCCTTACGCTATCGCAAAGATGCTGTGGTATTGTTCCATCACTTAGTTTTTTGTTTTCATCAAGTAAAAATGTGTGTTTTGAAACTGTATTACAAGCAGGACAAGCAACACTTGTCGCATATTTGCTTCCAAAACCACTTATTCTGGCATCTATTAGCAGAGCATTTCTATCGCCTACCAATAAATCACCAACATTTATAGATTTATCTATCATAACACTTTCAAGCAGACGATCAAGGACAATGCCCTTTTTGATAAGTGCTTTTGAAGTAAGAATGTCTTCTTCTTTTGCTGTCATAAACTTTATTTCTAAAGTTTCTCTTCCTTGCAAAGCATTACCTGTTTTGTAATACTTGCCTTTTGATGGCAGTTCTACAAAAAGAGTTGGAGCGGCAAAGGCCAAGTCTAATTTTGACTTTAGCCCGCCGCCTGCAACTACATTTGTAGAGACTGGATCTTCGCCTGCTATTTGCAGTCTAAGTTCATTGTCTCTATCATTCATCTATCACCTCTATATCAAGATTCAGTTTGATTGATTGGTAGCGTTACGGTTCCATCTGCGGATGTTAGTTGCGCCCAGTCGTATCTAACTTGCATAGTAACTGTTAATATATCATCAGAACCGTAATCTAGTCCATCTGGCTTTACGCTTTCAAGCCAGCCATTTTTCAAAAGCCATTGTTCCGCAATCCCACCGTTTTCAACAACAACTTCATTAGTTGATGTCAATGAGTTTAGAACCAAAATGCTTACATCTCCAAGAGCACCAACAGCAGCTTGTTTTCCAATTGTTTTAAAGTCTCCATCTGCTGCAAAATATTGAAGACCAGATTTGGTTAATACTTTTAGCAAACTTTCATTTGTATCTATGGTACTTCCACCTTTTTTTTGTATATCAACAAGTTTGATTGAAAGAGGGTTTGGATCCCAAGTTACACGGCCTGGATGATTATATGTTTTATCAAAATACTTGTGTTCAGTATTTGCAACTTTTACACCAGGACGATCACAGGTCTGTGCCAAGAACTGAAAATCTGCTAAACCAGTAAATGTAACTAAATATCTAAATTTTCGTTTTGGTTCAAGTGCTGCATTTGTCCAAATTAAGTTAGCCATTTATAAATCCTCTTTTATAAGTTATATTAGTATATATATCACTCGTCAAAACTTGCACCAGTGTTTGTGATGATGAAGTCTATTGCGATAAATTCAATTGCACGCGCTGGTTTGATATAAACTTTGGCATACATTATATTGCGGTCAACGAGATCTGGTGTAGTGGTTGTGTTATCAAGAACAACCTTGTAATCACTTAGACCAAAACGAGCTTTTGTATCAGCAAGAAGTGGATTAACTTGCGCAAGGAAGCGATCCCAAGTAACTTGTAGGTTTGGATCAAACAATATGCCGCGAGAGATCTTGCCGATTCTGTCTTTGAGATAGATAGCAAGACGACGAACATTGATGCGGTCAAGTGCTGAAGGAGTTGCTTGTAGAGTCTTTTGACCGAATATTACAATACCTTCGCTTGGGAATGAAGCAATCGGATTTACATTTACTTCATACAGAGCATCGCGCTGTTTCAGACTTAGTCTTTCGCGAACATCAAGAACATTTAGACCTGATGAGCCATTGCTTAGACCACCACGATTGAAACCGGCTGGAGCAAACCAAACTGCAGTGGCTTCTTGCGATGATGCCATTGTACCAAGCGCTACAACACTTGGTGGAACCCACAATGGTATACCACCTGCATCAATTGATACCCAAGGATAATAAGCACAACCAAAGTTATTATTTAGCGATCTTGATTTGATACTAGCTACTGCAGTATTTACATTGCCAAGACGGCTTCTTTCAGCATTGACATTTTCAGTTGTTGGTATATAACCACCTTCAATATCTATTATTGCAAGAGTATCGTTTCTTGTTTTAGCAACTTCAAGAACTTTATTTGTTACAGTTGTATTAGTTACACCTGGAACGGTTAGAAGATTCATTTCTACAACTTCTGGATCGCTAACCATATCAAGTGATTTTTGTAAACTATATTGTGCGTAATTTGCTACTGGATTTGAAGATACAGCCAGGACGCGATTAGCAAAAGAATCTTTTTCTTCTACATTTAGTCCATCAAAACCACCAAACATTGGCATAACAAATTTATCAACGCCCTTGTCAAGAATGGCTCTATATGAAGCACCTGCTGCAGTCATTGAGGAACCTGCCACACGACTACCACTTCTCCAGAAATATCTACCTGTTGAGCCAGACACTTCATTTACATCATCAAGAGTAAAGATAGTTGAGAATTCAGTTAGAGAGCTTGTTGGAACAAATGTATCAAGATTTGATGGTTTTACTCTAACAAGATCAATATATTCTTCATTTAGTTGAGCACGAGTTCCAATATTGCTTACAACACCGAAATATGTATCACGATCATTTAGAACACCAGCATCAGAACTAGATACGCGCATTCTTAGTTCTGGGAAAACAATTGAAGCAGTTAGACCGGTAATACCAACAACGTTTATTGTGTCGTTTGTTCCTGATGGCGCAAGAGGTATTCTGCCTACTGCTTTGATCAGATCTGTTCCAGTTATTGCAGAACCGCTTGTAAAACTAGCAGTTTTGTATTTTACTGGACCAAGGAAACCGAATGGTAATGATTCGGCGCTTATTCCGCCTTCATCAACAAGTGAATTCATTTCAACACGAACAAGTTTTGAAACATTGTCATAATCTCCAAATACTCTATGTCTCTTCTCGCCCGTTGCAAGATCATCGGTCCATTCAAGATATTTGTTGCCTATTCTTCTTGCAATATAGTTTTCTGAGTTTGGATTTAGATTACAATTTGTAAACACTTCAAGTACTGAAGGCTGTGCATCTGAATCGGCAGTTGATCTGATTTCAACAGTGAACGAACCAAACTTTTCAAATGGCGTTGGTGAATATTTGATATCTTTGATAGCAACTTTTAGAGAACGTTGATTCCAATCACCAGAACCCTCACCACCAAGAGCAACAAATCGGAACAACCTATTCATGTTTTGCGGGCTATAAGAACCGGTAACTGTGCTCAAATCTTGTGCTAAAACCCAACCAGTTCTTGCTGGCTGCGCTGCTATTTGAAAATTTGATAAATCAGCGGTTGCGCTGCTAAGACCAGCAATAAAACCAAATGATGTAGAAGTTGTTACTGTATCGGTTAGGAAGTCAGTAAATGTTTCTCCAAGCCAAAATCTTTCAAGATTTTCGGTTGAAGTTATAGCAGAATTTACAAGTGTTGGATTTGTATTGAATACTTTGCGGATATATTTATCTGAATTTTTATCAAAGTTGAATGAAGTATCAATCAGTGCTGTATCATTTACGCTTGAACCAGTTAGAACTTTCATTCTAAACTCAAAATTATTTCCTTGAGTTCTTACAAGAGTAGCTGAACCAGTTGTTACAGTGCCCGCAGGATTTTGGCCTGCAAGTGTGAGGGCAACACCCGATTCTACATAAAATATAGCAGCAAGAGTACCAGTAACACTTGTGGAACCTGATGGTATTACGAATAAACCATAAGCGCCACCATTGGTGGAGGTAGTTGTTGATATAGTTTGCGCTGTTTTCCAGCCTGGCGCACCGGCACCAGTAGAAAGTGCTTCTGGGTGTTTTGAACCCATTAGGCGAACGAATGTTAGTGGACTTGAATTTGCTAAATATGCTTTTGCAGCCCATGTAGCATATGATGGAGCGGTTAGGTTTCCTTCACGCCAGATATCACCATCAGTTGAACCGCGAACTGGTTCACCGAATATTTGAACAAACTCTTCGTATGAACGAACTTTCACTGGAACCATACCGGGACCACGACGAGCACGACCGATCAGGACCGGTCCTACTGCGTCATTCAGGTTGTTTACCTGTGAACGATCTATCTCTTTTATTTGAATTCCGGGGGAAACGAAACGATACTTATTTGCTCCACTCATTATAGAATACTCCTATATACCATGTATTTCATAAATAAATAGTAGGTGCCAGTTTCAAAAGAAACGCCTAATACTTCTTCTTGTCATTTTCCGTGCTTTCACCAAACATTTCTTTTTCTCTTGGTATTTTTACTTCTACTATTGTTTCACTTGTAACAACTTTTGGTTTTTCGCTGTTAGCGCCGGCACCAAGTAAATAACCCAAAACGTTTAGTGAAAAGTCAGTTATAAACAATCTGTTTTCTTGTTCTAACTTTGTTATATTGCCGCCATTTTTGAAACTTGAATCTTTATCAAAAAATGCTTCGTATCTATGTTCTTCTCTGGAAACCATAAAATGATTTATTCCAGCAGTGTAAGTCATAAATGGTTGTATTATTTCGTTTATTTGTTGTTGATATTCTGTATTTATTGTTATAATATACCTTACATCAATATATGTTGGTAGTGGTATTTTGGTTACTTCATAAACAATTTTTTCATTTTTTTCTTTTACATTATATTGTATTGTTTTTTTGTAGTTATTGCTTTTAGCATAGTTGTTTGACTTTTCTTGGGATATTTGTTTTGTAACAGTTACAACTCCGCCACGGAAGTCATCTGGTGGAACATTGGCATAAAATGTTCCTTTTTTAGATAAACTTTTTGTTATATTTTCTCTTTGTAACATAATAACTGGTAATATAAAGTTACCATTTATGTCTCGCAGGTTTTTATCAAACTTTATTTGATAACTACGCTCTCCGGATTCCCAAATAACTGGTACTTTCTTCCAACCACGATTTGTGTGAGTATGAATATTCATGGTTTTATCAAGCCATTCATAAACAGCGAGATCAATTGTTTCTATTGTTGAAGGCTCAATAGAAATTTGATTTTTTTCTAGACCTCTTCTTTCGTATTCGGTGGTATCGCTCATTTTTTTATTTCCATATAATATGTATCAACCATTATAAAAAGGACTTTCATGCCATACGGCATTCTCATTGAAATAAAATTTTCTTGGCTTGTTAAAAACTCCATATATCTCATCATTATCTATTTCTGTTAGATATATTACATAACCTTTGTATAATTCTGGATTATTATATAAATCTAAAAACAAACTTCTTTGTGTGCTTGTTCTTTTACCGGAAACTTTTAGTATATTTAGTTTCACATTTATTCTCCAAAAAAAGTGCTTTCAAACCAAACGCCGTTTTCATTGAAATAAAATTTATTTGCCTTATTGAAAACTCCATATATTTCATCATTATCTATTTCTGTCAGATAAATAACGCAACCAGCATAAGTTCCAGGATTGTTTACATAATCTAAAAATTGTGCTCTTAGATATGATGTTCTTCTCCCTGAAATAATAGATATTTTTCCTCCACAAACATCTTGTATGATATCTTCTATTGGAGTTTGTGGTCTTAGTCTTTTTTGTTCTCTTGCCTGTATCGCATCTATTGGCTCGTTGAAAAAACCCTCTCTTACACGAACACAAGTTGCTTGTATTTCCATTTTGTGCTCTACTTGACCAAATAATGGGCGAGGTTCGGCAAGTTTTACAACTTCATAAAAAGTCAAACCATAGAAAACTATATCACCTTCTCTTACATAAAGATCTTGGTCTTCTGTAAGTCTTCTTTTGTGTAAATTTACTGTTATTCTTGAAGTTTTATCAAGACCGTATATTTCTGTTGATGTTTCGTTTTGTTCTATTTTTACAAGGGCTTTTATTATAATTGGTCTTAGAAAAGTTTTATTTATTGATTCTCCATAAAGAGAATGAAAATCACTATTTTTTATGTTAATAGGAAAATAAATAATAGTTTGACCTATAACTCTTTCAATAAGTTCGTCATTTACTTGCTTTGTTAGATCTCGCTCCTTCTTCCCCAAAAACATAGGGGGAGGAGGTTGTTCTGGCTGACTCCATTTTTCTTGTTCTATTTTCTTTTTTCTTGCCATTTATATTACCACTCTATAAACTATCCAACAAATATAATATTTGGTATTGCTGCCAATGTTTTATTTGCATTATCAGACATAGCAGTTCGCTTTTCAGCCAGTATTGCGTAGTCTGTATCCTCAAGTATTTTTAGTAACTCTTCTTTGAGAGCGTCTTTTTCTTCTTTACTTTGCGCACGCAGATCAGCGCCATTTAGAGTTACACTTTCACCAGGTATTGGTATCGTCTGGAACTTACTACGAATCTCTGCAAGCATACCTTTTGCCACAGCAAGAGCATAGCGACGAATCCAGTGTTTGCCTATTGCATTTATGTTTTCAAACGGTATGTTTGAAAAAGGTAAAGTATTTATATTATTTACTCCACCTATTCTGGGATCTTTGTTGTTTGCCGCGACATAAGAAGAACCAGATAGATTACCTATACCAATATTTGAACCATTTCCACTACCAACACTGAACTCAAACCAAAATGTTCTTATGTCGGTTGAATCGGGAATCGGAAAAAGACGAAGTTTATTATTTTTTAATTCATAAGAATAGTGAGAGATACGAGTATAGATATTATCCTCATATGCCATTGCTTGAAGTTTATTATGCCATGCTGGTATGATCTCAAACGTGCTGTCGTCAGCATATTGACCATATGTAGAAAGGTTTCCTACTGCATTTAGACCACCATAATATCCATAAAACCTCCACATAGCACGTGCAGATTTATAAAATACTTTTTTTACTGTTATTCTGCTTCCTGGTGCTACTTTTCCAAACAGCGGAGAATTTGGATCGCTTGCCGAACTTGAAACTATCATTTGTAAATCATAGTCTTGTGTATCCGGGATAGCGTCAAAAGAAGCAGAATAGATGTCCACTCTTCCGCCAATACCAGCTTCGTGTGAAAATGCATCAGCAATATCTCTTACTGATGTAATATCATACATCGGATAAGCAAGACTCAAAGAACCGTTCTGATTTACAAGATCAAAAAGGGCGCTACCGCTTTTTATTTCACCATCACTATCAAAGGTACCAGTTGGAGAACCAAGAAGTGTTCCAATGGCATTTTTTGCTTGATGTAGATTAACAAGATAAGAATAAGTAAGCGTTGCATCTTCGTAGGCAGCATATACTTGTCCTTCTGTTATTTCTATATCGAGAACATCTCCACCTATCATTTTATACGTATAGGCAACTTGATCTACTGCTCCAAGTCTAAAATCGTTACTATCAGCATAAACACCAATTGGCAAATTAGGAACAACATTTATAAGAGTTCCAGTTGCTGGTAGTATTATAGCACTTGTTTGTTGTTTTGGCGTTAGAACGGGAACAGACATTTATATTAGTCTCCTATTGGACTAATATAAATAGTTGTAACTAATAATAAAAGAAAATAAGCAACCATTAACGATATGGTAACAAAAAAAGTGATTATCTTTTATCGCGCTTCAAATATGTAAGTATAGCCAGAATCAGAAAGTGACCCCGACTCATCACCAGGCGCAGAAACTGCTATAAGATTGCCGCTTGAATTTATGATAACAGACATACCAAAACGCTCGTTAGAACCAGTAGCGAACGTTCCAGATAAAATCTGTTTTCTGACCAACCACCAGAATCACTGACAAACACATATGCAAGACCAGAACTGGCCGCATTTGCAGGAGATTCGTCATCAGGAGCACCCACTACGATATATTCACCCGTACTGTTTATATTCACAGAATATCCAAAGTTATCAAGGAGAGTTGTGGCAAGCGAGCCGCTCAATATGTGTTCCTCGCTCCACCCACTACTACCACTAGAAAATACATATGCCAATCCTTCTCCGTTCGTACCGGTCTTTTCATCATTGATTGCTCCAACAACTATTTTATTTCCGTTTGCATTGCTTGCAACAGATGTTGCAAATCTATCACTTGTTGCCGATGCCAAACTTCCAGAAAGTATTTGTTCCCGTGTTTTCTTATTGCATCGGTTATAAAATCATTTATTGTTTTTAGTTTTGGCACACTATGTCTCCCTGTTGAGATCAGTCTAGCACAGTGTAAGTAGTTAGTAATGGCGTTATAACGCAACAAAAAGAAAATGCCCGCTTGCGCAGGCATCATCTCTAAAATGGCTTTGTGAAGCCAGTTTATTTATCAACCAAGTAGGTCTTGTACGACTACGAGGCCATACATGTCTGGTCTAACCATCTTCTTGGCGTAGCGTGTCATCACACCTTTTCTTGGAACGAAATCTTCGGTTCCAAAGATGGTTGGTGTAACTTGTAGTGGTACATATGGGGCATATACGAATCCACTTTCGAGGAAACTATTGCCTTTACGACCAACAAGGATCAGGTTGCGTGGGAAGTATGGGTCAACAAAGACATCCCATTTCTTGCTGAGTGAACCTGCTTTGACAGCACCGATTGTGCCCTTGGCATCATCATGAACAACATTGGCACGGAAGCCACTGGTGAATTCAAGGATGTTGGCAACTTCTGGACCACAAACAACAAAGTTTGCGCCGCCGCGAAGTGTTTTACGGTGAATTGCAGCACTTACATCGTTGATTGTTTCAACAAGGGTTTCGTACCACATACTGACATTACCGGTGAAGTCAGCACCATTTGGATCACTTACACCACTGGCAATCGCAAGACCGGTTGTACGATCTACGAATTTACCTGGGCGGCGTGACCAATATAGTGTTGCAGCGGTTGCACCTTTGACAAGTTCACCAAGCATTTCTTGATCAATTTCAAGACCAATCTGTTCTGACAGAATTGAAGTGAGTTCAACTTCTGCATCAAGATTGTGGTATGCATTGAGGTCTTGACCAAGTTCTGGTGTCCATTTTGCCTTGAGCTTGCGGGTCTTGGCAGTTACAGCAACACTGTCAACTTTGATATCAATTTCTGGAATGTTTGCTTCGCCTTCAAAGGTTACCTGCGAAGCAACAACAGCACCTTGTGCGTCAAGACCAACGTTACCAATAACATCAGCAATTGGCCAAGTTAGCGCACGAGAACCAGCATTGTCGTCAAGTAGAGTTGGAGCAAGTGTTTCGCTGGCAACTACAAGACGAATGTGGGTATAGGTTTCACCGCTAGTGTCGACAAGACCGGTTGAATCTGTTTTGTCGGTTAGGCGACGAACAAGTGAGCCGCTTGGTAGTGTAGCATTGATCGCAATAAGACTGCTCTTATCAAGTGCAGTTAGACTGCTCCCTGAAACAGTAAATATTGCGACTTTGGTTGAACCACTGACAAAGTCAGCATCAAACCTACAAAGTTTGTCAAGAGTACCACCAGCACCAAAGGTTCCCGAGGTGACAAGTGTTAGTGTAACGTTACCACTGCCAGTTGGTAGTGAATAACCTTGGTTTAGAGCACGGAGTGAGTTTTCAGCATTTACACCTGAAAGACTGACACCGCCAGTGAGTTGTGAACCAACAACACCACCACCAAATATTGAGGTATCTTGTAGATTGGCGCCGCGTGTACGCTCAAACTGGAAGTCAAGGAAGAAGATTAGACCACTTGGTAGACTCATTGGTTGAACGCTAACAAGTTCATTCGCAATAAGTGAACCGAATACACGGCGCACTATTGGGAACGCAACAGCGGCAAAACCTTCTACATCACCTCCTGACATTGTGTTGGCTTCGCGGAGTAGTTCCTGAGCCTGATTTTCTAATAGACGAGCCATTGAAGATTTAGCACGATCATCGCCTATACCTTCGAGTAGACCTGTTTCTGACCATTTGCTTAGTAGAGCACCACCTTCTTTTTCAAGGTCACGCTTTACGACGCCTTCTGTTAATTTTTTGATAACTGACATTTTATAACTCCTGTGAATATATTTGGTATCATTTGATACCGGCTAATTTCAACCAACGATCTTTATTTGGATCACCTGGTTGTTCTACTTGTTTGTGTGGCAAACGGAATGAACTCTTTTTACTAATCGCTTCGTTCAGTGATTTTGGTGAACGTTCTTCTTTTGCAAGACCACCCACTGAACTGATCAGTGCTTCATATATCGTTTTTGCTTCACTAACAGAATCAGCCCTAGAAACAGCTTCGACAATTTGTGTTTTTTGTCGCTCATTCAAGGAGGCGCTTTTCAAGATCTGATTTTCATAAAACAGTCTGGCATTCAGTAGATTTACTTCTTCAAGTTTCTTGAATGCCTGAGACATTTGTTCTACGGTGGAAGAGAAGGATTTATTCTCTTCCAAGAGTTTGTTTATTCTTGCATCTTTGCTCTCAACTTCTTTTAGGAGAACTTGTGATGCTGTCAGTAATTGCTTTGATTCTTTTATGCCTATTTGTTTTTGGTTTGCTTTTTTCACTATTGTCATACAATCTGCTGGCGTTATTTTACCATATGGGGCTGCCTGATCTGCCAACCAGTCTTCATGGGCATTTTCTTCTAAATCTTTTTTATCTGCTTTGAGCGCAGCAAAGTCAGCGCCGGTTATTTTGTTTGCTGGTGGAGCAGCACTGGCTATTTTTTGTTGTTTTGCAGAAAGTTTCTTTTCTTCTTCTGCCATCGCAGATGGACCTGCCGGTTCTTCTGCCCCCGGTACTGGCTCTGTTTGAACTGGCATCTTTTTTACCAGAGTTTGTTTATCTGCTGACATTTCATAGCGATCTAAAAACTTCCCTAAACGATCTTTTGACAGTTGTAGTATAGAAGATATTTCTTGATCGTTGAAAGAACTATACAATAGATCGTATTTCTCTTGATTTTCTGGAGATAGTTCTAGACGAACGGCGTGAGTTGGCTGTTGTTGTAGTGAAGACTTGTGGAATGATTGTTCTTCGCTACCCGCTTCATAGTTTGGAAGTTCATCAACTTCATTGAGTGCTTCATCTAAGTCTACTTCTACTTCTTCAACCACATCTTCTTCAAGTTCAATGCTTTCAAGTTCAAGATTTTCTGTTAGGCCAGTTCCGCCTATTGCTGGGGGAGTTTGTTCTATACCCATAGAACCTGGTTCTTCTTTGTCGCCTATTTGTAGTTGATCAGCAAGATCGGCAAGATTTATTTCTAATGAAACCTCTTCATCGTCATCAGGGCAAGGACAAAGTTTTTCTCCATCTGTTGCCGCAAGTGGAATATCTGCTGCAGTTCCAGCAACATAACCCTTATTTGATTCATCTGGCGGCGCGCCACCAAAATCAACGGTTGGCATATCACTTTGTCCACCAGCAAGAGCATCGCTTGGTGATGGAGTGTCGGCACCGGGTTCTTCTTTGTCGTCTTGTTCCAAGAGCTTTTCTACTGCTTCTTTTACTTGTGGAGCAAACTTTTCCAACAGTGCTGCTTGCGCACTTTTGTATGCTGAATCTCGTAGGGCCTGCGCGTCTACGATTGCTTGTTCCAGTAGTTTAGATCCACTCATTATAATACTCCTAAAAGTATGCTTTTCTCAAATAAATAGTATGTCTATATGCAAAAAACCATTTATACTGGATTTGTTTGCACTTGTAGAAGATAGTTTAGAGTTTTTTGTGTTTCAGCTAGTTCATTGTCTATGTTTGTTATCTGTGTAACATCACCAGATGCTACTGCTGAAGTTCTCAAAACATTTAGATAGTTTATTCTTGCTTTGCTCAAACTTATCAACTCTTGTATAGTCATACCTCTTTTCCCACCTATAAAATAGTTTACAATATCATAGCACGGGTAAATATAGTTCCTGTATTTTGTAAGGTATATATATATTTTAGACCGTCAGTTGTTTGTACTATTTCTAAAAAGTTACCAGCGTGTACTGTGCCTTGTAGTATGGTAGTTGTCATACCACCAACTATAGTATTGTTGTTTATATTGTATTTTAGAACACGTATAGGGTTAGCAGCAGCAGAACGAGATAAATAAATGCTATCAGCACCATCATAAGTATATGAAGAACCGGCACCAAATGCTTCGTTCTGTGGAGATATCATTATACCAAAGAAGAACTTGCCAGTTGTTATATCGTATATGTCTAGTATATTGCTACCACCACCTCTTGGGAAATAAATATATCTACCTTTTGTAGTAGAGTTTGTATTACTATGTGCCCAAATAAGTTCAGTTCCAGCACCACGAGCAGGAATAGACAAAACTGCAACAACAGCATCAGCACTTGGAGCGGTTATTGTACTCGTGGTTAGAACACCTGGAATAGAACCAGAACCAGCAGTATTTGATGTAACTGCTGCTTCTTGACCGGTACCGGTAGTACCAGCAAGAAGACGCACGCGCTTACCGGCCCAATAGTTTAGCGTTGATACTGAACCAGTAGGCATAGATATAGTTGTTGTAGAACCAGCAGTACCAATAATACCCCAAGTATCTGCGATCTCAAACTTAGTTGAACTATCTGGTGTAAATGTTTGTGTAGCATAGTTTAGAGAACTTGAGGTATTAGAAGTTATTTGGATTCTTCCACTTCCATATCCAGTTCCTGCTTCTACACGGAAGAAAGAGCCTGACCATTGATTTGGTATCCAGGTTTTAGTTGAATCAACAAGTGATGTTGTGGTTCCACCTGTTGCCCAGCCTGTATTTCCTCTTCCGGTTACACGACTTACTTCGTCGACGCCAAATGGTTTTGAGTCATATATGGCATATTTGCTTGTACCGTTTACGCCAGCAGTTATTGTATTTACTGTTAGAGTTGTAGCAGTGTTAGCAGTAATCCAGCGTATTTGCGAAGTTGGTGCTTGACCGGCAACCATTAGATGAACAAGACGCCCAACGTGCTCATTAGTTATCCAGTTTTTAGAAGGATCAACTATTAGAGTTGTTGTTTGTGAGTTACTTGCTGCCATGTTGGCAGTTGCTGTTACGGCAACAGAAAATGAAGTTGTAGAGTTCACGCCTATAATAGCATGTAAAGTATTATAGGCTGCTTCCGAACAGCCAGCAAAAGTAACAGATTCATCTTCGTCAAACCAATGGGCAGTAGCAGTAGTTATAAGTGCTGTTGGGCCAACACTTGTTATTTCTATTGTACATCCAGTACCAGAACCACCGGTTGTTGCTCTTCCGGTTCCAACTGTATAACCAGTTCCAGTACCGGCATGTGCTAACTGTATTTGCGTAACAATACCACCAGCAGAAATGTTTGTTACTCTAACTTGTGCGCCTGTTCCACCAACAGCACAAGTTAGAACATCACCTATAAAATATCCAGTTCCACCCGCAGTTGGTACTGGATTTATTGCTGTAATACCAGCGGCAATACGAGCACCTGTTGTTACACCAACGGGCAACCAGCCACTCATTTGACAAGTGATATTTGATGTTATACCGTCATCAAAACTTTGTCCTTGCATCCAAAAGTCGTTTTGTGGACTATAAGCAAGTATGCTTGCACCAGCAGAAGGAGTATTCATATAAAGACGATCTGGATCTGGCCAGATCTCATATCTGCTTGTACTATTCGGTAAAACGTCCCAGCTATTGGGTATTGTTAACGAAGAGGTATTGTGAGCAACTATTCTTTTGTTTTGTCCAGTACCAGAACCACTTGTTATAAATATTCTATAGTTAGCATATCTATCATTTGTCAGATTCAAGGTTGAATGAGTAATAGTTCTTGTTGTGGCAGTAATAGAACCAGAACCACTCAACAATACTGTTCCTATTTTTCCTGTTCTTTCTACCGCTACATCAGTAGCAAGAGCAGCACCTAAAAGACCTTGAGGACAAGTTTTTGTTTGCCATACATCGTTAGCAAGATCGTAATATTGTAATGTAAAAAACGGTGTCGCAGCGGCAGAAGAAACAAGATAAATACCACCACTTCTTACGGTAAAATATGAAGTATGATCTGGGTTTGTATCCCAGGCAGTATCAATATTAAAAGTAGCACTTCTTATCTCATAGTGAGCCTGAGAACCAGCAGTAGTTACAGGAACAGCATATGGTGTAGCTGCCACAAATATTTGGTTATTCCAGGGATCGTGTGGTAGTAAGTTAACATCTGCTATTGTAAGTGTTGTTGCGTCGTTATAAAGTATTTTTCTATAATGAGTTGCGTCAGTACCAAATGTAATAGCAACTGTATACCCAGCCCACTGATTTATAGCCCACCTTTTAGTGCTATCAACCAAAGTAGAAGTTGTTGTTCCGGTTATAACTCCATTGTCGTGAACTCTTTCACTTACATAAGTAAGCGTTCTTTCTTGTCCTGCTCCTCTACCAAACTCTATACTTATTTTTTTGCCATCCAAAATACCAAACCTTGTAGATGGGATCTCAACTGTTGTTGATGTAGAAGAAAGTACGCGACCGTGATAGCCACGACGAGAGGTGTATCTCATTTTTAGAACAGAGACAGGAGCAGTATTTGGGGTTGCCAGTTGTTGCCAAGTATCAGCACCCGCATCATAGCGATAAAATGCGGAAGTTGATAAATAATATATATAAGGATCTGAGTTGTCTTCGGCAGAAGTCATACCTGCCAGAACAGTAGTAGCGGCTGGTGCTTGATTTAGTAACTCAAAATAAGGTAAATCAACTACTGCTTTGTTATTGTTTGTGACTGCCATTTATATATATCCTCTATATCAGGTGAAAGTTATGTTTGCTCTTATTCCGGTGGCATAACCAACTCGGTTTATTGCTCGCAATTGTTCAAAAGCATTTACACCAGCTATTTGTGCTTGGTTTGTTAGGGTTGATACAGTTGTAACGCCGGTGACAGTTGATACGGTTGATACGGTTGATACGGTTGATACGGTTGATACGTTTGATACGCTTGATACGGTTGATACGGTACCGATAGTGCCACCAGTAATGTTATTTACGTCAACATTTAGACGATTAGAACCGCCACCTGTTATTTGCTGAAGTGGTTTTAGTAATAGCAATATTCTTCTTAGAAGCGTAAGACTATCTTCTGTTGCCGGATTTATTTGTTGTCCGTCAGTATCTTTTAGTTTAGTAGTCTCAAAAAATGCCATAATATCTCCTTAGAATATATACCAACCAATATTATTAGATAGTAAGCCAAAGGCAGAGTTTTGTTCTGTTATTATCATATTGTCATAACCATCTATTTTTTGTCCTAATGTTCCTGTTACTGTTACGCTTCCTGTGCCTATATTTTTTATATAATATGACTTTCCTGAACTTCCCACAGCACTTGGTAGTGTTAGTGTTAGTGTCCCATCAGTAAATATGCGATCATCTGTTGTCAGTACTATATAGTTTCCTGTAACTGTTATTACTGATCCTATAACACTTCCGGTTGTAGCAGATATAACACCCGCATTTATTGTTATGTTAGCACCAGCAGAGAACTGGGCTCGTACATCGTTTGTAAAGTTATTAATACCAGAAGAAGTAATATCATACAAACCAGCACCACTACCAGTAAATGAAGATGTTATAATAGTAAATTGGGCTGTTGTTCCACTTAGAATATTTGTGTTATAGTTGTAAACAAGATTTGTAGAACCACTGAATGTGCTACCACTGTTGAATTGAACTGCTGTATCAGAACCACCAGGACTTCCACCGCCACCGCCGCCTGTCGACGATATAACTCCACCAACTATTGTTATATTTGTTCCAGCACTAAATTGAGATCTTACATCATTAGTGAAATTAGAAATACCAGAAGCAGTTAAGTTGAATAAACCTGCGCCAGAACCTGTGAAAGAAGCAGTAATAGTTGTTGCGGCAATAGTTGAAGCAGTAAGAGCATTTGTTATATTATAGGAACCACTTAATGTTTTACTATTTACCCATTGATTGTATGGTGAAGTTTGATATGTTAGTAAGTCTCCGTTTTGTGGAAGAGTTAGTTCTACATCGTGTAGTTCTTCTAATTCGTATCCATTTTGTATTCTTACGAATATAGAACCATTGTTTGTTTGTTTTCTTACAACTTGCCCTATACGAACTTCGTGGTAAGGTGCTGGCGGATGGACATTTGTTATATCGCCACTTGATGACAAATAAAGCATTTGTCCTGGCAGATAAGCATTTGTATTTAGACCTTCAAAAAGACCAGATAACAGAGCATATCCACGACCACCAACCGCTATATCTTCCATAACAACAGCAAGAGTGCGAGCAGATGTAACATCATTATCCCAACTTGCTGTTATAACTCTTGGAACATCGGAGCTAGAACTGCCAGTTATTTGTATAACTTTGCCTTTTGCTAGAATTGTTGGTAGATCATTTTGTACTCTTACTGCAAGTTGTTCTCCTAAATGTATTTTTAGATCTGGTACTTCTGTATAAACACTTAGAAGATTGCTTGCTGTATTATAATATAAACGGCCAGTTTGCCAAGCGGCGTCTCCATTTGTTCCGTTGAAATCAATATAATCTGTATCTATATTAGAACTTGTAATAAAAGCGGTTCTTATAGAACTTGCTGTTATTTGTGAAAATTGTGCTGTTGTTCCACTTAGTGTATTGGTAATGTAATCATACACAAGGTTTGTTGAACCGCTAAATGTGCTGCCACTGTTGAATTGAACCGTGGTATTTATTCCACCGGGAGTTCCTCCACCTCCACCACCGGTTGAGGATATAACGCCACCAACTATTGTTATATTTGTTCCAGCACTAAATTGAGAACGCACATCACTAGTAAAGTTAGAAATACCAGAAGCAGTTATGTTGAAAAGTCCAGCACCAGAACCAGTATGAGAACCGGAAATACTTGTAAACTTGGCATCACTTCCAGTTATTGAACCTGTAATGTAGTTTGTGTTGAAAGTGTTTATACCGGTAAAAGTGTTGTTAGTGTTTGTATAAACACCGTTTGTTACCGTATTAGCATTACCTGCATTTGTAGCAAAACTAGCAGTACCAAATAAATTTCCAGTTATTGAAGTAAATAACGCAGTTGAACCAGTTACTGTTGAACCAGTTAGAACTGATATACCTTGTATTGTTGTTGCTGTACCGCCAAGAGCAATACTTGTTGAACCAACAGTAATAGTGTTTGAAGTTAGTGCTGTTGTTGGTATTCCAAATAAACCAGCACCAGATCCTGTATGAGAACCGGAAATACTTGTAAACTTGGCATCACTTCCAGTTATTGAACCTGTAATGTAGTTTGTGTTGAAAGTATTTATGCCCGTAAATGTATTATTAGTATTAGTATAAACACCGTTTGTTACAGTGTTGGCATTGCCTGCATTTGTAGCAAAACTAGCAGTGCCTAATAGATTACCAGTTATTGAAGTAAAAAGAGCAGTTGAACCAGTTATTAATGAGCCGGTTAGTACAGAAATGCCCTGTATTGTAGTAGCAGAAGAGCCTAATGAAATAACGGTTGTTCCAACTGTAATAGAACTGTTTGTTAGACCACTATTTGGTATTCCGGTTATGCCAGCACCTGATCCAAATAAAGCACCACTTACAGTTGTAAATAATGCTGTTGAACCAGTTACTGTGGAGCCAGTTAGAACTGATACGCCTTGTATTGTTGTGGCTGAACTACCAAGAGGTATTGATGTAGTGCCAACAGTTATATTGCTGTTTACAAGTCCACTATTTGGTATGCCAGTTAGGCCAGCACCTGAACCTGTAAATGATGCGGTTACAACAGTAAATCTTGCTATTGTTCCGCTTAGAATATTTGTTGTGTAGTCATAAACTAGGTTTGTTGAGCCGCTAAATGTACTGCCACTATTGAACTGAACTGTTGTGTCTGTTCCGCCAGGTGTTCCACCTCCACCGCCGCCTGTTGATGATATTACGCCACCAACTATTGTTATATTCGTTCCAGCACTAAACTGCGCTCTTACATCATTTGTAAAATTTGATATACCAGAAGCAGTTATATTTGTTAGGCCAGCACCCGATCCAAAATGGGCACCACTTATAGTTGTAAAAAGAGCAGTTGAACCAGTTACTGTTGAGCCACTTATTGTTGTAAATTGCGCAGTTGTACCAGAGACAGTTTGGTTTAGATAGTCGCCAATATAAATATAAGCAGTTACAGATGTTGGAACTCGGTTTATATCTTGTACGAAAAGTATACCTGAATATGGATCAAGCAAATAGTCTTCTTCGTCAAGTGCAGCAACAATACCAATTGAAGAAGAAACAGAAGCAGGATATAAAGAACCATATCTTTCTGGAACTATTTGTAATAAACCATTAGAGCCTGTTAGACTTTGTCCGTTTATAAAAACACCAGTTCCTTTTTTTGGATTAGAACTGAGAGTTGTATAGTTTGCTGGCAAAGCAAGAGCATATGCATGTATGCCGTTTGTAAATGTACCTTGGGTTGGCGCACCATCTCCATCTGCTGTTATACCACCACCAGCAGCACCAACTGCGGTATATTGAGATAGTGAAATACTTACAAGGTTGAATTGTACTCTTTCTACTATATCATTTGTTGTACTATACAGAGCAGTGTTTGGAGAACTAGGTATAGGCTGAGAGAATATTGTACTATTGTCCAACTGTACATTGGAACCAACGGATTCGTTAGCACTACCAAACTGTGAGTTTGTGTGTGCCTTGCCTACAAGTTTTTTGAACGCTATCAATAGTTGGTTTTTGGTAGTTAGTGACATTTTTTATAGTTCTCTATTTATTATCCTATCTGCAACCTTGTTATAGTTCCGGTCCAAGCATTACTTGTTAGCACTCTTACTATATAGCTTTCATTGGCTCCTACCGCTTCGGTTAGTAAGTTGATACTTATGCTCCTTCCGGCAGAAGTTGTTATATTGGCTGGGGGAGAACCAGCGAGACAACCTACATTGTCATTTAGAGCAATACCGGTTGTATTTGGTGGAGCAGCAGTCATTACATCTCTCCATCCTGTTTTACCTGGAACCTTTACTGTTATTTTTACAGCGTTACCAGTTAGTGCCCCACCAAATGCTGTAAAGTTGATGTTTGAGCCAGTCAATATAAGATTGAATGTAGCAAGAGCACTTACTCCATTTACGAACCTACGAAGATAAAATCTATCTTGTGTTACACCAGCATAGTTTGGCTGGCTAGGTAACATATAAACTATACCAGAACCGGCAATATTTCCAGCATTGAAAGTTTGTGTTGGATATATAATACCACCGTTATATACGGCAAGTTCTGTTGTGGCAAGACTTGAACCACTTGAATAGGCAGGAGCACCAGTTAGTGAAATTTGAGTATCATAACTTGCCGAAGCAACACGGAAGTCTTCAAAACAAAAATTTTCTACTGTATTTGTATTTGCCGTATTGATATTATCAAATAGGATATTTGGAGTGGTTAGTACAGAAGTACCTGTTTTTCCAAAACCATTAGCAACAGTCATAGTAGAAGTTAGAGTACCTGATAACACTCTTACGCCAGCTAATGTGTGTAGGCTGCTTCTTTGTAATACATTATCACTATTTGCTGGGGCAGGAGTAGAAGCAAAGGCAGTAGCTGTTAGGCCAGATGTCAAGCTTCCAAATGTAATACCACCGTTAGCCGCAGTTGAATAAACATTCTTGTAGTAGTTTGAAATAGAAGATGTATAGTTGAAACTACAAGTTTGATAATATCTTATACCTGAAAGTTCTTTTAGGCCGCTAACAGAAAATGACGAGCTTGTAGTTGTAAAACCATAAACCGAGTTTCCTGATGCTGCTTGTGGATCATAAACCCAATCAACATAGTTTGTTACATTTGTTCCAAGAGAAGAAACTTGTGTTACTTTGAAATAGTTTTCTCCAAGCCTCCAAGAAGAAGTTGGTATTGATACTGAACCTGTTCTGTGTCTAAATAAATCAAAACCCAAACCTGTACTTATAAATGAAGCAGTATTAGCAAGAGATAGCGCAAAGTTATTAGCGCTATAAGAAGCAGTCGTTAGTGTAGAACCTGTTGGAGTTATTATAACATCGTTCATTTCTATGATATATGAACCAACACCATCTGGCGATACATTGAATGCTCTTGCAGGATAGTTTGTAAATGAACCGGCATTAGCGGCTACATTATTATTGAGAGTTGCTGTTAGTGCTGTTAGAGCAGTGAAAATACCAAGTCTTATTGGATTACCGCCTGGTCCGTTTGTAACAGAATAAGTTCCACCTATATCAACATTTGGTAAGCCAGCTAAACTTGCCGTAACATTGAAATAAGAAGCAGTTGGACTTGTGGCACCAAATGACAGTATTGCGCTATTGCCACCGCCAGTGTTTCTTTCTAAGTTTGATAATGATGGAGCTTGACTTGGAGCAAGACCTTTTAGAACTTCATTGAAACGATCAACTACCAAGCCGATAGGTGTTAGAGGAGTAAATGTTGTAAATAATCCATCTGTATATGTTCCGTCTTCTGCTTGTCCAATCGTTATATTAGAAGCAGTTATTGTTGAGAACTGAGCCGTTGTTCCGCTAAGCGTATTTGTGTTATAATCATAAATAAGATTTGCTGAACCAGACAGAGAAGAACCGCTATTGAATTGTATTGATGTATCAACACCGCTGCCGCTTGCAGTTGAAGAAATAACACCGCCGACGATTGTTATATTTGTTCCTGCGGAAAACTGAGTTCTTACATCGCTTGTAAAGTTAGAAATATTAGAAGCAGTTATGTTTGTTACATTTATTCCATTTCCATTAAAAGCACCAGTTATTTGGGAGAATAGGGCAATAGAACCAGTTACTGTGGAACCAGTCAGAACTGTAATGCCTTGTATAATTGTGGCATTACCACCAAGTGTGATATTTGTTGAACCAACTGTAACTGAACTATTTACAAGTGCCTCATTTGGAATATTTGTTAGACCAGCACCAGAGCCAGCGTGAGAACCAGTTATGTTTGTAAACTTGGCATCACTACCAGTTATAGAGCCAGTTATATAAAAATTACTAAATGTATTTGCTGCTGTAAAAGTATTGTTTGTATTTGTGTATACACCATTTGTTACAGTATTGGCATTACCAGCAAGTGTGGCAAATGAAGCAGTACCAGCAAGTGAGGCAGTTACTGTTGTAAATCTGGCAAATGTTCCGCTCAGTATGTTATTTGTATAGTTGTATACAAGTTGTGAAGAACCAGATAAAGCAGAACCACTATTGAACTGTACTGATGTATCAATTCCACCGGCAGATATTGATGATGAAAGAATAGTATCTATATCTGATTGTAATTCATACAGTCCATCTTGGACATTACTTGATGATAAATTACCACTTGGTTGAAGATATACATTGCTTGCGCTAATATTTCCTATTAGAGCATTTGCTATTGAAGCAGAACCTTGACTATCAATATAAAGATAACCTGGTGGTGTTTCGCCGGATAACTGGATAACAAGGTTTCCGCTTATTTTTAGATCAATTGGAACATCTTGTCCGAATACTGCTGTGTTATTTTCCATTATCTTGGCAACAACCGCACTGCTACCAGAAATTACAGCAATACCTCTATTGGTCATTTTTTATAAAACTCCAGATTTTACTTAATAAGTAGTTTTGATAAAAATAATAGGCTATTATAGTGCTAACATTTATTAGTCATCTTTTTGTTGGGCTTTTTCTTTCTCTATTGCTCTTGCTTTTTGTCTACGCTTTATATGAGCAGCCATTGATGGTTTTATATAATGTTTACGATCATATACTTGTTCTACTATTCTCATTTTTTTTGTTTTTTTGACAAACTTTTTTATCATTTTTTCTACATTACCATCTACTTCGTCTAAACTTACTTTCATTTTTTCCTCATAATATCAACCTATGTTGAACTTTTTCCCACCAAATAGTCTGCTTATATCAACGCCGGGATCGTTTGGTGACACTCCTCCAAGCGGATTTGCTACTGTTTCTTGTATGGTAGCCGGTGCAGGACTTGTTCCACGGAACACATCAACTCCACCAACTTTCATTGATAAATTTTTGCTTACTTGTTCGTTTTGTTTGCGAAACTCATTAGCCATTTCTTGACGTTCACGCTTTATTTGCTCCATCAACTCATTATTCATTTGTGGATTTTTTGTTGGCTGCGAAGCACTTACTGTTTGTGTCCTGGTTGCTTCTGTGAGAACAGGAAAAGCGCCTTTCATAACTTCTTTTATAACACTGGATAATAGTCCGCCTTCAAGCAATATTTCTTGAACGCTTTCACGCACACATTCTTGAACTATTGGCTTTATTATTTCTTTTAGTTCGCTTTTTTTCATTTTACACCTATAATGTCGTTTAGCAGGCGGTTTATTCTATCTGATTTTGTAAAAATGTTAGGTGCTTTTTTACTTTCTGAAAGGCTCATAAATGCTCCACCTGTTGATGGTTCACTTACAAAGTCAAAACAAATAAGTTGAAAGTCATCTTCAACATAAGTTAGGCCACCGCGCTCCCTTACACTGCCAAGACCACGACTTGATATACCAAGTTTTACGCCACTCTCAACAAGAGACTTCAATATTTGACCTGATGGTGTTGATAAAACTTTTACTTTACCCATTACATCTTTGCCATTCCACCAAATATCTGTAACAATGTGTGAAGCGTTTTTTAGGTTTATAACACTTTCATCTGGATGATCCAGTTCTCCAAGGGCACGATTTTCGGCAATAAGTTTTTTATAGTTTTCTACTTCTCTTCGCAGAACACTTTCTGGATACACACGACCATTGCCATTTTTAGCATCTGCTCTCTGTATAACACCGGAAAGCATCATGCCTCCGCTTTTTACAAAACTTTTTTCTGCTTCTGTTAGTAGATCTTGGCATACACCGCCTTCACAGAGTTCAAAATATTCTCTCAATAAAAACTGGCTCATAATGTAACTCCTGTTTTGGTGTATTTTTTCCAACTATTGTAAAAGTTGCTATAAGACTTTGATTCGTTTATATTCTTGCCGTCATCTTCTGTGTCTAAATTGTCTGTAATTCTTGGATCGTTTGTATGTATTAGTTTGTTGTAAAGTCTTTGACTTATTGCCAAACGTCCATCACTAAATAAACTGCCGATTACAAACTTTATAATATCGCTGTTGATAGAACCTTGGAAATATTTTTCAGTAGTTAGAACAAGACTTTTTACATACCAAGAATTAAAATCAACTGCTCCAACTTGCTGCATTGATGGAGTTGGTCTTGTTGTATTTTCATTTTGTGGACGAATAGTTGGATTTTGTATAACTCTTTTTGTTGTTACAAGATATTTCAAAACAGTTTCTGTTTGTCTTATAATTTCTTTTTTTTCTGCTTCATCTTTGTTGATAAATATTTGCTTATCCTGCAATAAAGAAACTATTCTATCTCTTAAATTTTGAAAATCTATTTTATCTATATCAAGCATTAGAGGTTGATATTCTGGCATGATGCCTATTTTTTGTGGAGCAGGTAACCGTTTTTGTATAATATCGGATGGTGGGAGTTCGCCTGATGGAATAGATGTTTCTGGTGGATTTTCTCCTGCCGGTGATGATGCTTGTTGAGAAGGTGGAAGTTTACGCTGTGTTCCTAAATCATATGTTCCAGTCGGAGCACTTGCTTGTTTATCTTGTGGCTCATCATCATCAACATTACTCGTCTCTAATGAGCCTGCCTTCTTTGTTGCAAGTCCGGTTTGTGTTTGTTGCTTTTCTGGCTCTTGTTTTTTTACTTGTTGGGCTGGTGGTTTATATCTAAAACCAGCAAATGCTTTACCAACACCTTGCGAGGTGTTTGGCTTTGGTTTTGTAAAACTTTTATAAAGGTCTTTTATTTTATCAAGAAAACCTTCACTCATCCCTTCTTCTTCAAGGAGTTTTATGGTTTCTTCTTGTAATATTTCATCAAACTCTTTACCTGAAAAAGACATTTATAAACCTTTATTTCATTCACCAACAGGACGAGAACGAAGCCTCGCCGGTCTTCCACCTTTAAATGTTTTAGCGTCTGGTATATTTTGTAATTTTTGTTGAACTAAACTCATTAGTTTTGCTCTATCAACTCCACCTTCTGGACCTGTTGGGACTTTTTCTGTTGGAGCTATTTTAGATAGTATTTTTACCAAGCCTTGTGTTGATAACTTACTTCTTCTTTTTGGATCAGCGAGTGCTTCTTTCGCATTGCGAAGTGTTATGTCTTCTGGCTTATCGGTTATTGTTTTTAGTTCTGGGCCTTTAGGTGTTGTTTTACTATAGAGATCTGCCACATCGTTTGATATTTTTGTTACTTGTAAGCCAAGTTCTTTGTTTCCTTGATTAGAAGCAAGTCCTCGTAGATCTCCGAGATTCTTTTGAACTACATCAAGTTTCTTTTTTACATCGTCATCGGTAACAAAATCTCCAAACCTTGGCTGTTTGCCAAGCAGTTTGTCAAGAAAGCCTTCTTCAAGTTCTCCCGTTGCTGCCATAGCACCAAGTTCTTCTTTTATAATTTTTTGTAGTTCTTGTTTTGTTACTTTCATGCGATAAATCCTTATATACTAAAGTAGAATGCGGGCGCAACCCGCACGATACAACTTCCTTTACAGCATCTACGGCTATTGGTCTGCGGAAGAAACCATTTACGAATATTTTGATCTACTAGGTTCATATAAACCTCACAACTTATAAATATCTCGTAACTTTTATTTATTCGCTATTTTTATCATTATTCCTTCATCACTCAACACTTTGTCGCACACATAGCTGGTATATGAAGAAATAAACGCAAATACAAGTGCTCCAATGTAAAAGTTAGAAAACATAGACACACCAGCAATCCAGAATAACACAAACAGAATATATCCAACATGAAAACCAACACACATACTACAACGGAATAACTCTCCCAGTATTCCGTTTTTTGGTCTTATTTTATCCAATATACTTCCATAACACAATATTTGTGTGGCCCCGGCACATGATAAAATAAAAACTATGATATCATAAACCATAGGCATAGCGACGAACCTGGTGTATTGGAACTGAACCTTTTTCTTGTGCTGCTGGAACTTTGCCAAGTTCTGTGCTTTCTTTATCGTTTGGTTCAGTAATGCTGTCGACATAAACATCTTCTATCGCTTCTTGATAAGCAACAGACGGTTTTTCACTTTCTATCCATTTGGATACAAGCATCAGCATTAGATTGTCTATTGGCAACTCTTGTATTGGTTTTATTATTTTTGCTTCTAATGAACCATATACATTTCCGCTGGCTATGCTGTCAAAAACTATTGTGCCTTTTTTTGTTAGATATTTCATAAAACGATCTTGAGTTTGGTAAATGTGATCGTCAAAGTTTTCTTTTGAAAAAGTTATAACTCGCATTTTGTCAGGCATGATAACAATATCAATCTCTGGATGATCTGAAACAATAATATTTCCATCAAGAGTTCTTCTTGCTTTTACTTTTATTGTAAAAAGTTGTTTTTTCTTTTCAGGTGTTTCTTCTGCCGGAATATCATCAAAGGCTTGATCTGGCTGCGGATCTGTGCTCGTGATCTTTACTTTTAGGTCAGCCATTGTTTGTTTCTTCCTTTGATTCTATTTCTTTTATCAAACTTTGTATTTTCATAACTTCTTCTATTAGAGAGTTGTCAATACTCTTTTGTTTATAGTTTTCCACTCTCTCTAATACGATATTTGTTTTATCTTTTAGAAAGCGATCTTCTGCAAACTGTTTTTCTTGAAGACTTGTTTTTAGAGAAGTTTTTATTCTTTCTATTTCTTCGTTTAGATATAACTTGAACTCTGTGCCGCCATCAGCAAAACTCATTACATATTTTGTTAGAAGTTCTTTTTGTTCTGAGAAGAGAGCATTGCTATATTGTTCGTTGAACTTCTTTACAAACAACTTATAAGTTAGAGAATCAAGTGTAGCCAGTTTATCTTTTTCAGCATCTTCTGAGGATGAAGTCATTTTACTTATTATTGCTGTTTCTAATAAAACTTTTTCTTTTACTGGAACACTATTATTGAATATTTGAGATATCGTGGCAAGATTTTTATAGTCCGATACAAAAGTGTTGAACATTGTTCCGTTTGATATTTTGTTTAGAATATTTATAAGTTTTGTTTGTTCGTTGAATATCTCTTTTTTATCCAAACCTTCATATTGAAACTTTGCTTCGTTTAGTATCTTTTGAGAAATATCGCTTGAAACTTCGTGCGACTCATAGACAGCACGATATAGGTCAAGTTCTTTTTTTAACACCTTACCATTTGAGAAAAAAGACTTACAAACTTTTACAAGAAACTTTTTTTGTTCTTCATTTTTTTGTAATACAGCATTTGTTATTTCACGGATAATAACTTCGTATAAAAATGCTGTATTTCTCTTTTTATTGTGTTTAGTCTTCGCCATTTTCTTTGTTTGTTGCATTTTTCTTCTCCAAAGAACTTATTAGTTGTTTCAAGTTTTCGTTATTAGATAATATTTTTTGTTCTACAATATCGTTGTCTTGTTTTTTGTTTGTTTCACTCAACATCTCTTCACTATAACTATTTTCATATTGTTCGTAAATACCATTGCCAAGACCAAACAGATCTTGTGTTCCACTTCCCCATACGTTTCTACTGGAACCGCCGCTCAACTCTTTGCTAAACTTTGACTGATAACTTCTTGTTCTTGCTCCTGTTGGCCTGCTATCGCCACCACGATATTTTACAGGCATATACATTTTACCCCTTGAAGCAGGAGTGGTTGTTAGTTTGTCGTCTCTTTTACCTGGCGCTGCCAATAATGGACCCGCTTCTTCTTCTCCACCAGCGGGTGTTTCTGGCGTTGGTGATTCTGGTGTTGATGTTGCGGTTCCTTCTGGTTCTGCTCCAAGAGTGCTCAGGTCTATACCGGCTCCCATGTCTTCACCACCAGCACCTGTTGCACCAATATTAGCACCTCCACCAAATGCATCTGCATCACCAGCAGCAGCTTCTTGTTCTGTTCCTGCTTTCTCAACCGCAGCCTTGAACTTGAAGTCAAAGAACATTTCACGCTGATTTCGCAGGAACTCTTCGTCGGAAAGACCAAATATTTTTTTAGCAACCCAACGCTTGGAGAAATATCCTTCGGTTGCAGCACTTGCTACTTCAAACTTAGTTTTCCATGATTCAAGTTCTTGGAGTTCTGCTATTTTACTTGGGTTGTTTAGTTTTAGTTTGAACTTGATAAGATCTTCGCTTCTGTATCCCAGAACGAAAAGATGTATAACTCCTATTTTTTCAAGTTCACTTATAATCGATCTTTGTAGTCTTTGAATGGTTCTAGCAAAACGAATATCTTTTTGAGCTAATGTTGTTTTATCTTCATCGCCGCCTTCGCCACGAGCAAGATAACTTTGTGGTATTTTTATAGCAGAAAATAGTTTGTCTCGTAGATATTTTACATCTTCTATATCGCCAGTGTATTGACCGCCAGAAAGACTTTCTATTTTTGTTGATTGTTGGCCACGAACTGGAATAAAGTAGTCTTCTTCAATTGAAAGTGGGTTATAACGAAGATCTACACGACCGGTTTTCTCATCAACAACTTGGTTTCTTTTTAGCGCTGTCATTGCTTTTTGCATGAACTGCTCTACATCATTAGGAGCAACATTTCCTACATCAACATAGAATACACGACGTTCAGCAGAACGAACAATACGATAAGCCATCATGGCATCTTCCAAAAGCGTCAATTGGCGATATATTCTACGGGCTGGTTCCAATACACTTGTTCCATATGGAGCATATTTATCATTGCCAAGAATACGGAAATGTCCTAACTGCCAGTTTTCAAAAGTCATTCCACCGCTATTCCATTGAAACTGGACATAGTTTGGATTTTTTTCATCTTCGCCTTCGATACGCTCAACTTCATATGGTGGCAGACCTATTGCATTTCTAACACCATCGCGCTCATCAATATCAAGGTATAAAAAGAAATCACCAAACTTACACATATTTCTTGACCAACCAAAAAGGTTGAACTCAATATTCAAAACATCATAATAAAGGGTATGTAAAATAGTTTTTATTTCTTCATTAGGACAATCAATTGTGAGAACTTTTTCAAGCGAGTTACTTGTTGTCATTTCATCAGCATATATGTCCAAAGCAGAAGCAAGTTCTGGTGTGTTGTGAGATAAAACACTATCAGTAGCAAAATTTTTATATCCATCAACTGTAAGATCGTATAGATCAATAAAGCCATAATATTCTATTTTTGATACTTTGTGATTGTGATATGTTTTTGTAAAATTACTATAAGAAGAAAAGCCATTTTCTTTTATTCTATTTACTATTTTTGCTGGTGTTGTATTTAGTTTTCTCGCAAGTGCTGTTGATGAAATGCCTTGCTCATATGCATCACAAACTTTTTTGAAAGTTATGTTTGAATCATAACGAGGATTTTTGTTCTTCCTGTTGTCTTGTCCAGCGTTTTTCCAGTTAGGTTGATAAGTTCTGGCAAACATTTCAAAACTTTCAAAACCTTTTGTTTTTAGTCTTCTTTTTATGGTATTTGAATCTGTGTCCAGCATAGAACAAATGTTTTTTTGATTGAATCCATATTGGTCGCAAAGACTTAATATTATTTCGAAAGTTATATCTTTTCTTTCTGCTGGATTGTTTTTCTTCATCCATTCGCTATGTTTGGCTCTAAAAGAATCCCACCATTCAGTATTTTTTCTTTGCTCGTTGACAGTGTTTTGATGATATCGTAAATGTTCTTTTGAACTCATTATTATCAAATTTTCTGGTTTATTATCATATTTTATAAAGTTTATATGATGCACTACTTCTTCTGGCAATACTTTACGACCAGCAACCCATTCAGCAATAAGTGTATGTTCTGGTATCCAGCCTTTTTTACGATCTGAATCCTGGTGCATTGTGTAGATCCACCTATAACCTTCGCCTTCATCTTTTTGTCCGTGAGTTAGATCTTTTCTGTAAAAAGGCATTAGGCTGTCGCCAACAATGAGTTGATCAATTCTTTTATAGGTAGCATCTCTCATCATAAGACGATGATTAGCGGTCCCTATTATTTCTTGTCCATTTTCGAAAACTACTTTCCAGGCATGATCTGTTCTGGTTTTTCTTGCTTGCTTACCAAATGCTGGAACTATTTGTTTTCTTGTGTGATCGTAAGCATAAACAATAAACTCTTGTGTTGTTCCATATTCTTCGGCAAGTGCTTTTATCGTCTTATAACCACCTGGAACTGCTATCTTTGTATCTCCGTGCAAACAATATTCCATTTGCTCAAAGTCGACATATCTTTCGGCACGGTTTTGATTTGCCATGCTTTGCGAATGAACATAATCAAACGGATTGTAAGAACTTTTTTTGAACTGTTGACCTTGTGCTGATTGAAAGCGATATTTATCTAAACGGCGGCGGCGCTCGCCTTTGTAGTTTTGTTGACGACGGTTGACAATAGGACCAGAAAATAGTTTTGTAAGTCTTTTGAAAAGACTGTTGTCTGGGTTATATGGACTTCTTTCCTGATTTACTCTGCCTCTTTTTGAGGTAGGCATATTGCGAAGATCGCTTCTGTTTATTGGTCTACTATTGTTAGCCATTTATTTATCCTTTATAAAGCCAGTCATACATTTTATAGAACTCTTTTAGTTCTTTTTGATTTACTCTTTTTTCATCCATTGAGTAGTTTCCATTATAACCTATCTGTCCGGGTATTTTAGTTTGGACTTTGGTATTTGCCACAGTTATAGCATTGAACATTGCCTTTGTATACTCAATATCTCGTTGAGAAACTGTTAGTGCCGTGTCTCTCACCCAGCAAGCAATAGCAAGAGACATTGTTAGATCGTCGTTTCTATTTTTCATTGCTTCTGGTCGTCCGTTGTTCCATACAAATGTAGATAGTTCTTCTACTGTTCTATTAGAATATATTTTTATCAATCTGTTTCTAATAAACTCTTCAAGTTTTGAAACAATGAGAGGTCGTGTTTTTTGAGTTGTTGTAAATCCTGGAACACTATTTGTCATGCTTTCCGCTTGAACTTGCTCTATATATTCATGTGTTGATTTTATTGAAAAATAAATATTTGGATATTTTCTTTCTATAAGTTTATCAAGAACATTATATCCAATATTGTTATTTTCAACAACAAGAAGAGCATTATTATATTCTTTTCCTGTTTGAAACAACATATCAGCATAAATATCAGGCGCTATTTTTCCTTGATACTCTGCTACTTGTTCCATTGTTTCAAGTTTTACAACATGGAAAGCAGAAAAGTCTTTTCCATCTCCACGGGCGACGTCTGCTACAAGAAGATATGTAAAGTCAACTCTTGCTTCTTCCCATATCCAATAGTTTCTATCAAAACCTGTGCGATATTTAGGTTCTAAAACGCCTTCTCTTATTTCTTGTAAATCTTGCGAGTTTATAACGCCTTCACCAGATGCATTGAAAGAGCATTCGAATTCTTGTGCTATATCTCGCCTATTCATATTACGAGTGGCTGCTTCAAACCAGTCGCGATCTCGCTCTGGATGGGCGTCCCAGTTTAGTTTTATGGCGTGGAAATCGTTTGTGTTATTTTCAGCATTTATATATGTTTCATGGAACCAGTTTCCAACCCCATTTGGCGTCGAGAGGGCAATACAACGACCACCGGTTGAAAGTGTTGGGAATATACTTTTCCACAGGTCTTCCATGCCTTCAACGAATGCTGCTTCGTCAATAACAAGAAGACTCAACGCTTCCGAACGACCAGCACTTTCACTTGTTGATGATGCTTTGATCCATGAGCCATTATTTAGTTCAAAACTATTTCTATTGTCTATTGATATGTCTGCTATGTTCATCCAACTTGGCAGACTTTTTATCATTTTTTTTACTTTTTTTACAAGATTGGCTGCTACATCAAGTTTTGTTGCGACAACAAGAACACTTTTTTGTCTGCGATAAAGAAGCATCCAAGCAATATAACCCGCAACAGCGGTTGATAAACCTAACTGGCGGGCTTTTAGAACTATATTGAAGCGATAGTCTTCAAAGTCTTTTATTGTTCGTTGCTGATAGCCGTATAAACTAAATGGTATCAATCCTTTTTCTGGATGTGATATTTTACAGTAGTTTGTAATGAAGTATACAGGATCACGCCCGCACTTCTTTATCTCTTCTTTTACCTGATCTTTTGTAAGAACATAACTCATATATCATCTTGGTTTCGTGCCATTGACCGGTTCTTTTGTTTCGGGATCAAGAAGTTTATCTTCATCAACATCACTATCTTCTTCCATGGTTCCGGCTTTCTTTTTAGCAACTATTCTACCGGCAGCAGCAACCGCCTCTGGATCGTCAGCCCAACTTGCTTGTTTTACTGCTTTTTCAAACTCTGACGTCGTTACTTTACCGGGACCGCCAGCACCACCGCGAATAGCCTTCATGGTAGATGCCGATGCTTTATATTCTTTGCCTTTGTGTTTTACTTTTTCAACTTCTTTAAGACTGCCAGTCTCTTTGTCAGTATCTATTTCATCTTCAATGGCCTTTTTACCGGCTTGTTTCGAAAGTTCTTCAATCGCCTCTTCGTCAAGTTCAATAACATTTTCTTCAACATACTTTTCGTGGAGTTCAACCTCTTCACGAATGATCTGTAAAAGTCTTGCTTTTGTTATTTTCATTTCTTCAATCCACCTAATGCTAACCATTTTTGAAGTTGTTCGCTGCGTTCAACATCTTTTTGATCTTCAAGTTTTGGCATATCAATATCTTTTATTTTGTAATGACATTGTGCTGTTACAAAAACTCGGATTCTTGATGTTTCTTCAACAAGCATTTTTACTTCGCCATATTTTTCAACATTTAGTTCTTTGCCAGCAACCTTTTTGAACTCTTTTTTTAGATATTTTAGTGCTTCTGCTATATGCTCCTCAACTTGTTCGCCGAGTTTTGGACTGTGCGCTTCTTCAAGTTTGAGTTCGCTATGATAAGAGATTATCAAACAAGGAAAAGAACCATCTTTTCCTGCGTGATGAGTTACACGCGCACGAAAACCATCAAGGAGACGACACTCACAACTGGTAAATGCTGATACTTCCTCGCGGCGCAAACCTGCTTTGATTGGCTTACCATCTTTATCGGTTGCACCATCATAAGTTTGAGCCATTACTTGTGAAATACCTTTTATTACATCTAAAAGTTCAGCCATTTATTATCTTCTCCTTGTTGGGTTTCAGTCTTCTTTTGTTTTTACTTCACGAACTTTTTCAAGCGCTGCATTACGAAGTTCTTTTAGCATCTTTGCAACTGCACCAAGATCTTTACGAATACGGGTTGCAGCCGAACGATTACCTTTGTCGACTTTTACGGCGTCTGCCTTACACGCTTCAAGCGCTTTCGCTACTTCTTCAAGTTTATCAACTACCATTTGTAATCACCTTCTTTCTTTCTTCCCAAAGGCCTTCACGACCTTCAACATATTTTATATAACATCCATAACAACATCCAAACTTGTTCATATATACATCATCCTTTACACTAAAAGAATAACGCCCACATTCCAAGACCGGACAAACCCTGTTGGTTTTGCTAATAAATAGTTTTTTCTTTACTAAAAACCCATTTTCTTCTATTATTTCTTGTTTGTCCTGCTTTTCCTGAGTTTTTATCGCTTGCTGTTTTATTTGCTCTATAAAGTCTGCTTCTTTTTCTGCGTTCCAATTTGCTTTTGGATTAGCAATAGCATTATCTCCGTATTTTTCTTTTACGGCTTTTTCTACTGCTGCTATCTTGTCCCAGTCTTGGCTCATTGTACGACCTGGTTTATTAGAACTATTGTGCCAACTATGGCCGCTCCGGATACAACAGCACCCAAAGCCAATCCGCCAAAAAAATAATATGTATTGTCACCCCCATCATCAATACGATCCAAGAAAACTTTGTCTTGCGCATTTCTTAGCCCTATTATTTCATCAAACTTTTTCTTTTCAAAATCAAGTTCATTTTGTAATAAGCCTTTTTCAAAACCACATTTTGTTTTTTCTTTTTCAACAGACGCCTCATTATTTATCCGGCATATTTCTGCTGCTGCTTGTTTTTCTGCTAATATTTTTGCTGCTTCTTCTTTTGTTAGAAAGATACCGTCTGCTGGACATTGTTGTCCTTTTACGACTGCCGTTTGAGCGAATGAAGTCCCTGAAAATATAAATAATAATGCTAAGCATAATGTTCTCATAGATTATACTCTTCCTTTATTTTTTTAGCAAGTTCTTCTGTTGAGTTATCTTTGAGTTTTTCTACAACTTTTTCTTTTTCTTCTAATACTTTTTGTACTTTTTCTTCTTTGTCTTTTTCTATTGCTTCTATTTTCTTTTCCGCTTTGTTGATAACTTTTTTATCTTTTCTTGTTTTGGCATCGTTTAGTGTTTCTAACTTGTCAAACTGCTTTATATAACCATCAGCAATCTTTTTTATAACATTTGACAAGCCTGCCACTTTGGAGTTCTCTACAAAACTCACCAACAAAACAACACCGGTTAGGGCGAATATAACAAACATATACCAATATTTTTTACAAGTTTCTAATATTTTATTTACCATTTCTATTTCCTTGATTTAGTATTTCTACAATAAAAGATATCACTACTATTATCACAATAGCATAAAACAAAAAATTTTTTAGTATTTCACACAGTTGGTGTATTTTGGCTTCCAGTTTTTGCCTTGACATACTCTATGATAAAGTCTTTTGCCGCCTGAGAGCCGATATAAACCATACTTATTTGTAACCATTGCTCACCATCAATCATTTGTAAAGGCACACCAATAGTTGCCACAAGCCAAACAAGTAGTTTTCTACTAACAAGTTTTGATATACCTTTATCAAGTATTTCTTTTTTTAGTCGCGCCATTATCATTTTACCTCCACAGAAGCATATCCATCAATATTATTTATAAGTATCTGCGTGTCAGCAATATCTTTCAATTCTGGTAGGTGAGATATCAATAATATTGTTTTATAATGAGTTTTTAGCATATCAAGCATTCTGGTAAAACCTTCCATATTTTCTTCGTCAAGTGAAGTTGCTGGTTCATCAAGTATAATAATATCGCCAGTTGGCAATGAAGTTATTTTTGTCAAGGCAAGTCTTATAGCCATAGCAGCCAAACTTTTTTCTGCTCCACTGGCTAGTTCAATTGGTCGCTTTTCATATTTTGGATGCTTGATAAGAATGTCAAGTTTTTTACCATCATCTTCAAAAAATATTTCAAAACTCACAATATTGGCAAGAACTTTTGCTATTTCTTCATTTATAACTGGCAGTTTTTTGCGAATAATGTCATAACTTATTCCGTTGCTGTGCATCGCCTTTTCAAACATAGAAATAGCAGCATATTCGTCTCGTAGTTTGGCAAGTTCTTGTTTTGCTTCTTCCAAGTCAGTTTTCTTTTGTTCTAATGAACCTTGTTCGCGATGTAGTTTTATGATACTTGTTTCACAAGCATTTAGTTGTTTTGTTAGATTTTCATTTTGTTCAATAAAACCTTGTTTCACTTTTGTTATTTCATTTAGTTTTTTTGCTGCTTGTTCGTTTTTATAATAGTTTTCTATTTTTTGTTCTAGTTTTTCTACAAGGCTCTGTGAAACTATTATTTTTCCATTTAGTTGTTCGTTTTCAAGTTTTTTGTTAGCAACAATAGTTTCCATATTTCTTATTTTTTCCAAAATAACATTACGAGCAGAAATAGACTTTTCTATTTCTGTTGGATTTAGTTGATTTATAGTTTTTTCTATTTCTTGTTTTCTCTTGCTCGCTATAACAACAAGGTCTTTTTTACCATCTATCTCGCCTTTCTTTTGAAAGGCACCAGTAAGAAACTTACAGGTAGGAAAAGTATTTCCACATGGGACCTCATCCAAAATCTGTATATCTTTTTTGTCACGGAGAATATCTTTTTCAAGTTCATTTATTTGCCTCAACACCTTGTCAAGTTCTTTGTTTTTTTCTGTTATGGTATTTTTATTTTTGTTTATTTCTTCTATTTTTATGCCAGTAACAACTTTTTTAGCAACATCAAGTGCTCGTTCTTTTTCTATATAAAATTCACTATTTTCTTTCATTGTTTTGCCGAACTTTTCTATATCGCTGAATATCTTTTCTAAAGATAACTTGGCATTATCAATATCAATAACATCTATTTTTGGCATAGAAGCAGTCTCTATGTTTATATTGTTTATTTGCTCTGTTAGAACTTTTATTTCACTTTTTATTTCTTCACACTCATCAAGTTGTTGTTGTGCTTTGCCTTTTAGTTCAATCAATTTTATAGATGTTTCTAATATCTCTTGATCGTGATTTTTTGTTTCAAGTCGTTTTAGTGCTGCTTTTAGCTCTGTTGCTTCACTGTTTGAAAGTTTGTATTTTTTAGCAAATATATCAAGATCAAGGAACTTTCCAAGTATTTCTTTACGACGAGTTGAACCTTCGTTGATAAAGTCAAGAGAACCAAGCTGGGAAGACATAGAAGTAAAAAGAAAGTCTTCCAGTGTTCCAAATACTTTACGAATATTTTTATCTGTTTCGTTGCGATCAAGACCATTTAGATTACCTTTTTCAAACCTTTCACAGTCTTCGCTTTCTCCTATATCACAGACACTAAAAGAAACATCGGTTTTTGCTTCAAGTGTTTCTTCGCCATTTAGTTTCTTGGTATATTTTTCAGCAGTTCTTTCAATAGTATATTGCTTGTCATCAACAAGCAGATCAACAACAACACGACAGTTGTCTTGGTTTTGGTTGATAATATTTACATTTTTACGAACATTTTTACTTGTTGAATTCTGCATACCCCAAAGCATTGAGTCCAAAATGGCAGACTTTCCTTGACCGTTGGGACCATTTAGAGAAACAACACCGTTTAATTTTTGGAAATCTATTGAGTTATCTTTTCCATAGTTGAACATATTATCCCACATCAATGACTTGATTGTCCAACGAATGTTTCTGGACACTTCTTCGTTTTCTTCGGCAATAGAGTTGTATTTTTTATTTAGTTCGTACACTTTTTGCAATATTTCTGCTGTTGGATTATAGTCTTTTAGATATTCAGCAAGCAGTTTTTCTTGTGTTGATATTGAGCGCAAATCTTGATCTTCCATCTTGTTGATGGTTTCTGTTATATCTATTCTGCTTGTTGCCTTGTTTAGAAAGGCAACACTTTCTGGCTGAAACTTTACTTTGATAATATCAAGTGTTTTTCTTATTTCATTTGCTGAAATGTTGCTATCAGCCATAACACGAATACGAGCGTTTGTCTTTATGTTGGCTGTTTCATCAAACTTGCCATTTTCATCAAGTTTGATAGTTACAAATGGTTTTGGGTGCGGGATAGCAATATGCCGAACATCAAACTGGTTTTTATCTTCTATTTCCCAAATGAGAAAACCCTTATCGTCTGTTTCTCCATGGTTCTGTTGAATGGTTGAACCTGGATAGCGAACACGACCTTCTGTATCAACAATTTGATTTGTCTTGTGAATATCGCCGGCCATTGCGTAATCGTGACCTTCAAAAATTGAAACATCATGATCGCTGTGTTCCATAGTGTACCCAACATCTGTGGATACACCAGCAATAGCGCCGTGATAAAGAGCAATATTGATCCTGTTGGGATCGCTTGGTTTTACCCACTTATCTTCATCAATAAGCGAAAGAACATTGAAGGCAAGTTTTTCATCTATAACTCGCTCGCCTGAATATTTCCAAAGTGTTAGGTTTGGATTGTTTAGTGCTGTAACAATAGGAGAAATGCTATCTTGGCGAGTGTCGTTTTTGAGGTTACAGTCGTGGTTTCCAAGAATAATATATGTTGGAGCAATATCGGCAAGTTCTTTTAGAAACCAAGAACACATTTCAACAAACTCAGGAGATATCTGGTTTTTTGTATGTGCTATATCCCCACAATGAATAATATAGTCTGGTTTTTCTTGTTTTAGAGTTTCAAATATTTTATTGAATACTATACGATATTCGTCGTGATATTTGAGGTTTCTGATATGGGTGTCCGATAGGTGACAGATCTTTATCATTTTACTTCCATTTCTGTGATAGAAAAATTTCGTTTATTTTCAATAAACTTTTCGGCATCTTGTCTTTTGGAAAAACAAGCAACTAAATCGGTTCTGCTGTACCAAACTTCTATTACAATATAGACGACTTTCATATAAATCCTTGTATTTGATATCTAAATAGTGTTTCTTGTGTCATAGGAAGTGCTGCGGCTTTTCTTTCAAGAAACTCTGCTTTTGTCATACTACCAACATCTTGAAAACCACTTACATCAACCTTGTATGTTTCTATACCATATTGGATCATATCTTTTATGAGATGTTTTGCTTTCTTTTCTGCGTCTGGATCAAGGGCAACATATATTGGTGTATCGTGTTTTGCTATTTCTTGGAATAATCTACTTGTTTCCGGCAATGTAGAACCAAGCAGCGGCACTGCGTTTCCTGCTATTATAGCATCAAAAACTCCCTCTGTCAATACAAGGTCAGAGGACCAATCAACATAAAGTTCGTTGAATAATATTTGATTTTTATGTAAAGGTGGATTTTTATATTTCATCCAATCGTCGCGATAAGAACGAGCAATAAAATAATTTATTTTTCCTTCAAGACTAAAACTTGGAACGATAATCCGACCAGCATATTCGCCATCAGGACAATATCCTATTTTCCATTTTAGTATATCTTCTTTGTTTATTCCTCGTTCATGCAAATATCTCAACGGAATAGAATTTACTGGATTGTATTTTCCAGTCAGCGTAACAAACTCTTTGGGTAATGAAATGTTTGTTTCTTCTTGTTCTTTATCTCCAAATAAAGAATCTGCAAAAGAAATGGAAGACAAATCAACTTTGTCATCATACCTACCCCATTCTTGTTTCTGTTTATACGAGCCATAACGCTTTACCAGCCTTGCTATGCTGTTCCCCGTAAAGTTGCATACCCAACATTTGAAAGCGTTTTTACGGACATTACAGGAGAGTTTCTTTTTTTGATGTTTGCACTTGGGACAATAAAAAAGCAACTCCTCACCGGATCGTTGAGGAGCGCCAAATATATCTGCTAATATCTGTTCTTTTTGCACCGATGACATAGCCGCACGTTAGCATAGCACCCGCAAGAGGTCAAGTTGATGGTTTGTTTTTTATTTGCAACAAACCTGCTTGTGCTATGACCCAACTATCAGCCATATCATAATAGTGATCTTTTATATTTTCGCTATTTTTTTTCTTTTCTACCCGGAACCAACTTTGATTTAGCAACATCCAGTCCATAACTTGCTGTTTGGCTGGAACACCTTTTATTACTTTTATTCCACAAAGTTTTCTTGCTGTTCCAGAACCAATATACTGGGGTTTTATACCTAAATGTTCCAATATCATCCAAGATAAAGTTCCGTTGAACTTGGCAAGAGATAAAATCGTTTTTGCTGATGAAAAACCGGGACGAAATGCTTGAAGACTTTCTTCTATAAAGACTTCTGTTATTGGATATTTTTTTCGTAGTTCTAATATATGTTCTTTTGCTGCTTGGAGTTTGTCAAGTATTTCTTCTTTTTTGAACTTCCAACAGGTATTGAGAACAACACGACCGGCGTAGTCCAAAATGGTTACGCCGGTGCAAGATGTTGATATATCCAAACCAAGGATCATTTGCAGATAATAACAAAAAATATATTTTCGTTAATATTTATTTTCAACCAACTCCAAGCGAACCAGACCAGTTATTTTGTAGTTCTGTTGCTTCGATATTTGTAAGTCCAGCAAACAAACTGGCAGAAATAGGAGTTGCATTGTTGCTCATCAAAAATATTTGATTTGTTTTTACTTCTGTTGTAAAAGTAGAAGAGCCAGTAATAAGAAAATAGTTTGTTCCTTTTACACCACGGTCGCTAAATCCTAAACGCATTTGTGAAGCAGGTGTTAGATTTGTTATGGTTATAAACTTTGTAATAAGTGGAAATGAAATTGAAAAAGTATTTGCACCACTTACTGGTATTGCAAGAGAAGAACTGACAAAAGGTATGGCAGAGACTTGATAACTTGCTGCATTTCCTATACCTGGTCTGTGTAGTTTCATGAAATCTGTCATTTATTTATCCTCTTATGTAAATAGTTCTTTTCAATAAAATTGACTATACTGGCTCTTTAAATACTTCAAATTGATCTATATAGGCTGCGGCGGTGGTGGCATAGGATGTTATAACTGCACCAAGGTATCCCTTTCCGGCTGCTTGCGCTCCATCACCATTTGGATTGTTTGCCCATGGAACATAAGCGCCAACTTTTTCTCTTGGTATATCTATTGTGTGAACTTGCTGCCAATTATTTTCCTGTGCTTGACTTGCTGTGAAAACAGTTATTCTATCGTATGCGCCAGTGATGGGAGAAACATCCATTCGCAAACGAATCCATCGGTTGAACAAATTTGAAGTTGTTATTGTCTTTGAGTAACCAAAAGCATTGTCGGCAGGTAAAACACTTTCTGAGAAAGTGTTTATTGTGCCAGTATTGGCACAAACCAATTGAAGTTTTGTTTCTGATAGATAAAGTGTATAGCCGGTCAATCTTGGGGTGGGAAGGTTTCCTGCAATGTCTATGGCTAGGTTTGACTGATTTTTGAATGATATTTGCACTGAATCAAATTCAGAGGCACTTGTATTTCCTGCTCGCGCCCAACAGCGAATAGAATATCCAAAACCATATGGATAGCCGGTTGAACTTGTTAGTTCTGAATTGTTTCTTGGCAACAAAGCAACAAATCTATAGTTATTCACCGAACCAGATGCAAAAAACCCACGACACCAAGTTCCTGAGCCTGTTATTGGATTTGTTAGTGTGCTGTGTTGAAATGCACTTCCAGTTGTTCCTCCAAGAAAAGTTCTTCCGGCTGTGACGTCGCTAGGTCTAAGTATAAAAGTCCAATCATTTTGTGCCATTGTTTATAGCTCCTAAAATATTTATCATGGATTTGGCCATGAACCAGATTCAAATTCTTCAAGAAACAACACAGAACCAGTAAAGGTTGGAAAAATTATTGAGCCAGTGTCGTATGTGCCAAACCAACTTGGAAATTCAAATGTTTCAGTGAATATTAGCGGATTGAATGTATCAACTACTGGTTCTGGTAGAAAGTTATATATGGACACACCGCTGCCAGAAACTGTATTGTTATTATAATACATACTGCCAGAATAAGTGAAAACTCTTACCTTTGGATAGGTCTTTATTCTGTTTACAAATATGTCACTACTTTCAAACTTTTTTAGCATTTTATAGATCCATTTTGATTTTGAATGTATAGGAGTCTGTTTCTCTTTTTCTTACTGGATTTGCCAACTTAGCCACACCGATAAGGTTCTTTTCTTCGTCATAAATAGCGATTTTTGAAATATATGTTGTTTTTTTGAAATCTGGCTTCTCATCAACATAAGAGGAACTCACTATGTTTTTTATAGTATTGTTTATGTTTTCTATATAACCAAATGCGCCAGTTATTGGCTGTGTATTTTGTCCGTATTCAATATATGTTGGATTGTTTGAATGATTTAGTTCTCCCTGTTCTGCGTGAGCAAGCATTGTTATTGTTGGAATATAGTTCATTCCTTCAAAATCAAGAAGAAAACTTGAAGATACAGCACGATTTGTATCATCGGAGCCAGTATGCATAAAATATTTCCAGGAGGGCGATGAACCAGTTGTTGTTCCTATACCAAATAAATCAGTATATGTTGGATGCAAACTCCAAGAACCAGTCAATATTATGAATCCTTCTTTGTAAAGCACAACACCGGCAACACTACCAGAACCAACACTTCCGCTTGGACCAACCTGAACAAGTTCGCCATTTTGATTTATATCTTGTAGTTCTGCTATAACACTTCCAGTGAGATACCATTTACAGTTTATTGAACCTTTTTTTATTGAGGAGCCATAAAAAATAGATGGTATACTTATAAAACTGAACTCTTGTGTGTCTTTGTTTCCCAACGAAGAACTATAAGAATAGTGTGGGCTTATAAAAGTATAGTGGTTTAGTGTGTTTTCTAATGCTTTTATATAGTTTCTATTTTGATCTTGGTATACATGATATCTCAATATATTTGAAATATATGGATATTCCGATCCTGTTATTATGTCACCATATTGAAACTGACTGAAATCATTTTTGGAAACTGTTTTGAAGTTGTTTAGATTTCCGTCTTTTGTTATAAACTGTTTTGGTCTTGTCATAATAAAAACTGCCTAAAATAAATAGGCAGTTTCTTTATTTGTTATATTTTTTGTTTCAGCACGATAGCAGAAAACTTGTTGAGCGTAACGTATTTAGTCAAGTGGTTACCAGTCCAAACGCACTCTTAGTATCATCTCATTGGTTGGATCTTTTTTCAATGGTTCGCTCAATTTAGCAACAGCAAGCAGTTCGTTGTCTGCTGAATAAAGACCAACTGATGTTATATAAGACACTGGATTATCAAGGGCGGTATTCTTTACAACTATTTTACTTGAACTCAAATAAGTTGGGTTTGAACTATAGTTGAACTCATTGTGGTTTAGACGACAGAAATATATTGTTGAGTTTAGTTCTGTTGTGTTGTTGAAATCAACATCGTTTATTCTTCTTCGTAATGCATCTGCTGCGGTTTGCATTGAACTTGTTTGAAAAAGATTGCTTACATTTCCAGTTGAACCAGTCATTGTAGCACCGGCAAACAAAGAAGCAGTTAGAACAGCAATGCCCGCTTGATAAAACAGCAAGCCTACGCCAGTTCCTTCAACAGCCGCTGAACCAGTATAAAGTATACCATATTCTCCTGCTGGGGAGTTTACACGATATTCGTTTTGAGCACCATAATCACCAACGGTCCTTAGAGTTCCGGCGAATGGCGTAGAGAAAGAACCGGTTCCAAGAACAAGTCTAAAACTGTCTTTCTTTATTTCGTCTTTTACAAGCAATCTTGAAAAGTTTACAAAGAAAACTTCTCGTAGTTTATCTCCACCCGCAAGAATGTTGCCATCTCTATCAAACTCGAGTATATTACCGTTTACATCGTTTCCCGCAAGAACTTGTGCCATTTGATTGTAAACATTTATTTTTTTAGCATTTTGTTGGTTTGCCGAACTTGAAAGTGGCGAGTTTGGACTCAGACCAACTGTTATATCAAATATGTGATTTGCAGATGAACTTAGATATGGATAGTCATATACCGACTGGAACATACCGTGTGCATAGTTTTTTATGTTGTTATCACTATATGTTCCCGATATGATTGAACCTGTAATCGGAATGGCTTCGTGCAGAAGTGTTCTTGTTGATACAACATCGTTATTTTGAAATGTCTTATATATTGTGGCCATTGTATTCTCCTAATATCAGGTTGCTTTGATAAATCTAACTGGTATGTCCATGCGATATCCAGTTGTAGCGCCCATTATTCTCACTGTTGTATCAATATATTGAACTTGTGGACTTCCAGTAGCGCCGGCTATGTTGGTTATCCCACCAAGTTGGTCAAACAGGAATGTTGAACTTTGTAGTTCAATTGATGCTCTTAGGGAAAACTCAAATCTTGTTCCGCGTGGACCAGTTATAACTTGTTGTGTGTCGTTTGGAGTGCGCGAATCTGTTGTTATTTCACGAACAAACTGTGTATCGCTACCAAGAGAAAAGAAATAACTTGCAATATTATCATCGTCTATATATGACGCTCTGGCTGCCACGCCACCATTTAGTTTTGGTGCTATTATGCTTCCAAGGCGATTGTCCATTTCAACAATATATTGAGTTTCTACAAGGTCTGGATCAAGTGGGTTTACCGCTGATATTTCGTAGTTTGTATCAAGACCCTGATCTACTCGCGCAAAGTTATCACTTTGATTTATATTTAGACCTTTTAGAACACCCTCAACGATAGTTTGACCATTTACCATTGCTGCTTCTGTATCTTCATCAACAGCAACAAGAAAAGAACCATCAACATATCTTTTTGTTGCGGATTGAGTTTCGTTTAGTTTCAATACTGGGAGATAAAGCAGGTTGTTTCTTGATATAGTCATTAGTTTTGACTTTAGACTTGCAGCATTATCAGTGAATGCTTCAAGAACGGGTGTTTGTAGTATGCTTAGATCATAGTAAGCAGAACCACTTGCGTTGTTTTTGTCGTATAAACGGTAGTTTATTTCGTCGTCACCAAGAGCAAATTTGGCAACACGGAAACTTCCATCGCCCTTTGCCATTCTGTATCTTCCTGTATCAGTCAATACAGCGTCTAATATTATGTCACCGCTATTATCAAGAAAAGCCATTTATTTATTCTCCTACGCTATAAATAGTGTTTTATAAACATTATTCTGTTTTGTATTTCATTATAAACTTGAACTCACATTTTTTTCCAGTTTGTTTTGAAGTAATAACCATTTTGAACTTTTTACCCCAAGGAACTGCTACATCAGATACGCCAAGTTTTATTTTTGGCAGTGATTGTTCGGCAGTTGTATCTTCTTGTATATCAGAAGTGCTGCTGTTTATAAATGTGTGTTGTGAACTTGGTTTTATTTTTATAAATCTTCTTATTTCAATATTGTTTTGATATGCTGGTTTTTCAAACTCATAGTTTTTTATTATTGGATATATCATGCCTTTTTCATTCAGCATTTCAAGTTCAAATACTTGTGTTGGATTTGATATTTTTTCATGCACATCAACTGCTCTAAAACAATAATAGTATTTTTTATTTGGTTCTATTGTATCAATATACGAAGCAGCAGTTGCTTTTTGTGGTGTTTGTGGATCTATATCTGTTGATACTGCTTTTACAAAGCCGCTTGCAAAGTCTGCATATGAGTTTGGCTTTCTATCAAGTTTCATTATTTCAAACCTGCTTGCCACATCATCTGATTTATACAGCACGCTATTATCAAGCATTTTTTTATATTTTGATGTTTTTTCTTCATCGGTTGCAAGTATGTTTATTGGTTCAAGTTTGAGTTCGCCGGTTCTACTATTCAAAAATAAACCGATTTTATTATCAACATCAAAATAGGGAACAAATAATATCTCTGGCGATAAAGGTGGAGTATCAGCAACCATTTTATTTGATGATAATATTTCTACTTCCATCAAACTTGCTTGTGGTAGATTTGTTATATTCACTGCAAACTCTGTATTTGCAGTTGTAGAATCTGAAAGAGATTGCGCTATTTTGTTTCCTAATACAAACTGATATGCAAATATTTTATATGTGTATTCTTTTTCATATTTTACTTGGGTGTCAATCAAATCAATATAATCAAGATCTGGATTGTTTGGTATCCAGTAGTTTTGTATTGGTGTTGTTCCGTTTATGTCATACTTTGCCACTCTGAATGCAACTGTTTCATTGTAGCACATTCTGCCATTTAGAATATCTTTATAAGTTCTGTGGTTGTTTCTAACAAATGTGTTTAGTTTTGAATTGAATATTATATTTCTTAGTCCATTTACAAAACTCATACTTTCTTTGTTGGTTCTAAGATATTTTGTTGTGTCACCTATGACAATATAATCAGGACCACTTGGTTGTAATGGCTGTTGTTTTATGTCTTCCAACATCTTAGAAATGTCTTCATATCTTATTGTTTTTCTCTTAGAAGAATAAGACGAGTTGACAACATTTTGCTGTGTGCTTGGTTCTATTTTTTGTGAATAAAGTCTCTCTGATGTTGCTGTTTCTTTTGAATCAAACTGGTTGTTTTTGTGCAAGCTCAAAAGTTGCATCATAAAACTATCCATGAGTTCAGCATCAAGAAGCATTCTTGTTACATTTGTTGTTTTATCTGTTGGTATAGAAAAATCAACAGACATAGGAAAAAGATATTTCTTTTTACCTATTTCCGACATCTTTGCTGATGTGTCGGAAAGAAAAACAATGTTTTGCATTTTCTTTGCGAACGAATCGTGGACAGCACCGCCGTTTTGTTGTTTTAGACTTTCATAGTTTGTTCCAAACAAATCAAAATATTCACCTATTCCATCTTTTATTCCAAAAACGGTTTTTTCTGATTTATTCAACAAAAATCTTTCACCAGAACTTATTCTATCATTCATGTTTGCAATAGAGGATAAAAACTGTTTTTCATTTGTTTTATCTTCTATTATTGCATTCAAAATATAAAGGTTTGGAAATATATTTTCTTGCGAAGTTTCATTCACAGAGTTGGCTATTTTTTCATATTCTTCAATATAAAAGCGATATTCTTCTTTTATGTCTATAATAGATGTCCCAACAAGATTCAATGTATCTAATAGTTCAGAGTTTTCAAAAGGAAACTGCATTACAAAAGAGTTGTCTATAATGTTGCTTTGTTGTCCTATTATTCCTTGAAAGTTGAAACTATCTTTGTTTTGTCCCTGAATAGAGCCAGTGAAAGAACCGCCAGTGGTAAATCTTTGTTTTAACGGACCAGCAAGTCGGCCATTTGATACATTTAGATCTCTATCAAAAGAAAATCTGTAAGTTTCGTTTGAAGCGGAAGTCAAAGTTGCTCTTTTGGGAATAGACGATTTTCTAAGAGTGATATATCTTTTTCTATTTGAAGTGTTGCGATAAAAAACCAGAGAATCGTTTCTCAATACATAAAAAGAACCATTATAATATTTTACGCGATCGTTTATATTGCTTCTTTCAATACCATATTGTTGTAATATTCTTTGATAAGAATCTGCGTAGTTTTCTATATCTATTATCGTTGTCGCTTTGCCGAGTCCAAGAAACGGAGAAGACAAAAACTGTCCTGGGATATCTTGTGGATCATCATCTTCGCCTGATTCAAGTGAGTTTAGAGAGTCATCTCTTGACGGAGGTTGAGATTCGGTTACAGTTATTGTCGGTGCCATTGCCTCGGTTGCTCTGTCGGTTATTTCTTCCAGAACATCTCTTGGTATTATAGGAGTGCCTCTTGGTCTTCTGCCAGCGGCAACCTCACCAATAACAAGTTGATCTCTTATTGTTTGCGTTGCCCCCCCAGCAGAAGCAGTATCATCTTGTATTTCTGTTTGTTCTATTTGACTAAGAGAGTCCAAGTCTCTACAAGATATTCTTCTGGTTGCCATATTACACTCTCCTGCCCGCTGTTTTTATATTGGTATTAGGAACAAAGTTGCTGCTTCTTACATTATTACTTATGTTGGCGCCTTGAAAAGCAAGAGAAATAACATTTACTGCTGCCGTTACAGATGCAGGAGTTCTTGTATCTCCAACTTTTGTATTTTGAACAACAGAAATGTCTCTTGCCACAGCATCTCTTATATCTTTTACTTCAACAACCTGTCTTCTTCCAGTTGTGTCTGTTTTTATTATTTGTATTGATGGAGCAGATGTGACAAGTCGCCTTGTTATATCACTTGATTCTTTTATTTGTATACCTGGTATATTTATTTTTATGGTATCTATAAAGCGATTGACAAGTGGATTATCGTCAAATGGATTTACAGGTCTTTGTGCTCTCAGCGTTGTTGTTCTTATTATGAAATATTTATCATAACTTCTATTTTCAACCTCTGCGTTTGTTTTTATTCCTATATTTGCATTGCCAAAAGATCTAATGCGACAAAGTATTTCTTTTTCTCTTTGAACATTGTCAATATAACTTTTTGTAAGAGTTTTCCAAACCGGGTTCATTGTTGATTGATCGCTTGAACTTTGTGTCGTGTCAAATCCTTCAAGATATTCAATCTGTGCGATCATCTCAAAATGAAAATAGTTTTTTGCTTTATTTACAACATTTATACTGTAAGTATTATTTGTATTTGTTATAGAACTCGCTATATCTACTTGTAGTTCTTGTGGCTTGAATATGATAGCCCTTAGTTGATTTGGCACATTTCCAAGTAGTGAGACTGGAAAGACCTTTCGAAAGCCTGTTATGCGATCATTTGATATTCTTATGCTATTTGGATTTAGTTCGGATAGATTTCTTATGTAATCTTCTTCAACATAGTTCGGAACAAATGTGCTGCTATTTTTTGATTTTTTATAGCCAAATGTTTGTTTCAGACGAAGAGCATCAGAACTCAAAGAACTCATAAATCTTTCAAGTTGAGTTATGTTTTGCTGACCTTCCACATTGACTTCTTGCGATACAGAATATCCCATAAATGTTGTGCTGGAATATTCTGCAAGAACTTGTTTCATTTTATTTATTGAAATGTCTTTTTGTTCTAATGCTTGTCCTCTTCTTTGTGCCGGAGTTAGTTGTTCTTGTGAAGATTGTTTTTTTGTTTCTGGTAAAAATCTATTCTTTCCTCCAACATCAAGTTTGAAGTTGATTATGTCGGCTTGTAAGGAAACTGCTTTTGTAAAGTTGTTCGCATTTTCATAAAAATAATCTATGCTTCTTGTATTTCCCTGCGAGTTATCATTATCAAGTCTTGATAAAACAGTTGTTTTGTTTGGGAAGTCTATTCTTGTTGGAGTAAAATAGGAATATTTCAAGTCTTGAAAGTTATCACCGGTATTGGAAAAAGATATATTTGGATCTTGTGTTGTAAAAAACTTTGACATTTCATTTTGAGTTCTTGTCAACATGTGCTGGGAAGATAAAACAAGCAATCCTTCTTCTCCGGTTGGCTGAGAGGTTGTGTTAGACAGATAGTCAATACCGAATGATTTTGATATAGATGTATCGCCAACGCCTTCAAGAACTTTTGTGGTTTTGAAAGTTTTATTAGTTTTTGAACTAATAGTTGAAGTTGTATTAGAAGCAAAACTATTATCGCCAACAGTTATATCAAATGTTTTTGATATATTGGTTATAAAATAATCTATCATCTCTATTGCTCTGGCAACTATTTGTGGATTGGTAGAGTTGGGACTCAACATGTCAAAAATAGAGCGCACTATTTCTTCTCTATCTTGCTCTGTTGATATTTCAGAACTAAAAATATCTAAAATATAAGCAAGAGTGGCAGAACATGTGTTCCATGGCGCTGTAATAGAAGTTATTCCACCGTATTCTCTTATAGTTTTTGAAATAAGTTGTGGAGATAGTTTATTGGTAACAATATCATAACCATAATCCATTACAAGAGAGTTTTGCGAATATTCACTTGGCGATTCAATATGTGGATTGGTATTGTCTACAATGAATTTTCTCATAGTTGGCTTGCTGATTTTATTTGAATATTCAACCAGTTGTTTTTTTGCGATTTCAAGTTGCGATAGTTTATCTTGTATAAACTCAACAACTCCATCTTCTATTTCAAAATCAATCTTATATTGATAAACACCGTCAGACAAGTTTTTGAAAGTTTTATCTATACCAGTAAAATATCTTATAAAGTTGTTTGTATTATTTGTAAGAATATCTGCTTCTTTTATTGCTGACAGATCATTGTTTATGTTTATAAAGTTCTTCCAAGATATATCTTTTGTCTGTAATATCAACTCGTCTGGCTCTTCTGGATTTAGTTTTTCATAAGGCTTGCTATCAGCATTTTTTATTCTTGTTCTATAAAGTTTTAAATCTAATATTCTTGTATTTTGAATGCTTTCTTCTTTGAATGTATCACTATTTGTCTCAAAAAGTTTTGCAAATCTTGAATGACTTTTCAAAACTTCTAAAAAGTTTACTCCAAATAAAAACTTATAGTTTCCATTAGCATCTGTTGAAGAAAACGCTTCGGTAAACTGCGCCGTATATCTGTCTGGCTTATAATCAACAGATTGTATTTTTGTTATATTGTTTGCTGTTGTTTCTGTCAACAAGGAAAAATCTTGAACCAACGAACCATCAACATATCTACTATTTACATTATTGAAATCAACCATCAATCTTTCTATACGGTTGAATCTGCGAAAATCTTGAACTTTTGTGTTGGTTACAAGTATTCTGTCAAGATTTATAGATTCGCTTGTTTCATCGTCTCCGCTACGCCATAGACCCTGTTCTGTTTCATGCACCGGACCGGTCCAAACAACTCCATTTTTATCGACATAAACATAAGTTTCACTTACAACATTAAATTCATCTATTACAATCTCGCTTACAACTCTTCCATTTTCCTCAAATGATTCAGCAACATCATAATCTATATTCAAATCAGCACACAAAGCATCTAAATCAATGGAACAAACAGCAAAATATGCTAAATGTTCTGGCTGCTTGTCAAGCGAAAACTGAACTTTATAAGGTATTTCGTATATTTTATCACCATCACTATTGGTATAAGCGATGTTTTCTGTTATTTTTGTTTCAGATTTATTTATAGATATAGTTTCGCGCTTTGTTTTATCTTCAAGAAGTGCAAGTAGATCACTTACTTTATTGTTTTGTGTTATATAAGCAAGTGCTTTTGTTCTTGTATCGTCTATTTTTAGTTGTCTTTGTAGATTACAAAGTTGTATCATATCGTTTGAATACGATAGTGCTTCTGTTACTGCGGCATCAGTGGACTGGACTATTTCAACAAGAATATATTTGTTTATATTTATATCCTCAAACCAACTGCCAAAAAAGCCATCATCCAGAGTTTCTTTTATTGTTAGGTCCAAGGATACATTCAGTATTCTTTCATCTGGACTTGTTAGCGTTATTTTATTGATATTTACTTTTGGAAGAATACCTGACAATACTTCTTCTTGGGTTGTAGCAGTCACTTATTATACCTCATTAGCACTTCTTTACATCGTTTTCATTGTAGGAAGGAGAATAAAGATCTTGAACTTCTTGCTGTCTGCGTTTTTGTTCTTCTGCTTCATTATACTCACTACAATCAAACTGCGGATCGTAAAGATTATTTTGTTGTTTTACATTAGTAAGTAACTTGCAGATAAGATTTTTTTCTATCTCTTCATCAACTAATATATTGAAATAGTTTTGAACTCGTAGTTGATCTGCGCTTTTTTCTTGTTCTAATATACTTTTTGTTTCCGGGTCTGTTTCTTGTGGATCAAGCAAAATGCCATTTTTATAGTCTTCATATTTTTTATCAAAATGTAATGTAGTATATGTTTCTTCTCCTGTTGATGGATCTTCTTCGCATAGAAACATTTCTACATCAAAGTTTTTCATTTCATTTTCAACATTACCCTCTATTATTTCTATTAGAATATATTCTTCACTGAGAACCAGTGCTGTGCCGTCTGCATATGCTTTTAGTTGTTTTACATTATCGCCAGGTATTATTTCATTTTGTTTTTTAGCAGATATTGTATATTCTGTGTCTTTTAGGTTTAGCAATGGTATTTTTACAAGAGGGATATTGTCAAGAGATCCTGTTTGTAAAAGAACAGTTGATTCTATTTCTCCACTAAGCATTGTGATGTTTAGAGAAGGTGCCCTTATATCTCCAAGAAACGAAGTTCCAAGTCTTTTATTCAATACATGATGTTTGTCTGCTGTTGGCAAAAACTTTATAGAACTTATTGACTCTCTGTTGTTTCTTATAAGTTCAAGGTTCTTTTTTACTTGCTCTTCTATTCCAGTAAAAACATATTGTGTTTTTGTTCTTGGAATAGACTTTATTCTTTCAACTGCTGTGCCGCCATTTTCATCAACGCCGGCATATCTTGCATCATATATAATATCATCATCAAAGAAAGCATAATATGCTGGTTTTAGTTTTCCACGGGAAAGAAGATATTTTCCATACTGGGTTAGTTCTATTTGTATAACTTCTTCTTTTTGATTGAAATAGGTCATGTGTTATTGCTTCCCGATTTATTTATATATTCTATTTCTACATCAACTCTTGCTGTTTCAACAAGAGAACAATAGTCATAAGGCCAGTTGAAACTATATGGTGATGGTGGTTTGCCTGCTTGAATAGATGGGAACAATCCGTCATCACTTGAATCAGCAGCCATCTTGTAATAGTTTATTTCTGCTCTCTTCTTCGCTTTGAAGATCATGAACTTGACATCTTCTGGCAAGCCTTGACCATGAAAGAAATCAAACTGTGTATTCTTGTGAGATATAACTTGCTTTTCCCACTCTGCTCTTGTTGCTATTTTCGGCATTACACCCTGCCAAATATCGGCAAGATCTTGTTTATCAAGCGTACTTGTAAACTCAGCAATATACATAACAAATGGCGTTACATCGTTGTTTAGTAGGAAGTCAAAGTTTGGCGGTAGGACATATTTGCTCATCAACTCCAACATTCTGCTGATACTTGTTTCTTGTATCTTTGTGTTGCCAACAGAGAAGTCTGTGAGATCAACTGCTGGTTTGTTTGCCAACACATTTGTTTTTTGGTAGTTGAATATATTTTGATTTATTTTTATAAAGTTGTGCCCCTCTATCTCAACAGTATCATTTACTGTTAGGGTTGAAAACCCGCCACCAAATCTTATTGTTTTGCCTGTTGACGCTGTATCAAGATATGGTATTATAACTATTGCTTCTGATATTTCTCTTGTGTCAGCAAGTTCGCCGATTCTCTTTGAAAGTTTGTCATTGGTTTGCTGGAAACCACATGCTTGCAATAGTGAACCAGTGTTTGTTTCAACAAACTGTCTTGTTATTGGATTGAGAACTCTTACAAGTTGTCGTGGGTAACTTTCACGAAGTTCAAGGAAAATACCTTTTTCACCTGTTGGTATTTCACCATAGCCGCTCCACATTCCTCTTCCAAAACCACTGGCAGTTGGAGGAGCGTGAGTTGGTTCAAAGTCTTTTATTTGTTGGTCTGCAAATGATTGCGTCAAAATATTTGTTGATATTATAAACTCTTGATTTGAGAAATCAAGAACAGGCGTCTCCATTTTCGGAGAAATAACCCATCGTTTTATACCTGTTTGACTTGTTGCTGTGCCAACAAGATTTTGTAGGTTTTTTCTTACCGCATTGGCCAAAACAGCATTTCTTGATGCTATATCAACTGTTTGTTCTCTTTGCTCTATTTCGCCTTTTATTGTTACAGAAGATTCAATAGGCATTACAAATGACGAATAAAGACTGCCAGATGGATAAACCGAGTTGTTTGTAAAAGAAGTGTTGAAGTTTTCAATTTGCATGTCAGCAAATATTTCATCAAGACTATATTTTCTTGTTGTATCTGGTTTGAAAGATATTCTTGCAACTGAGTCGCCATAGTAATATGGTGGTGTATAAGAACAGTATCCGGGATCTCTTAGTGTTTCATTTAGCAGTCTGCCATTTCCTATTCTTGTCTCGTCTGCTACCGAGCCAGTCCAAAATGATGGACCAAAATATCTGCCACTCATTTTACCAAAGCTATCAGCAAGCGAAGATGAATGTGCTTCGCACATGACGATGTCATTTTTTCTCAAAACAATATCCATATAATATGTCTTACTGCTATCAAGAGTGGCGAAATCAGAATCAGGCTTTGATATAAATGTATTTAGCGAGGAGTCTTTTAGAAAAAAGTTTATACTTTCTGCCAAAAAGTTATTTATAGAAAGAGTATAAACAGCACTTGATAAAGAAGAACTATTCGCTCCGAAATAACCATCAAAATAAGCACTTGCAGGATAAGAATAGTCACCAGCATTTTGTGGAAAATTAACTTCTTTATATTTCATAAATCTGTTTTGAGAAGAAATGCTTGAAGAATTTATAAATCTCAAATTCACAAGATCCTCAAAAGATACTCTAAATTGTGGCTTATCTTGTAGCGGTGTAAGAACGTCACCTGAAAAGTTTCCTGGTAGACTTCCTGTGTATAGCGACCAATCGACTGCTATGCCAGACTTGATCAAATTGTAAAATATTCCAGGAGAATAAAGAGGCTCCAAAAAAGAAGCAATTTTATAATAAGATGCTAATTTACCTTCTGTTACATCTTCTATGGCAAAACCGGTGCTTGCGTTGTATCTTAGGTATATGCCGCCTCTTATCGCACTGGTATCCAACCAAGACTCTTTCAAATAATTTACAAGTTGCAAACTGCGATCTTGTGGATAGAAACCATTATATGGCAGAAGCTTTTTCACGCTATCAACAACAATATTTATGGTATCTTCTTCACATATGTCTTTATTTTCTCTATCAATAGATTTTTTATATGTAAATTGTAAATTATCTGTATATTCGTCAATAGTTATTTTTGTTGCATCTCCACCATATTCTCCAACAAGACTTGAAATATGGTTTGATATAATAAATTCTGGTATCTTAGAATATGAAACAAGTTTATCATTTGATAGGTTTTTTATATCAATATAATAATCTTCATAAGAATCATACCACGGATTTTTACCGGATATTTTTTCTGTTACCCTATTTAGACCAAGATCGTTTGTCGTTCTTTCGTATATAGTTTGACTAAAATCAGATAACATTAGCGATGAGTCAGTTATCCATTCAGCGTGTTGATAGATATATGATGGAATTATTCTCAAAGAAGAAGGGTCACTATCAACCACGTCGCTATATATAGCACTAACAGCATTGATGTTGAGAATTACATTTTCATTATCCCGACTAGTATTGTTGATGTCTTCAAAAAAATAAAGTTCCGGCACTTGAACGACAGGGCGAACAAATCTATAATATTCTTGAACGGCGCCGGCATTGCAATAACTGGTGTCTTGATGTTGATAGTTTTGAAACAATTCTGAACAATTTTTATACGAAAAATCAACAAGCGACTCGTAACAAGGGTCAGCCGTAGTATTACTATATTCTATCGTATTACTTTCACTTACATATTCAAGCGCGGCAACACTTGGTGTTTGAAACGGTAGGTCATACAAACTCTCAACTTGATCTCCAAGTGAAGTAATGTATGCTCTACGGGTTCTCATGCGATCTTCTTGGCTGTCTCTCCAAAATACACGCTGAGTTCCAAGTTGACGGTCATAACCATCAATACTATAACCTGGCTGATCTGTAATATAGTCAGTTCTTTGACGAGTTTCTTTTAGTAGTCCTGTTCCCGGTTTTGGAAAAATAGTTTCAGAATAGGTATATCCAACAAGCTTTTGTATTGGATTTTCTATTTCTTCTGTTTCTCCAGAATAGTAGTCATAAAGAACATTATATATTTGACGATCTGTTTTTAGAAGACCAAGTGTATCATTTAGTTGTTGGTTAGCAAAATATTGCAGGTTATTTCCATATGTGTGTATTGTTTCTATGGCAACATTTTGATCTTGTGAATCTTTTAGTATAAACCTGTGTTTTAGTGGTTTATTATTTATATAAACAGGACTTTCTTTTACATTTAATAGTTGTCCTTGTTTTCTTGAACCAGGAAGTTGGAAAGTTACTGGAATACCTCTAACAACTTTTGTTACTTTCTTTGTTCCTTCTGGTATTCTTACTGAAACAATATTTGTATTTTCTGTTGTTAGCTTTCTTGTTACTGGATGTTCATTGTTTCTTATACTTTTCCAACTTGCTCCTTCATATGGGCCATTGAAGTATGTAGAATAGCTTATTATTCCGCTGTTTTGTGGGCGAATATTTACAGATGAAGTAAAGTTTACAAGAGTTAGATTTTTTCCTCCAACAAGATCTAATAGTGTTGTTGTATTCTTTTCTATGTCGGACGAATAACCGTGTGTTGGAGTTGGAATATCGCTATTATCCAACTTATGTTCGGCATATTTCTTTGGCTGTTTGTCATAATCAGATTTTGTTGTTCTATATATTTCTACTATCTCTTGCTCTGTTAGAGCTTTATTCCAGAAATATACTTCATCTAAACTTCCACCTTGAAGTTCAGAACCTCTACCAACTGAAAGTGTTATTTGAGAAAGGTTGAATATTTTATTTGGCTGTGAAATTCTGCTAACCAAGCCGCCATCTAAATAAACATTTGTAACAGTTGGGAATGATGTTGTTTCAATAACGCTGCCAGCAACAGTTGTTATTCTTCGCGTTCTCGTTGTAACATCACTTGTTACTGTTACTAAATGCCAAGAACTATCTAATAAACTTGAACTAAGTTGATATTCTGTTGTTGTTTGAGATCCTGATATTGTAAGACCGCAAAGCGAAGAACTAACATTCATTACAAGTTCATTTTGAGTTGAAGAACCAGAATAGACTAATAGTGTTTTTTCTCCATTGCTTGCGCTGGTTGGAAAACTTACCCAAAAAGAAACAGAAAAGTCTTTTTCAGATATTTCTTGCGCTATACTTGAAGCATTTATAAAACAGTCATTGCTTGCTGTAAAGAATAAATATTTTCTATCTCTATACATTGTATTTGTATAATTGCTTGTAAACATTTCATCTTTATCAATAGCGCCACTTATACCTAAATGATCGCCAAATGGTCCTGTTTGTTCAAAAGATATGTCAGTATATGCTCCATTGGAGTTATATAAACTACCTGTTGAATATGGCAGATTGTAACTTTGATATTGTATTGGTTGTTGACTGCTTGATACAGATTCAGCAATCCATTTGTACCTTAGATCAGTTGATGGTATTGCGTGTTGAACCCAGAAGTTATCATGGGTTGTTAGATTGATTATTTCTTCTTCTTGCGTTGTATCAAATATATAAGCAAGACCTGTTTCGGTATTTCCAATAATATTTTCATCACTTGTTGCGCCTATCACAACACGACTACCGGCAGCATTCATAACAACAGAAGAACCAAAAAAGTCATTTGGCTCTGTTGATAAGGAACCGCTAAATATATGTCTTTGAGTCCAACCATTTGCTCCGCTAACAAACAGATAAACAATACCCGATTGACCACTCGCAAGATCATATGTGTCTGATACAACGACGCGATCTCCGCTATTATTGATAGCAACAGAATAGCCAAATTGATTGCTACTTTCTGTCGACAGAGAGCCGCTCAATATCTGTTGCTCTGTCCAGCCACTTGCCCCACTGACATATATATAAGCCAAGCCAGTATTGATATTTCCACTATTTTTTTCATCAAAAGAAGCACCAACCACTATTCTGTCACCAGCGGCATTAATAGCAATGTGATTGCCAAAAAAGTCATCAGACTCTAAAGCAAATGAGCCGCTCAGTATGTGTTGTTCTGCCCAACCACCGGTTCCACTGACAAAGATATAAGCCAAACCAGTATTGTTATTTCCACTGATTTTTTCATCACTTCTAGCTCCTACCACGACACAATTACCAGTAGCATTGATAGCAACAGAAGTGCCAAAAAAATCAAAAGAACCTGTTGCCAATGAACCGCTCAATATGTGTTGTTCTCCCCAACCACCGGTTCCACTAACGAATATATAAGCCAAACCAGAACTAGCGGTGATGACACTTTTTTCATTATTTCTAGCTCCTACCACGACACAATTACCAGTAGCATTGATAGCAACAGAATTACCAAAACCATCGCTTGAACCTGTTGCCAATGAACCGCTCAATATGTGTTGTTCTGCCCAACCACCGGTTCCACTAACGAATATATAAGCCAAACCAGAACTATTAGCACTTCCACTTTTTTCATCAAAAATAGCACCAACGACTATTCTGTCGCCATCAGCATTCATTGCTACGGAATCGCCAAACTGATCTGAAGAACCTGTTGCCAAAGAACCGCTTAATATGTGTTGTTCAGACCAGCCACCGGTTCCACTGATGAACACATAAGCCAAACCAATGTTAGAATTTCCACTAATTTTCTCATCAGTATAGGCAGTAACAACCACACGATCACCCGTGGAGTTCATTGCAATAGAAAAACCAAAGTTATCGTTAGAATCCGTCGCCAAAGAGCCACTCAATATTGATTTTTGTGACATTATTTCTGGAAACGTCAAAACCTTTTCTATTGTATTTCTGTTTACACCATGAACCGTTACGGCATCAGTTATTCCTGTGTCTGGCAATAGTTTATTTGTGCTGCCACTATTGAACTGTGCAGCATGTTGTGTTAGTTGATTATAATATGGCTGCCTGACTTTTATGTTTCTTGTTGTAAGAGAGTTATTGGGCGAAAATTCTTCACCTTCACGATCAAGTGCTCCTCTTGAACTTTCTTCTTTTCCACCGGGAGCATTGAAACGCTCAACAAATATACTTTTACTATTGTTTGTTATATTTGGAAGAGTGTATATTTCATGAGAACCTGAAACGAACTTTGTTGTTAGACTTCCACTTGCTTCAAAACCATCGTTTATGAGATTGTTTGTAGTTCTGCGGCCAACACTTTGAACAACTTGATAGTTGTATTCAAAGTTACCAGCAATATTTCCACTTGTTTGTATATTTTTTATATTTACCGGAGACTTGGCCGTATTATCGCGAGTTAGAAGACTTCTTGGTTTATCTAAACCATTTATATCTGGTCCATATACTTTTATACTTCCCGCAGAGGCAGATACGATATATGCTTCTCCTCGGTTATTCTGATTATCATTTCCAGTATTTATTGGTTGATGGCGGTGTTGATTACCACCAACATGTTGATTTGTAAATGGACCTTGTGCAGGAGAGTCTTTTGTCTGTCCGTATTCGTCTTTGTGTTTGTTTACAATGTCTATATTGCGACCAACACTTGCAGTCAGAGCGGCAGCATAGCCGGTATTCACAGAAGAACTAACAATAGTAAACGGAAGTTTACCTCTTGTGTTGAAATCAGACATTATATTCTCCTACCTTATTCGTCCAAACAATCTTTTTTCTCGATAACTTTGAGTATATCGATTTCTAAATATCCACCTGAACCGATTTTTGTTATAGGTTTTATAACATCCAAGTTGCTTGGATTTTTATTTACTTCTATTTGGATATCTGTTCCGAGATGTGCCACTTCTGTAAACTTTCTTTTATAAGCACTTGATAACGCTTGGAATATACCATCAAGTTCTGGCGTTCTTTCACTTCTTTCTTTCCACCAAAGACAGTTTCTATTTTGATTTAGCGGAATGGGTGCGTGGCCATATTTCCAGTTATATTTTAGTTGTCCAATGGTTTTTACAGAAGTTATTGGCGGCTCGGCGCCTAGTTCAATGGAAGGAAGTTTCCAAGCATATTTATTTCTTTCTAAAACATGACTTTCCACTACATCTGAAATATTTGGAGAAAAATCAGCACTTGCTGGCACAAGTTGGTATATCATTTTGGTTATTGATGTATCAATCCATTTGAAATAATCAACATATTTTTCTAAATCCGGAGAGTTTGAAACATTTTGGAAAAACATTTCTCTTAGTTTTACCAAGTCGCGATATTCTCTCTCGTATCTGTATTGTGGCTTGCCAATAATATTATTGAAGTCAGTTATTGTTCCAAAGAACTTTATCATTTCCTCTGATATTGTTTGATACATACTTTTTTCAAGGGCAAAGAAATAGTTTATTGACCTACTATCTCTTGTGAATATTTCATCATCTGTTTGGAGTATGTTTATCAAATCAGAACTCATCAAGTTTTCCGGCAATCTGTGTTTTGCTATGGAGATATATGAGTTTTCAACCATTTCGTTGTTGTTTCTAAAAAAGAAATCTCCGCGACCTGTATGAGTATTATTTGTTATTTGCCCTATTATGCCATATGTGCTTGGTAAAGAGGCACTTGATACATCTATTACTTGAAACTTTCCATCAAATGTGTTTGATGGACCTGTTCCGCTTCCATTATCAGAACCAGTAACAAGATTAAAATCCCAATGTAAGGCTAACGTTTTGCTTTGTGGTATTTCCCCTACACCGCCACTGTAAAGTGTCTCTAAGTTATTTATAGGCGATTCTGGGCCATATATTGTTGGATCTTTCGCGTGTTGTCTAAGTATGTCATCTTCAAGATATGAAAGCCAATATCTAACGCTTGAAACTTTTATATCGCTATTTTGCAAGATAGAACCAGTAAAGTTTGTTCTATGACTGCCAACATAAAGACGCTTTGAATCGGCAAAATAGTTCTCGCCGGCTGCTTGACTTACAGATGCAGTAAGAGATATTTCATTTTGTATAAAATCTTGTATTGTATTTATGGCAAGGAACTCAAAAATATAACTTCCTGTTGTTCCCCCAACAACTTTTAGACTATTTGGATATTTTTCGTGTTTTATTTTTACAGAAAGATTCCATTTTTGATTTGTATAAATATCTCTTATGAGTGAAGAAGTTAGTGTAAATCCAAGAGAGGAAGTGAGATAGAAGTATCCATCTGGCGAATCCATTTCAGGCTTTATCAAATATACTTGTAAACTTGAAAGGTCTGAACCAAACCAGGTTGTATTACCAGGAGATGACGGATTAGCTGAATGTAAACCAAATATAGAAGAAGTTATAAAGTTTTTAGGAAAATAAAGTTTTTCAGAAGGAGCAAAAGATAGTGGAGTTATTATCTCTGCCTCTATTGTGCTGCCATGATAAGCAAGTTCTAAGTTTCCTTGTATAAACGAAGTTGAACTTGGGTCAAGACTTGAAGTCATCTGGTAAACTGAACCTTGGACTCTGTCTGGGTCATTGAAGTTTATGATTTTCTTTTTATAGTATGTATTGAGATACTTGTCATCAAAAGTATAGACGGAATCGTTTGAATATATGTTGAACTTTACAAGTTCTTCATCAACACCAAAACATCTCAATAGGTTTCTTATTGATTTTTCTGTTCCCTTGCTCTTTTGAATATAGGAAAGATTGTTGTATATGTTTTGATATATATGATTTTTTACATTGAACAATCTATCTTCATAAAGAGAAGTTTCGTTTCTATTTCCAAGATTTTCCAATACGCTCGAGTTTGTAAACAGATCTTGTGTGGCAAAGCCCATTGATTCAAGTAGTTTTATTGCATAGGGAAAAGGTCTTCCGTTCTTGTATGACACTTCTTTTATTGATGGAAGATGCTTTATTTTTATAAAGACTTCGTCAAAATAAGAACCTATTATTTGTGTAAGTTCGTATAGTTTATTGCTATCGTTTTCTTGATCGTCTTCAACTATCCACGCTGGGATAGTGTAGTATATCATGGCACTGTTATTATTGTCGTGTAGGGTTCCAAGTTCTTGTTTTTCTATCAGCAGACTTTGAACATCTGGATGAGATAAGTAAATAACAGGATCTTTTTGTTCTGTTTCTGCTGCCGCAGACTCTACTATCGCAGAAGAAGTAGAGCGCGAACCAAGAGTATAACCAGTCCAAACTCCATTTGAAAAACGACCAGAATAATCTAATACTTTATTATCATATTTTGTATCAACTGATGATGTGTTGTAAACACCCTCGTTGAACTTATAATAGACCCCGAGTTCAGTGTTGGCTGTATCTGTATTGGTTCCACCGTTTATATTTGTAAACCAATAGCGAGCAATATCTTTTTCTGTTCTTTTTGTCTTCCAATAACGAAACTCATCTAATGAGCCAGAAAGTTTTCCATAACCAAGCGCTGCATTGCCACCGCTAACTTGTGCTCCAAGAGAACCTATCCAGCCAAGCATTGGACCATATACTCTATCTATTGAACTTCCTGTTATAGCACTATCGTTTAGAATACCATTTTTATACAATCTTATTTGTAGGTTACTGCCAGAGTTTATGGCAGATATGGAAAAATGTTGCCACTCAGCATTGTTCAGGGATAAGCCTTGTCCCAAACTTGTTTGTAAAACTCCATTTGAACCAGAAGATAGTTCAATAAATATTTTATTTTCTTCACCAGATATTCCTGGACGTATTTCTGCTCTGAATCTGCCGTAGTCGCTGCCGAAACTTGAACTATTCCATAAATCAAATATTACTTGCTTTTTGCTTCCACTAATATTATCTTTTTTTAGCCAGAACTCCAAGGTCAGACCTTTGTTTCCATCTATTAGTAGATTGCTCTCTCTGTTCTCGGATACATCTAAAATATTTGAAGTTCCGAACAGTTGAGAGGTTTTTGTAGTTGTTTCAATGGGTGCATTTGGGCCGCCTTTTACAGAAATATATTCTTTTGTTATCGGATTTGAATACTGATCTGTTGAAACAGAAGAGGTTATGCCATATGTATAACCAATGTTTATATATCCGGTATTTTTTGGATATTCATTGTCAAAAATATAGTTTTGTAAATCGGATGAGTCTTTTTTCCATTTTATTTTTTCTGCTGCACTTCCATCATATGGATATTTTTTTGCTATTCCCTCTATCGCATCAGTATAGTATTTATTTGCCGAACCATAGAAAGCAAAGTTTTTAGGGTCTGTATAATCTATATCTGGTTTTATAAGTTTTCTTTCTTCAAGTTCTTGAACGACATATTCTTCCGACTCAACATCGGCAGATAGGTCTTCAAGATTTGTAGAAGAAAGTATTTTTGTAGATTTTTTACCAAATAGATCTTTTATAGACATTATTTATCAACCCTAAACTTGAAAGTATGTTTTATTTCATAAAAAGAACCATTATAGTCAAAACCAAAATACAACTTATATGCATATCCTGACTCAAACAAACTCATATCAAGATCAAAATAGTTTCCTTCAAGATCGTAAGAAGTCAAAGTGTGCTTTGTAGAACCTGTTCCATAAGATACAACTTCATAGTTATCTGCTAACCTTATCACTCTATAATAAAGATTTTCAACTATTGTTTTATCTGGTTCATATGCCGCAATGTGATATATGTTTGAATCCCACTGCCTTTCTTTTACATCTACTCTGAATCTTGCTAACTCTTTGCTTCTATAAGATTGTTTTAGAGTTGGTATTGTCAAAACATATTCTGGTATATCTTGAACTTCTGCCGGGTCATATGTTGCTGGAACTATTGCTGAACCTGTATATATTTGTGAGCCAGAAAATGTTTGCCACACATCATACAAACAAGTAAAAGAGCCACTAAGACCAACTGATGCTGTATATACACCGGTTGAATAATATCCGCCAGTCACAGCAGTTCCGGGACCGTTCAAAAGGATAAGAGGAGGACCGGTCGGACCTTCGTCAAATGAGCCAGAATACATTCTAACCAGTAGCGTTCCTGTGCCAACTGATGGTATGTTTTTTAGTTGACCCCTTACACTATTGTATAAAAATAATGTATTTAGATTATCTTCCGAGGGAAGTAAATCACTACTAAGATAAAAACTATTTCTTTTATCCTTTACTGAACTGTTGCTTCTCGCCTCTATCCATGGTCTTTTGTAAAAAAACTGACTTCTTCTTGCAAAAAACTTTTTAGTATAATAAGATTGAGTATCTGCTTCCAGTGCGGCATCAAGAGAAATAAGTAAACCGTTATTTGGCCTAGTTCCACCGATCCACTCTTCAACAAAACTTGTTATGTCGACTTCAAGGTCATCTGTGACTTCTACAATAGTTTGCTGTATTGAGCCGGCATAAGTATCTCCACCTTGTGAAGCCCATGCGGCAGTAGAAGAAGCGCTCAACCAGTTGGCAACTCCAACATCTGTATATCCTTCAAGATCGAGACCGTGACCCTCTTCCCACGCACCAGATACTGCTGCTACGGAAACAGTAATGTTTTCTGGTGTTGATTCGCTGTGTGAAGCGTTGCTTAGTTTGAGAATAAACTGACAACTACCACTTACTGCTATTGTTTTATTATTTCTATCATTTATAATGTTTTGAATGGGAAACTGTATTAATATTCTTGCTTTTTCATACGAACTTGTTGTTACTTGTCCATATATGGAAAAGATTTCAAGAACATCGGAGGCGCCCATGTTTGCATTTGTTCCGCGAGTCAACTGATTCTGCTTGTAAGCATCAGTTATCATCGTATCTTTTTCTGCTATATATCTTTTGATAGACATCAACTAATCTCTCCATAAATATCAGAACGAGGAAACTTTATTTCAAATATAATATTTTTTGGCGCCTCTATATATCTACCATCTCTTGACATAAAACGGTTTATATCAAAAAACACATCAGAATAATCAATGCCACTTTTTTGTTCTACTTTTACATTTTTTACATCATTTACACCTTGAACAGTTTTCAAAATATTGTAAACATCACTTATAAAAAACGCTTCGCCAATAAACTTTGTTTTTGAATATTCTGTTTCAAGAGCAGAGATGCAGTTTCTTAGAACCTCTGCATTATCTGCCTCTATATCCGAAACAACACTAAACTTTATAGAAAGATTGACTATTTTAGCATCTAAAATATCAATAGTATCATTCACCATTTTGTTTTTATTTAGCCAAACTTTTACATTTTCTTTTAGAACGGTATTTGAGTTGGTAAGTTTTCCAGCGGAATCTTGCGAGACTACGTAGATATTTATATTTCTTTTGAAAGAGTTATAGTCTCTAACAATACTTGCTCTTTTTACACTACCAAACTCCGGTGGCATATTATACATGAGCGCTTCATAGTCTTTTTCTGTGACTGCTCTATTTTGAGCACCAAATGTATTATAAACTCTAAACTTCAACTCCTCTGGTGTTACCTGTGGAGTATCTCCAACGATTGGTTCTTCATTGTTTACTTCAAGCGATGAACGAACATTGTTTACAAGGGTTCCATTTAGATTTCTTGTATCACCAAAATCAAATATAGCGCTACCAACACTTGTAATGGTTCCTGCACCGGTATTTACATTATTTGAGGTGTTTGCTCTAACTATTATTCTTAATGTTGTATTTGATGGAACAACACCAAGTTTATCAGTTTTTATTAGATTATTTGGATCAAACTCTTTATCGGTAACATAGTTTTTCCCATAAACATCTATTGTCACAGAAGCGGGATCAACCAACTCACTGTTGTATGTATCAGACGAAGCATCGCCTGTTCCAAACTGTAAAAATGTTTTATCTCTTTCTCTAATAACAACAAATCTTCTTGGAACAGAGAATGGTTTTAGTATGCTTTTTACTTCGGAGTTCTCGTCGTTATTATCTCTGTTTATTATGGGACGATATACAATATCTTGACTAAGATAATCAACTTCATAATATTCATTTCCGTCTGCGTCAGTTACCGAAATAATGTCCGTGAGGAAATCTATATTTACTTGTATTTTTAGAAATCTTTGAAACTCGCCAACTTCGTAAAAGGTCTGTGTAAGATATCCAGATTGAACTTTACCATTTGCTTTTACGGCATATGTTTCTGGCAAGCCGGTATCTTCATTTACGGAACCAACAACAACTTCATTTTCTTCTCTATTGAAAAACACATCCTCTACAAGAGAAAATGAAGTTCCAGTTCTGTTGGTAAATGTGCTGTTCTTTTTTAGAATAGGTAAATAGTTTGGATCTGGCGCTGTCGCAAAACTATTTGCTGGAACAAGTATATAAAATGTTGCTATACCGTGCGATGATGGGTTTTCGCTATATTTGTATCCAAAAGGTTTTGAAAGTTTGAGAATGTTGTCAAACTCTGATGCCGTATCCAAAAAGGTTTCATTTGCTGTATAGTCTAAATAAAAAGAAAGATTATCACCAATATAAGCAACAGTATCTAGCATCAAACTGCCAAAGCCAACTTCGCTAAAATCTTTGTAGGTATCTGGGTAGTATTTTTTAGCGTGCTCTACAAGAGCATTTTTGATACTTTGAAAGTCTCTGGCTGAGTAGTCTATTGGTATGTTCTTTTTGGGCATCAAGTATTCCTCTACTATAAATAGAACACTATGAAGAACTTACAATGTTTCCATTTGCTTCTATTGTTACATTCACAAGTTCGCCAAGAGGAACAATAAAGTAAGTTATTTTTACACTGAGCAGATATCCATCTTCATTACTATTAGAATAGTCAACATTTGTAACAGTTATATAGGGAACATATTCCTGCGCCTGGGTTCTCAACCTCTGTTCAAAGTTTGATCTAAATAGAGCACTGTTATTTTCAAATAACAACCTACGAACACCAACACCAAAGTTGTTATCCATTATTCTTTCCCCAGGATTTGTTAGGAGAAGCATCAAAAAGTTTTGCTTACTTAGATTTTTCAGATCAGAAATCAGTGTGTAACCCTGTTCTGTTCCGAGTTTTAGTGGTAGTTTTGGTCCAAATCCAGCCATTTATACATTTCCTATATTATTTAGTTATTCAATACTGTATTTTTTATATCCTGCCAAATCAAAGCACATGTCTTTCAGTTCTTTATTTATCTTTTCATTATTAGAGTTTGCATCCATATCAAAAGAAAACTCGAGAGCAAGTAATAGTGCTTCGGCACCAAGTAATACCATACCCGGTATTGTTAGTGGAGGTCCAACACCTATTCCGACAGGAGGAACACCAAAGACAGTTATTGGTAGTTGAGCCATGGAATATATTGCCAATGGAGTAAGAGGAAGGGGAAGTTCGCTTGGTATATTTCCTTGCGTTCCAGGTATTTGCGACGCTACGCTAAGTGCTATTTTTATAGCATTTCTTATCAATAGAGCGATGCTTATATTTGGATCGGTCATTTGACAATAATATTGTAAAACATATATCGCCGCTCTTATACTTAGTTTCAAAGCAAGTTCGGAGTTGAACTCTTTGAAATATTGAGTAGAACCAAATCTATCCATAAGTTCAGCGAAGTCGTCTTCGCTATAAGTATAGGTTAGTTTTGTTACTATTCTACTCATCAACTTTGTTCTTGGAGACGAGAAGTTTAGTTTTATCTCTTCGTTTCCAAGTATTCCAATGCTTGAAAAAATCATCATATTTGAAAGTAGATTGTTGTTTGTGAGAAGTTTGTAGAAGTTTGCTAGTTTTCCGTTACAGTTTAGTCTTACTTTCAAAAGATCGGTGTATCTATTTGAATCCGTATTTGCTACGGCTGTAATAAACTCTTTTGTCTGAGAAACAGTTGATACGCCAATACTGGATAGTTCCAAAACTTCTGTCACTATTGGAAAAACATTTATTAGGCCAAGTTTTCTTTTACCTTCGGTGTCAGCATTTGTTAGATATGGTATAGAATATGTTTTTTGATATTCATTTATAGGAGTTTGTTCTTGAAGAACAAAATCAAGACCACTTTTCTGATTGTTGTCTCCAAATATAATAAACTTATTTTTATTTTGATTTTTTATATTTTGGTAAGTTGCATCCAAGCCTTCAGTATCACTATATTCAACAGAGGTTTCTTGTGTTATTGCTGTGCTTGGAGCATAAATCATTCTCATCCCATACTTCAAAGGACCAGAAAAATATTGTGCAATATTTTCATCTTCACGAAGTTGCAGTGCTTGTATAAGTGTTTGGAACTGTAAAAATGTAATAACTCCAAAACTTTTTCTTTGTATTTGTTCCTGTCTTTGGGAGGAGTATTGTGTCTTTATGAAAGGAGCTTCTACATAGTGTTCCAAAATAAGATTGATACTATTGGCAAACTTTTTATCTTGTAAAGATAAAAATGCTCCTTCATTTTTTGTATTTAGAGAAAGATTGCCAGCCGGCAAGATTGAAGTTACTTCGTGCAATGATGAACGAAGAAGAGCATCGGTTATAAGTGTTTGTAAACTTACTTGTTGTTCGTTGTTATCTCTTTCTTGACATTCAACTCCAAGTTCTGATCTAACTTTTTCATTTGTTGAAGTTAGATAAGATAGTTTATCCAACACCACAACCATTTCATTGTATATGAGGTTGCGCATTTGCAACTTACAAAGTTTTTCTTTGTAATGTGCTATTTCTTGTTTGAGACAGGACAAATATGTTGTTAGTTTTTGTTTGTATTCCCTATCTTGTTGAGATAAGTTTATGGTTGTATAAAACTTTCCATAATACGAACTAACAATATCTTTGTCTTCTTCAAGTTTTACTATTTTTGATTTTATTTCATTTATTTCTGTGAAAAGTTTGCTATTTTCTTCTGCTGACATTTTTGATTCATAAACAAAGTCATGTAGATATGCGATATGCTTTTGGGTTAGTTCTACCATGCTGCTTTTATTTATTGAGTTAGCATATTGCTGTATCTCAGCATACAAAATATCCGAACCATAAGTTGGCATCATCAAATCTTCAATAATACTTTTATCAAACTTGAAAACTCTTAGAGGGAATATTGCTCTCATGGTGAGTTCAATGCAAATACCTCTTATCAAACTGAAATACATTCCGTCTATTAGAGAAAAGTTTATATTATTATCGTCATCCTTCAATGCTTCTTGAAGAGTTTTCAAGTTTATTATTTCTTTTTCTCTTTTTTCTAAAATATTATATACCAACTGCTCTACTTCAAGTTTTCCATAAAGCGAAGGATCAATGTTATTGTTTTTTTGTTCTCTTGTTGGCTTTGGGCTGAAATTTATATATTTCATCGGTGTATCAACAAAAGGACTTACCATGGGCGGCAAGTTAGCAAGTGCACTTGCTATGTTTTCAAAACCTGGAAATATTCCTGCCAGATTGTTGCTTATTCCGGTTATATAACTTTCGCCACTCATTGAAGCCAGGTTCATTGGTTGCAACAAGCCATCTTTTGATATAAAACTTGTTATTTTTTCATATATCAAAGAAATAAAGTCAGAATATGCTTTATTTGTATATTGTTGGAATAGTAGGTCGTTTATGTTGCCGTTTGTAGCCGAACCAACAGAGAGTTTTAGTTCTGCATTGAACTGTTGTCTTGTATTACGAGTTTGCGATAAGATATTTGCTTCTGTTGTTGGTGTTATATAAGAAAACTTTTCTCTATTATTTTCAAAGAACTTATAAACACTACCGGTAGTGTTTATTGTATTTTCAAATTTCCATTTTTTTCCAAGGGAGGAGTTTACTTGCTCTTCTTGATCGTCTTTATATCCAACATTTCCATTTAGAGAAACTTTTAGTTGCTCTAATGAAGATGAGATATCAAGATTTTTAGAACTCTTTATAAAGTTTTCAGTAAATAAGCCACCATAAACATACTTCTTTTCAGTAACATTTATTGGCTGCGAGTAGTCAGGGGTATATCCACCTTTGTTTACCAGGTCTTTATATTCTTCGTTTTCTATTTGGTTTTCTTGACCTTCTTCATTTTTTATTTTTTTTATTTTTTCTACTTCTCTTGTTACTTGTTTTTTATAAACCAATTTTGAATAAAGATCGTTTGTTTTTTCTTTGAACTCATTAGATGTTATATCAAAAGCGGATTTTATTATACTTTTTTTTGCCTTATCAACAGACGATAGTTTTTTACCATTTGGCAACATACCCATCAGTAGTGGTTTGAATATTTCTTCATCTACTTTATTTTTTAGAGTATTAGGACTTGCAGTTAGCAGTTCTTCCAATAACTCTCGGTATTTATCATCAGGTGTTGGTTGAATGAAGTCAACAATAGTTGACGTTCCATCGTCATCTAATGTTCTATCGTCATCTATTATTTCAGTAGATGTAGGGTCCAAGCAGACAAGTTGTTCTTGTCTTGGTCTGTTTGTAATATAAAATGTAGAAACAGATAAAAGTTCATTTCTCACCGAATCAAGTCCTGATATTCTTCCTATGTATGAGAACATACTTCTAACAATACTTGGCGATGACAGGTAAGATAGTTGTGGCTGGTTTTGTTGTATGTATGTGGATACTTGTGTTATGGTATTTTTTTCAGCATTACCCGATACAAGTTCCATAAATTGATTAGGAGACAGAAAACGAGCAAGAGAATCAATAAGGCCAACCAAGGCAATTTTTACTTCTGTTTCTGTTGTTGCCACGGCTTTTGGACTCAACAAAATACTTTGCGCTCTTGTCTTTGCATCAACTTTTATTTCTCCACCAAAACCAAAGTCTAATGTTGTGAAAAAAGCAGTATTTTCTTCCGCCGTAACGCTTTCTGGTAAACGATTTACAATATCAGACATACCTCTTGCATATATATTCGGATCAACTTGTGGGTTTTTTTCAACGAATTCATCAAGATCAAATCTACTACGAGATAGTTGATTGAGTGCTGCTGCGGCTGCACCACTAACACTGTCACCTGCCTCTCCTGTTATTGCAGCAGATAGCAGATTTTTTATTCCACCACAGGTCAAAAGTTCTTCAAGTATTTTTACTATAAAAGCAACAATGGTGTCAATAATAAGTTGCGCAACAGCAAGGTTTACTCCAAGTTTTACTTCGGAGTAAATATCAAATTGAGGTAGTTCTGGTAAGGTTATGGTTCCAAATGTTGGACTTATATTGAAAAGATCAACTAAACTACAAAGTATATCGGTATTTATACCTCTTTCTTCAAGAAAGTCAAGAAACTGATCTATTTGCTGCAATTCATCTGGCTGCATTTGTCTTCTTGCAGCAATTTTATCTTGCTGTGTTGTTTCTGCGGTTTCTTGATTTAGTTTTAGTTCTTTATATTCTTGAAGTTTTTGTTGATAAAGTTCTTCAAGAGATAGGTTTGTTTCACCAATAGCGACCTGTTGATCTGAAATATTTAGAGCCTCGGCTGGTTCTTTTCTTTTATCCATTTCGGCAAAAGCCACTGCTTTTCTATCGCTATCTTTTAGTTGTTTTTCTATATCTTTTATTTGTCGTAATAATGCTCTTTCTCTTTCATCCTTGGCATTGTCAATAAGAAACTGTTCTATTGAAACATACAGGGTTGAATAAATACTTCTTGGAAATGCTCTTTCTATAACCTGCTGTAATTCAGTAAAACGAAAACCCCGCAGTATGTCTCGGCAGTTTCCCATTTGAGGCATAAAACAGGTTTGGAACTCTTTTAGAAGGCACGCTATGTTTGTTCTGGCAAACACAATACTTTGAATTTGTGCTGCGGCATTCTCTGATAGGTTGTTTAGTTGGTTTATTATTGGCTTTATTGATAGTGGATCAGAAAAAGAATTTTTCTTTACATTATAAGGACCAAAGCCATTATAAAGCAAAGAGTCTTGCAACAACTTGCTTATATTTTGATCTCTTATTATATTGGCAGCAGGAGTTTCAGAATCGTCAGAATAATAGTATTTACTATACCTGAGTATAGTTTGTTCCATTTTATTTTTTGTTAGTGTTTGCTTGCTTGATTCATAAAAGTCTTCTGCACCGCGAAGAAAGTTAGGAATAAAATATTTGTCTGGGAATGTGATATGGGTAAATGCTGCCGGGTTTGATTCCACATAGTGGCGAAATTTTTGAATATTATTTTTATCATATTCGCTTGGTCTTAGGTTGGCTTTTTGTGCATTAAAACTTGGCTGTAAACTTTGTGGAACAGGACAATAAAATGGATCAATTTCATTTATATTGAGAGATATAAAATCAATATTTGATATTATTGAAAGTATTGTTGGCTGGAAGAAGGCAACCTCATTTTTGCTTGAAGCAATATCTGTTCCGCCTATCATCGCAACAAATTTATCGTTTCTTTGAGTTGGTCCAAAAGCGCTTTGCAAAGAGGCAAACTGTCTGTTTATAAATTCAACATTTAGATTGGAAAATAGTTGCTCTTGTTGTTGAACTATTATGTTTTCTGTTTCACGCAAGTAAGTCAAGCGAAAAAATAGTTCTTCTTTTGGCAGTATTTTTGATATTCCGTCTCCAAATAATCTGCCTTCAAAAAAGTTATAGTTAGTATATTTTGATCTAAAATCATTTAGAAACTTTGTTGCACTTATTTTTTCTTCTAAAACTTGCTGTATTTCATTTTTTAGAATATAATCAATAATTTTTATTTTTGCTGTTTCTATTGTTTTACTATCGTATTGTTTGTCTGCGTTGAAGTTTGCTATTTGATTATCATATAAATCTTGCCCTACAACACTTGCTATTTCACTTCGTGGATACTTTGTTAGAAGTTGTTGCGCGCCGGATGGTACCAACTTATTTCTATCTTGAAAAGAAGATTCATTATATATGTTTATAAGTTGTATTGCATTATTCGCACCTGCAACAACACCAGTCAGTGAAAATAAAAATTCTTGCTGTTCTTCTGCATCTGGACTTGGCGGGGCATCGCCAACCGGTTGTTCAGATAATGGTTGTTGTTCTTGTTGTATTTGTGCTTTTGTTTTTATAAATAATACTTTTTCTTCAACTTCTTTTGCAAAATTGCGAAAAGAAAAATTGAAATTTAGGGAATCAACATATGATGTTGTTATTGTATCAAGAACGCTTACTGAATAAGTAAGTTTATTTATATCATAAATGACTGATACTGCGTTTGTAGAATAAGTTTCTATTTCTTCTTTATCAAAAATATCAACCTGCAAAAACCTATACGGCCTTACATTCAATATATTCAATATTGAGTTATTTGGATCTGTATTGGTTGCCGCAAAAGCATCAAAGGTTGAACCAAAATCATCCATTGGAGTTGGAAAAACAAAATCAGTTTCGGTAGCAACTCCTTGTTGTATTAGTTTTTGCTTTGTATTCTGAAATCTGTTTACATATATATTATCAATAAACTCTGATAATGTTTCTTTATATTTTCTATTTTGCAGAGAACTTACAATAGTTTCGTAAGTTGGTTCGGTATATTTGAAAACAAGACCACTATCTTTTAGATCGATAGATGAGTTCTGTAAAAATTTTATAAGTTTATCAATTTTTTGGTCAATAGTAGACAGGTCAATCCGGAAACTTGTTGATATAGTGTTTTTCATCATTTGTCACATTAGTTTGTTTTGTTATAATAACTGTTTATATACTTGTTAGGATTTTTTACTAAATAGTTATTTCGCAGATTTTCAATATTTGGAATAGTTTTTGTAGTTGTAACAAGTTCAGTCAAAGTATTTATTTTTATCTGTCCTTGTTCAACGGATGCCAACATTTTTGGATCTGTCCATGGCGGTAGCGGAGAAGCAGTAAAATCAGAAATATGAGTATGATCTCTTAATGCTTGATTTATTACTGCTTGTGCATCAAAAACTTCTTTTATTTTTCCATGTATATTTTGTATCTCATCTAATACTTTGTTTAGAAATTCCTCGAGATTTTTTCCAAGAACTAATGGGTGTAGTTGTTCTTCAACATCAACTGCGTTATTCGCTATCAGGTGAATGCCACTAAAATCTCTATTTGGATGAGATGGACCATTTGGATCTTTTGTAATCTGATCTTTTTCCATCTGATCTATTCCTGTTATTATTTTACAAGAGCCACGAGAAAAAAGTCTTACTTCGTCTGCTTTTATTGCAACAGCAGAAGCGTTTTGAGCATTTATATCTACTATTCTTGCTCCAAAGTTTGAATCTACATTTGTTTCTTCACTTATTTGTATTACTGCTGAATCGTAATAAAACTTATTGCTGAGTTCTAACTTTCCAGCATCCAATGGAGGTTGTTTGCCTTTTATTGCCGTAGACATGCCGGCAACAAGTGTTATTGTGGCGGTATTTTTTGTTTTTGCTATATCAGGAGTATTTTTAGTTGCTCCTCCAAGTATTATTGTAGCATTTAGTTCTGTTTGTAATACTTGTTCGTTTGGAGCATTGTTATAAGAACCTGGTCTATTTGTATTTACCCAAATAGGTGCACTAAGTTGAGACTTTTTCTTTATTTGTTCTTCTGCTTTATTGGTCATTTGTTACGCCTTTTTCAGCGGTCTTGAATTTGTTTGCCCGTTTTCATCTTTATACATTTCAAATGCTTGTTTTTTATTGTTTGCTTTATCATAACTAACATGTATCCATCCGCGATTTGCTTCTGGTCGCCACATTTCTAATATAAGTTGCTTGAATGCAAGATTATCCCTTATCCAGTTTGCTACTTCTAAAAGATTTTTTGTTCCCGTTACAGGAACAATATCTGCTGCCATTCCCCGTGGATGATCGCCAGTTCTTGAACCACCAACTTTTTGATTGAGTTCTGGGCTTCTATACGCGCTTGTAATGATCAACTCTCCAAACTGTCTTCTTATTGGTTCCAAAACATCATTCGCTAAAAGTCTTAGATTTTCTTTTTGTTGATCGTTTGGAGCATTATCTATATTGGGAAAACTTCTGCTTATAGTGAGTTGTTGTAGAGAAAAGTTTTCAGACAGCATTTCTCCGTCTGTCAATATTTGACCGCTAGTTTCCTGCCCTCTTTCATCTTCGTGTTCTAAATCTTGGGATGAAACTTGTGATTGAGAAGAAAAAACTTGTGCTACAAAAGAAGTGATATTGTTTGTTGTTGACTGAACAACTGTTTGAGTTGTATCTATAAAACTACGAAAATCTGCAAGCAAAGCATTTAGTTTTCCTGGTTCAAAAATAGAATCGTCTTGATCTATTATTTCGTAGAAACCTTCTATTGAACTTCCAGCAGTCATGTGTGGTTCGCTAAAACAGTAAACTCTTACTTTTGAGTTTGGTTTGGGTCTTTTAGTATTTTTTGGATCTAATGGAGCAAATGTTTTATGATTTGCTACTGCTTCAAAATAGTTTATAAGTTTTATTTTTTTTTGCTCTTGATTTTGTGTTGTTTTTTCAAACACTTCTCTTGATCCAGCGATTTCATCGCCAAACATATCTTCCGGATCTGGTAATGAACCAACATCTTCTGGGAGTCTTATTTTACAAAGATATCCTTCAAGATACTTTCCATCAGCCATATTCAAATGTGGAAGAATGTATTTTGTTTTTCCATCTTGTGAATCAGGAGGACTTATAACTTCTAAAACAGTAGCATTTTCTACTGTTTTTGAAAAACCTTTTTGGTTTAGAAGCTTTATTGTTTCACTTAGATTGCGAGCACCAGGAACAACAGAATCTTGCACAGCATACGGATGCTGCATTTCGGCAGGTGCAACTGTATTTGTTGTTTTTTTTGGCTTATTTCTTTGTATGGTGTTTGTCATTCACCTGTCTCCTCTATTTCGTTATAGAGGTTTTCTTTGTCTGCTGGATCTAAGTCGCCATACTTGTCCTCTTGGCCTTTCTTCATCAAGCCAATCAGTTTTACAAGTTGTTCGTTTGATCTTTGAAGAGTTTCAAGGTATTTTGCTGCTACCATGCCAACAGTAGCATATCTGTCTTTTTGTTGACCAATGTGGGACGCAACATCTTGTAGCAGTTCTTGTGCCGATTCACGATCTTGGTTTATGTTATCTATTGCTACCTGTATGAGTTCATCGCGAGAGAGTTTCTTTTTCATAATAATAAATATTTCCTAAACAAAAATATTTGTTATCTCACATTCCCCCATCATCCCACTCTCTTTTGAAGTCTTTGTATTTTTGTCTTATCTTGTTTAGACTGTTGACAACCTGTTTGGTGTTTAGACCGGTTATCTCGCGCATGTAGAAATAGATTGCTTTTTTGTTGAATATTTCTATTTCATCAGGGTTTTCAAGCAATATACAAATAGCATCTAATATCTTTTTTTCATTTGGCTTCAGGTCTAATGCTTTCCAGTCTTCTATTTCGCCCCAGAGATAGGTCCAAAACTCTTCACCTTCTCTTGTGGTTTCATATTCTGTATATACAAGCAAACTATCGTTTTCATATTCGTTTTTATCGGTTATTTCGTCAAGAAACATTTCTTTTTTATTTTGACGATTTACTTTTTTGATTTTATGGATAAACCAGTTTTTTATTATTACAGAAAAATAACTAAAAGCCTTTGAGCCTTTTTCTGAATCAAACTTGTCTAATATTGTGGTGATCCATATTTTACATTCGTCTTTTAGTTCTTCTATATTTGGAAGAGTATTGAACTTGTATGTAAAAACTATTTTATTTACCATTTCATTGAATGCTGGACCTATAAGGCTGCGATAAAGGTCTTGTCTTACTTTTGGATCTGTTGTAAGAGTATATGCTATTATTGCTTCTTCATGTTCCTTGGTAAAATACTGTTTTTCCTGCTGGGGAGACGAACTTTTCTTGCTCCTCCTTGTTATCCTCTGTTTCGGTTTCGCTGTCTTGTTCTGTTGTGTCATCATTTTCCTCTTCGCCAGCAAGCTCAATAATATCTTTGTATTTTGACATATAGTTTCTTAAATCGCGCGAATGACGAATGAGATTTTTTAGAGTTTCATCTCCATAATACATTTCAAGTTCATGAATAAAGTTTATGTGCTCGTCAAACTCTTCAAGTCTTTCGTATAGATCGTCCATGTTTTCGGAAACAAAAAGAAGTTTGTTTGTAAGTTTATAACAATACCAACCAAGCAAAATGGTAGAAGTAATAAAAAATAACAATAACATTATCAATAGTATCATTCAGGTTTATACTCAACTTTTTTTAGCTCTTCTTTTTCTCGTCGTATTTCTTCTCGCGCTTCTTCAATATAGTTATCCACTATGGCGCCAACTTTTTGTTGCACTTCTTTTTTGATAATACCACCAAAAGATGGAACTTTTAATAAGGTTTGTTCGTTACAAACTTCACAAACGGTCTTTTTTTCAGAAAGAGAGTGGTAGTATTCAAAACTACCACTACACTTTTCACAATGATATGCATATCTTGGCATATCATTCACTTACAAACTGTGGCATATCGTCTTCTTCTGGCAATGAAGCACGAAATGTTGGAGGATTACTGACAACCAGTTCTCCATTTTCGTCTGATAGCAATTCAAAGCCTTTTAGCACTGGGACAATATCTGTTTGTGTTAGTAGGCTGTTTTGTAATGCCATCATAATGGCTCCCAGTGACTGATCTGATAGTTTTAGTTTCATTTCACGCTCTCCCATATAGGTCTTCGTATCTTTTTATATCATCTTCACCGAAATATTGTCCGGTTTGTATTTCTATAAAAACAAGTGGTTTGTTACCAACATTTTCAATTCTGTGGATCATTTTTGCTGGTATTTGTATCACACTTCCAACAAAAACTGGTTTTATTTCTTGATTCAATGTCACTTCGCCGTCGCCATCTATTATTTTCCACAACTCATTTCTTTTTTCATGGCTTTGAAGAGATAACTTTTGTCCAGGTTGTACAATAATCTTTTTAACTTTACATTTATCATCTTCTAATAAAATTTCATAACTTCCCCATGGTCTATTCTCGTTCATCTAAATCTCCTAATTTTAACAATATTTTAAGATTATTGTCACTATAACGATTATTTTTTACTTGTTCAGAAATCCAAGAATAAGTTTTTTCTAATCCAGTTTTAAGAGGTTGTTTATAATCCCAACCAAGTTTTTGCCTAATTAATCGATTATCTGAATTTCTTCCGCGTACTCCTACTGGGCCTGAGATGTTTTTTATTTTCAAATTTTTTCCAGAAATTCCTATTACTAGTTCAGCTAATTGATTTATTGTAACCATCTCTTCGCTTCCAATATTAACCGGTCCTGAAAAATCACTTTCCATATGTCTACGAATAGCCTCAATACATTCATCTATAAACAAAAATGAACGTGTTTGTTTACCATCTCCCCAAACCTCTATTTCTGTTCCATCTTTGGCTTCTGAGACTTTTCTACACATTGCTGCGGGTGCTTTTTCACGTCCTCCGCTCCAAGTTCCTTCTGGGCCAAATATGTTATGAAATCTTGCTACACGAACTTGTAATCCATAGTTTCTCATAGCAGAAAGAAATAGTCTTTCACTAAATAATTTTTCCCAGCCATATTCACTATCTGGAGCGGCTGGGTATGCACTTTCCTCTGAGCATTTTGGATTATCTGGATCTTCTTGATTGTAAGCTGGGTACATACAAGCAGATGAACTATAAAATACTTTTTTTACTTTAGTTTTAATACACTGTTCTACAACATGAAGATTTATTATAGCAGAATTATGCATAATATCTGCATCGTGGTCGCCAGTAAAAATATATCCAGCACCACCCATATCTGCTGCTAGCTGATATACTTCATCAAATTTAGTTTGAAATATTTGTTTAACAAATTCTTGATTTCTCAAATCTCCAATAATAAAAGAATCTGCTTGTGTTTCGCTAAATTCTTGTTTTTTCAAATCGACACCACAAACCCAATATCCATCTTTTTTCAATCTTTTTACAAGATGAGAACCAATAAATCCGCCAGCTCCAAGTATAAGAGCAGTTTTTATTTTATTCATATTATATTTCCTCTTGAATCATAAAAATATTTATTTTTATTATAAGTTCTATGATAAAAATTATTTCTCACTATAGTTATATTTTTTGATAATAAATGAGCAATATAACTAAAAGAACTATTAGACATAATTAAAAGATCAGAATTTATCATGTGATATAACGATACTATCGGATATTCGTCTATGTGAAAAATAACATTATTTTTAAAATTTTTTAAAATAAAATCAAAATCGTCTATCTTTCCTTGTGAATAAATATGAATTTTATATTGTTCATTATTGGCAAATTTATTAATTGATTGTTGTAAAATATTGATTATTTTATCTTTAGATTGATGATCAAAAAGTTCTCTTATAGGTGAAAAATCGCAATCTGTAATAGTAGCTTTTCGAATGTGTAAACAAATATTAAAAAATTCATTATTAAAATATTTTAAATTATCTTCAATTTTAATGTTTTTTATAATATTGTTTAATATATTTGAATTTTCTATATAATCTAAATATTGTTCAGCTTTTTTCATAAAATATTCATCTTTTATATTAAATAAAATTTTATTATTACTTGTTCTAAAATTACTGATAAGATTTATTAAATTATCATCTAATTTTACATCAATTACTTTAGCTTCTTCTGATAAATCATTTGGAAAATTAAAAAAATTATTTATATCAGAACAAAATTTTTCTTGTGTTATATCAAAGTATTGATAATGTTGCATACGAGTAAAAGGCTTAAAAGCGAATCCAATATTTAAAATTTTTGATAAAGCATAGGTATAAATTTGATATTGTACCATTGCTCCAATACCTTCAGTATTTCCAGCATCACTTGAATGGCATATAAATAAATTACTCATTATTAAATCTTTTATTTATATAAATAATATCATGTGAATCTCTATTTAATAAATTAAAATCATATTTTTTCATATATTCTTCAAAATTATTAAAACTTTGTTCTCGAGAATCTTCATCCTCATATTGACCACCTGTATGATATTCTGACTGAATATATTTTATATTTTTAATATAATCTTTACAACTTTTAATAACATTTAAATCATTTGATTGGGTATCTGTTTTTAAAACATCAATATAATTATATTTTTTCCAGTCTATTTGTTGTAATAAATAAAATAAAGGTATTACTTTTACATTTATTTTATTTTTAATAGAAACTTTTAATATATTTTCAATTGGTTTTTTTAGACTAGAACAGCCAGTATTCTCTTCTGAAGTACAATAAAAATTTTTAAAAGTTTCTTCCTGAACATCATCTATTGCATATTCGAATATTTCAAATATATTATTATTATCACTTAAAGAACATACTTTTATGTTGTTATCATATATAGCATTTTCACTTAAACATATTCTAGGATTTAAAATCCATTTTTCTATTGCTTTTCCATGTCCAGTATGTAAACTTTCAACATTTTGTGGATTTGGTTCAAAGCCAAATATTATGGTATTTTTTTGTTTTTTTAAGATTTCTGCAGAAAATGGAGCATTACAAGAAGTACCAACGTCTATACAAATATTTGTTATATTTTGTGGTATTTTAATATTTAACATATTATTATAATATACTTTCTAATTGTTTAATTACCTCTTCTCGAGAATCTTTTATAACTATATTATATCCTAAATTTTTTAAAGCTATAGCAAATTTTAGTTGTTGTGATTCTGTAAGAAGTATAGATTCTTTTTTATATGTTACGTAATCAAAAAAAATTTGTTTTGTTTTGTCTTGATTTTCAGATATAAAATTTTCAATTTGATAATTTAAATGTTTTTCATTACTTTTATCACTAGCTTTACTTATAATTGCATCAATATTTTTATTTTCTGCAAATATAGAAAGTGCTCTATTATCTCTAGGGAAACAAGGACCACCAAAACCATATCCATAATTTAAATATTTACTTCCAATTCTAGAATCAGAGCCTATGGCTTTTAATATTTTTTCTGGATTGCATTTTGCGCGAATTGCAATATCTCCAATCATATTGGCGTATGCAATTTTAGTTGTTAAAAAACAATTAAGAGATATTTTACACAATTCAGCTTCTGTACGAGACATACGGTGAATTGATGGATTATTTGTAGTATGCTTTTTATATATGCTTTCTATTATATCTCCAGCTTCTGGCGAACCTTCTCCAATTAAAACCATATCTGGTTTTTCTTGATTTTTTAGAATTGTTCCCTGTGCTATAAATTCAGGATTATAACTTATAGTATAATTATAATTTTTTAATTTTTCCTGAATAGTATCACAATATTCAGGCATTGTAGTGCTACAAACTACTAAATGCTTTTCCTGTTTTTGTTTTCCTAAAAGTTTAATTTTATCGATTAATGATTCTATTTGTGAGTGATCGTATTCGCCGTTTTGTAAAGAAGGAGTAGCAACTATGATAAATAATATTTTACAATTATTAATCGCATAAAATAAGTCGATTGTAGCATAAAAATTTTTACTTAATTTTAAATAATTTTCAACATTTTCTTCTGAGGATTTTAAAGACTTATTATTAATTTGTTCAATATAGTCTTTATTTATATCCACACCAATTACATTATATCCTGCTCTTTCTAGCGTTAGTGCAAAGCATAAACCTAATTTACCTATTCCTAGAATCCCTATATTCATTAATCAACTCCTAATTTAGCAGTTATTAAAAGATGCCAACCAAGATTTTTTTCTAAATGTTCAAATTGCTGTTTTGACATACTTTCAAACCAAGGAAGTTTTTTATATAAATTATTTTTATAACTTTCTAAATCATAAGAAAAAATATGATCTTTTTTTATTTCTAATATATCAAAACCATTTAATAATTCTTTTACTTCTTGTTTTGTATATGTAATTGCAATTGGACATCCAGATTGGGCTTCTGGCTGGTCAAACCCTCCATTAATCATTATGTTTTTCCAAGAATTTTTAGAATATAACATTATTTTTAATATAGAATCTTTATGCATGTAGTTTTTTATTTCTTTTATAATTTTTTCAGGATTTGGACTGTGATGTATAACTCCAAAAGAATAAATTAAATCATATTTCGATTGTGGTAAAAAAGAAGATAAACTTTCTGCATTTCCACAATAAAATTGTCCCTTTTGAAAATATACTTCAAATCTTTTTTTTGTTAAATTTAAAGATTTTTCAGATAATTCTATACCGGTATAATTTGCTCCATTTCTAGCAAAATTTATGGCAGCAGTACCTATACCACATCCGATTTCTAAAACGTTTTTATTGTTCCAATTTTGGAATTCGCTAAAAGTTATAATATGAGGTTCAACAAAAAATTTCTTTTTTTCTACTTCATCAAAATATTCTTTTGTACCAATTTGTTTAAAAGAATGTCTTATGTTACATGGTCTATTATTCCAATATGATTTTACATCTTCTATATTTTTATTATCTTTCATTTTAAATTCCTTTAAATCTGTATCCATTCTTTTGGATAAAAATAGTTATTACAAGAAGTATTTTTTTCAATATGAAAATTTTTTGGACATATTACTGTTTTGTTTATATTTTTATTTAAAAATGCTGCCCACCAAGAAAAAGTAGAACTAAAACTTATTATATTATGATTACATAAGCTTATTCGAATAAAATCAGTCATAGGTTCATTTGAATCATTTACAATAAATTTAGAATCATTAAAATAATTTTTTGCCATGCGTATATCGCTAGAATCATCTCCTGTTCTACTACCACCAACAAAAACTAATATTTTAATATTTTTTAATTCTGAAAAATATTCTAGTGCATTATTAATATAATTTCCAAAAACACTATTCTTATCCAAAGGATGTTTCCCATAATATTTGTTATAAATTGAATTTGTTCCGTCTGTCATATCACCGGTTCTTATATGCAAAGAAACTAAATCATATTTATCTTCTTTTAAATTATTAATAAAATCTATTTCTTTTCTTAATAAATCTTCTTTAAAATTAAATTCATTTTTAATTTCTTTTTCATATTCTAAAAAATATTTTGTATTTTGAAAAAAACCATTAATATTTGTGTTATCTTTTATATTTTCTAAAATATTTAAATATTCTCCTGTAAATCCAATAGGTTCACTAATTTCATGTCTTATTGAACTTATGTCTTCTTGTGTTAAAAGTTCAGAAGTTAATTGAAAATTATTTAATAAACATTTCTGACCGTGCCAATACGTATTCGATATATCCGGTATTTTACAAATATATTTATTTTTTAAAGAACAACTTTTTAATGCTGCATACTGATATAACTGATTACCAAGCCGACCATATTTTCCTAAATTTATAAAAGTAATCATAAAACACATTCTTTTGTTGAATATTCACTATTTTTATTTTGATATGGTCTTGTTATTTTATTGTGAGTATATATATCTAATGCCGAACCAATGTCAATATAGGTATTATCAGGATTTACTATAAACAAGTTATGAATCAAAATTTCTGAAAGTGGTCCGGCACTAATAAAAAATAAAGTATTTTTATATTTATTTGCTAACAAACTCATTCCTTTTATAATTGTTGTTTTGTTAGATTCATACCAATTTACGCAGTCATTTTCTATAGGTATTTTTTGTATTACATTAAAAGGATAATTTGATTGTAAACAATTTTTATTAGCCAAAACAACAACATCTCTGTCTAATTTATTAATAAATTCTATAAATTTATTGTAATTTGCATTTATAAATAAATTAGAATAAGTTATATTATGGTTTTCTAATAATTTTTTATAATAATTTGAACCATTTTCATCACAACATTTACAAGATATAGCATAATAATAGTTATCTTCTTTGTGATAACAAGTTTGCATTAAATCTTTTGAAAAAATTTTATTATTATTATAAGTCCACTTATCAACAACATATGCTTGTGTATTAAAAGATATAATATTATTTTCTAATATTATTTTTTCTCCATCTGCATATCTTGCAAAAGCAAAATTTTCTTTATTTAGAATTTTATTTTTAAAGAAAGAAAAATGCTCAGTAAATGTACTGTTTGATAATATCATATATTACTTCTGAAGAATTTCCGTTACCGTATGGACATATATCATCAATTTTGTAACTTGTTAATAGTTCTGAAAATAGTTCTTCTAATTCATTAGGTTCTTTACATAAGAAGCTAAAAGTATTTAGCCCTTCCACTCTTTCTGTCGCCTTTCTACAAACTATTGATTTCTTTTTTAAGAAAGATGATTCTTCTTGTAAGCCTCCACTGTCAGTTATTAACAGCTTACATCTACTCATATAGTTGATTAGGTCCACGTGAGGTAGTGGTTCTATTACTTGAATTTTTTTTAACAGATGAGCATGTTTTAAAACATTTGGATTTGGATGAATCGGTAAAAAAAATTCATGATCAAGATATTGATTGGCTAATTTTTCAAATTCAACAAACCATTTATCCATTATATCGTGATTTTCTCTTCTATGTAAAGTTATGAGTATTTTATTTTCATAAAATGTTGGAATATTTTTTAAATTATCTAAAACAGTATTTCCCACTACATGATTGATACCTGGGCATTTTTCTTGTTCTAGCCAAGCTCTATTAATATCTGATACACAAAAATTTATAGAAGACATATTTGATATCATTCTTCTGTAAAATTCTTCTGGATATGGATTGTTGATATCGTGTGTTCTCAATCCGGCTTCAAGATGAATTACTTTAATATTTCTATGAAATGCTGCCAAGGCTAATGCAGCTGCGGAAGCAGTATCTCCTTGCACTAAAACGTGAGTTATTTTTTCAAATATACTTTCATTATTCAACAATGAACAAAATATAGAATCTAATCTATTTGAACCAGATTGGATTTCTAATTTATAATCAACATCTAGATTGTTTAAAGATATTAAGTCTTGATGTTGACCAGTGAAAAGAATCTTGTAATTATTAAATTTATTTTTATTAAATTCTTGCAATATTGGTTTTATTTTAATATATTCTGGTCTTGTTCCGAAACAAATTAAAATCATTTGATATTCCTTACTGTTTTCCATCCACCATTAATTGCATTTTGTACACACAAATCTCTTTCAGAGAAAAACTGTTTATGAGACATTGTTATATTATTGCTGGTAGCAACAGAATCAGTTCCAAGCTTCATTCCTAATAAAGATCCGTGAAACATCTTATCAGATTTTGGATGCGGTGGACAATATGTTTCAATATTGCCATATTTTTGAGCAAGATATGAAAAATGTATATCCTCTCCATTTTCCCATGTAGCTGGTTTTTCCATCCAAAGATATTTTAACCAATCTTTTCTAAAAAACCATGCATGTCCAACTAAATCAACTCTAGTTATTTGTTCATTTTGTGATGGCCAACCACATCTCTCGTGATCAACATACATATTAGAATTCAATATAACCCCTGCTGTTCCTAATATTCCATTTACTTTTGATATCGTATCCAAACAATTTTCAAACCACTTATTTCCAGGGATAGTATCGTCATCAAATATTGCTACGTATTCTGTCTGGGCCAACATGGCTCCGGCGAATCTACCATAAAATTTCCAGTTAAAATCATTATTAAATCTTCTATCTACGTCAAAAGTATTTAAATCAACAGATTTATTGTCGTCATGGTGATTTTTCCAAATCCATACTTCATTTGGCTTTATAGTTTGTTGTCTGACAGAGGCTATTTGCATATTCATATTTTGAGGACGCCTATACATATTCAAAATAACAGTTATATTTTTGTTCATAAATTTTCCTTGAGGAAATATAAAAATTTATCATTTGACTCTTCAATATAATTTAATAATTCAATTCCATTTAGTTCTTTAAACCAATTTTCGTGAGAAACTCCTAAAAGACCATTTGTATGTATTTTCATTCCAAGTATTTTACATTCAGTTGCAACTCTTCCAAATGTTTCAGGGGTTTTTGGAAAAAATATAAATTTATCAGCTTTACTAATATTCTTAATAAAGTTTTCAAAATTAAAATCTTGAAAAGTAAAATATTTTAAGTTATTTTTATTGCAATATTCTATTGAACCAAGTGCATTTTTATGTTCTATATTTGTATCAAGTATAAAAGCAATATTCTTTTTTTGTGTTTTAGAATATTTTAATAATATGTTTTTTTCTTCTTTAGACCAAAAATTAGTCGACGCAGATACTATATTATCAAATTCTAAATTTTTTTTGACAATGTTTGCGTGAAAATTTGTTTGACATATTATTAATTTTGCATTTTTAAAAAAATCTAAATTAATTAACTCTTGTTTTGGAATTAAATAATCTCTATATAAAGCAGGATTTCTACTTTTTAAATATTTATGATCATGTTCATAAATAAAATATCTACAATTATTTTGTAGATATTCTTTACATTCAAAAGATAAAAGAAGAAAATTTCCAATAATATAAGTTGAATTTTTATTATTTTTTAAAAATTCTAAATTGATATGTGAAGATTTGATTGCTTTTGTTTCAAAAGTGCTAGACAATTTTTGAATTATTTCTGAATTACATTTTTCGCCGCCGCCAATTATCTCATCTTCAAAATAGTCAGCAATAAAAATTAATTTTTTCATAATGTAGTCACTTGATTGATTGAAGCAAGCCAATTATCCATTATTTCATCAGATTTAACATAATCTTTAAAAATATTAATCACTTTTTCTATCTGTTTATATTCAGCAAATTCTTCCAATACGTACTCTTTCAATTTTCTTGCTTGAGCGAGAGCAGCACCGTGATTTTTTTGAACTTTTCTCATAGCGTCCATAACACTGTGTTCTTTTACAAAGCACCACTGGCTATCTGCTTGAATAACTCCGTCCCATACTGCTTCTTTATTTACATTCCCAAGATCAAAATCAACAGTTGTAAAATGGTTTCTCATTCGTACCTTGCCATCTTCTTTTATTGGAGCAAGAAGGAAATCAACGTGACCACTCCACTTTGGAGCAATAACTGGCAATCCTGCTGCAGCAGCTTCAAAAAATGGAAGACCAAAACCTTCACCATGAGTTGTTGATACAAACGCTTTTATTTTTGGATGAGCATAAAGACTTCTCATTTCTGCATCTGTCATATTGCCGTGAAGTAGATAAACTTTACATTTTGCTTTTGGATTATTTTTAATAATGCTATTTATTCTTTTTTCACAAACCAGTCTATCGGCAATGCAGTTTTTTGCAACATTCAACTTTAGAACAAGACCAAGATCGGAATCGTTTGCAAACTCTCTTAGAAACGATACGAGCGTTGCTTCAACATTTTTCCTTGGTCCCCATTGAGCGACAGAAAGAAAGTTGAAATCGGTTTTTAGATCAAGATTTATTTCTGTTTTTTCTCCCATTTTTACTGGGAAATGAACTACCTCTACCGGAGTCGTGTTTCGGAAGCCTATTATTTGTCCGGTTTGTGGATTCTGTAGTTTGTATTCTGTATTGTCAAATACTTGCTTTGAATGATTAGAAACAACAATTATTTTGTCCATGATTTTTGCTTTTTCAATCCACTGTGGAGAGACTTTTGTTGTTTCTATGCCTGCTGTATATCCAATATTTACAGGAGCCATTTTTGCGAACTCATTTGGAATAGTTATTTGGAGACTTATATCAAACTGACCCTGTTGTTGAGCATAATGATGGGTTTTTGCCATGAGCATTTGAATCCATTGAGTTTCTTCTGATTCTTCTGCTATCCATCCAGTTCTTCCCCATGGAATATTTTCTAAAAATATATCAAACTTATCTTCATGTTCTCTCATGGAACGTAAAGCAAACCTTGTTTGTTCGCCATAACCAGACATACTCATGGCCGGACCTCTAACTATAACTTTTTTTCTCATGCTATCTCCTTTAGAGTCCAACGACTGTAACCTTTTCTATTTTCCCACGAACCGCGCTCATTGTGTATTTTTGTAAAGAGTTCATCCCATTTGTTCATAAGTGTTGCCATATCATAATTTTTATTTAGATGTTCTCTTCCTGCTGCACCAAGTGCTTTTCTTTCTGTATCGCTCATATTGTACATTTTTAGCAGAGCATTTACAAAGTCTTCTTTGTTTACACGATCTTCATAAATAAATGGAACTTCTTGAGAGCCAACGATCATTTGTGACGTTATTGGAAGCTCAATACCAAAATGGTTTCCATCACTGTCTTTTACTTGTTCTTGTAGACCGCCAGTTCTTGGAACAATGATTGGAGTTTCGCAAGCAAGACTTTCCATTGTTGAAAGACCAAAACCCTCTGCATCGCTCAAACTAACAGTTACATCGGCAAGGTTATACATCATAGCAATATCTTGCGGTCCTATTCTTGCTGGCGAAAACATGACTTCACCATTAGTCAAACCAAGTTCGTTTATTATCGCTTCAAGATCTGGCCCATGAACATCTTTTGGATCTGTATGCATTAGCAGACGAGCAGAACCAGCAGGAACATGTTTTAGAAAATCTGCAAACCACCATACAATTGAGCCAGGGTTTTTTCTACGAGCATTTCGGCTATTCCAGAATACTGTAAATTTTTTATTTAGATCTTTTGGAAAAACTCTTTTTGTAAAATCAATCACACTTTGTTCTGGAACTTTACAAAATATATTCATATCTACACAGTGAGGAATATAGTGAGTTTCTACTTCCGGACTTACTGTTCTGACAATGTCGTCTGTTACTTTTGATATTGTTGCTATAACATCATTTGATTGATAGTAAGCATTATTGAATGTTGGATAAGGATAGTTGTCCCATACATGATAATAAACCATTGGAACATTGCATCTTATTTCATCTTCTATTTCCCATAGCCAAGTATAAAATCTTGGATCAGTCATAAACCAAAGAATGTCTGGTTTTTGTTGTTTTAGAACTTGTCTTATAATATCTTGCGTTCCATAGCCATCAACAGGTAATATTATTAGATCGTCGCCCCACTCTTGGGTTTTTTGTGGTCTATAATCTTGGTGTTTTACTGCTCCACCAATACAAATAAACTGGTATTTGCCAGTTTTCAGCATTGAATCTACAATATAGCGAGTTTGATTAGCGACACCAGAGGGACTCAAAATATGGTCACTTATAGTTAATATTTTTATTTTTTTACTCATTAAACTTCCTCAAGGACAGTGTGAGGTTTTATGAAAAGCACACTTTGAACAAGACAGTCTGTTTTTCACAAACCTTTCATGGTCAACATTATGTACACATTCTTGTAAAAGTTTAAGAGCATTATTTACTTTTTTTTCTCCACTACTAACACGAAATAGTTCTACTTTATCTTTTTTGGCTGTTCTTTTTAGAAGACCAAAATGTGTTTCTATGTTTTCTGGGCTTGTATTCATTTTCTTTGCGAAGAAATGCTTGTAGTAGGTAAGTTGATAAGTTGTCATGGCATCGCTCTTTTTTTGAGGTTCCCATCCCCAACTACAAGTTTTCCAATCAATAATGTGATATTTTTTGTCTGCTTTTGTTCTAATAACAAGATCAATATATCCTTTGAACTTGAAGTCATCTATTTTATATTCTTCAATATCTTCCATCAGATTTTCTTCTGCTGAAACGAAATCAAAATCACCAAAATATTCTTTTGCAGCAGGAAGCGCAAGATATGCAAGTTCTTTACCTTGTGCATCAAAATCGTTTATATCTTTTTCTGATATTGTTTTTCTTATCTCTTCTGCCAATGCGGATATTTCTTTTTGAAAGTTGTTTGAAAAGTCTTTTGAATAATCAAAAGAATCTTCTTTTTCTTGTGCGAAAACTTTTTCCAAAGTTGAATGAAGTGCTTTGCCAAAAGCAGTGTGTATCGATTCTCTGCCGGCAACAATACCTTCTACGCGAGTAAGTTTGTAGTAAAAAGGACAAAACTTCCAATCTTTGATTGAAGAAAAACTTACATAATCTGGTTTTTTATTTACACTTGTCAAAACGATACCTCTTTCAGTTATCGCCCAATAGCATTTCTATCTTTTCATAAACAGATGGTGAAACATTTTGAACTCTTTTGTATCCTCTATGGGCAAAATAGTGTTCAAAAGCATTTGCAAAATATTCTCTCAAAGATGTGGCACCATATGGAGATACAAACAAATCCGGTACAAGTTGTGCTAATACAGGATAGCCAACAGTTGAATACAGATACTGATCAAATTTGGGATCAAAATCCGGATTCATAAACTTGGCCTCGGGCATTCCACCAGTATAGCCGTAGGAGCGCAGAATGTCAAATAAACGACGCCTTTTGCGTAAAAACTCCTGTTCCAAGTCTCCGTCCTCATATATATCTGCACCATATGTTTCCTCTACGCAATGAGCTATTTCATGCACAATATCATCGTATATATCCATTTCATTATCTTGATCTGCAAGAACATAGATAACGCCATCTTTATATTGTGCATTCAGTTCTCTGTCTAATAAAAAACTATATGTTCCTATATAAATGCCATCAAGGTTTTGTATAAAGTGTTCTGGGATAACTATTTCAAGTTTTTTGAGTATATTATTTATGTTTACATTATCTGGCAGTGTTTCCTGTTGGATAACATTGACACTGCCAAATATTGTTTGCTCTAACAACTTGATCTGATTTCCAGATCTAAAAAACCTATTCTGTTTTTTGTTCACTTGGCGCATTCTCCATGTCGACTAGACACTGACGATATCCTCTAAAAAAGTTTTCTTGCGCTACAAGTAATAAAAAGTCTGGGAACTCATCTGCTAATACTTGCACACACATTTCAACATTTACTTCGCCATTTTCTGGTTTTAGTTTTTCTCCAACATACTGAACAAACATTTCTTTTAGTGGATTATCTTTTTCCACTACTTTTTCTTCTATTTCTCTATCTTCCATTTTTATCTCCTCAAAGAACTTTGGCTGCTAGGCTTGCGACAGCCGATCTTTCGCCCTTACTCAAAGTCACATGACCAGCAAGAGAATAATGTTTGAATTTTTCTACTGCATAAGCAAGACCGTTACTTGTGTCATTTACATAAACATTATCTATCTGTTCTATGTCTCCTGTCAAAACTATTTTTGTTCCTTCTCCAACTCGCGTAACAATTGTTTTTAGTTCGTGGGCAGAAAGGTTTTGTGCTTCGTCTATTATCATAAATGCTTTGGCTATGCTACGACCACGAATATAAGTTAGTGCTTCTATTTCTATTTTTCCGCTTCTCATATATTCTTCCAAAGTCGCTTTATCATTTCCAAGAAGAAACTGTAAGTTATCTTGTATTGGAGTTAGCCAAGGCATCATTTTCTCTTCTAATGTTCCTGGAAGGAATCCAATATCTCTTCCTAGAGGCTGAACAGGACGAGACACTATAAGGCGAGTATAAGAACCTTTTTCAAGCAACTGGGCCAAGCCAGCCGCTACTGCTGACAGTGTTTTACCTGAACCTGCTTTTCCCACCAAACTAACAATAGGAACGCTTGGGTCCATTAGTAGATCCATAGCAAAACTTTGTTCACGGTTTCTTGATTCAACTCCAAAAACTTTGTGACGACCCTTGAACTCAGCAAGACGACGTAAAGGTTGTTCTTTCGTCAAAAACCTTGCGAGTGCTGTTTTATTCACATTCTTGTTTGATACAAGAGTTATAAACTGATTTGGAAATAGTTTATCTGTTTTCTCATCATCAAGAAAAAGTTCTTCTCCTTTGTATAGTCTTTCAATAAACTCATCATCAACAACCATTTCACAGATACCAGAATAAAGTTCAGAACTATCTGTTATAACTTGATTGGCATCATAGTCTTGCGAACCAAGACCTATGGAATCGCAGATAACACGCATATTTATGTCGCGAGATACAACAACCACTTTTTTATCTTGGTGAGCCTTTGCCGCTCCAAAAGCAGTGGCAATAATAACATGATCTGGGACAGATAGGTCCAAATCAGTTGGAAAGTCAGTTTGAGTGAACGCAATTGAACGGAGAAAACCTTTTCCCTTTTGAAGTCTTACGCCTTCTTGTAGAGAGCCCTTATCGCGTAGTTCATCAAGTATTTTGATAAACATGCGAGCATTTTGTCCAACTCCATCTTGACGATTTTTATGCTTATCAACCTCTTCAAGAACTTTTAGAGGTATACAGACATCGTCTTTGCCAAAACTATATACAGCATTGGCGCTCGCAAGGCATACACTTGTATCTAACACGAATATTTTTTTCATTTTATTCCTAACTTTTTATATTGTTTTTGTCTTTTAGGCTGTGGCAATATAGTTACTTATATGACGCAGTTTTTCAAACAACTTATTGGTATTATAACACTTCTGGTTTTCTGTGCCAGTTGTGGTTGCGTTACTGTTGGTGAAAACATCGCCATGAAAAATGCTCCAAGAACTTCTTTTGTAAAGATAGAAATCCTTACAGAAGACTACATCAGCACCGGGTCTGGTGTAATCGTCAATCATATTGATGAAAAAACTCTTGTTCTTACTGCTGGTCATATTTGCAAAGATAACACAGTTGCTATGAGAGTTTTAGATCATTATGAAAAAGAATATGAAATCATAACCTTTATTCGTTCAAATGAAGATGATTTGTGTATATTGGTTACAGACTTTATTGCTTGGCCAGCTATAGAGGTTAGCGATTCGCAACCAGAAATAGGCGATAAAGTTTATAATATAGCGGCACCAATGGGAATACACGCGCCAAATATGTCGCTATCATTTGAAGGACACTATCAAGGACAAATCACTCTAAAAGAAGAAAAACATGCTCTTGATATTCATAGCATAACTGGCATGGGAGGAAGTTCCGGTTCTCCTATATTTGACAGTAAGTGGCAAATAATAGGAATAGTATCCCGTGGTGTAGTTGGCTTTCAACACATTATGATGTGTGTTAGTCATGCCAGAACAAAAACATTTGTTGATTATACTTTTACAGTTGCTTTCCAAGAAGAACTAAAAGTTGTATTAGAGAATAGAAATACAAAACTTATTGATATAATCAAAAATACTATAAAGTGACTATTTTGCAACCGTCTCTCTGTCAAGAGAGATATTTTTACAAAATCTTATTTCTTTATTTGACAAGGTCCAGATTTCACCGTTATCAAGAGCAACAGTAAATAGTAAATCGTGTTCTTGCGAATAATCAATAACTAAAAAAGCATATCCCTCCATCTTGTGACGGAGGGAATATACAGGAATCATTGGATTGAGTTGTAACATATAAGTGGTAGGCACGGTGGGATTTGAACCCACACTGTATTGATTTTAAGTCAACTGTCTCCTGACCAATTGGACTACGTGCCCTTGTGAGATCAGCATAACACTGATCTTGTTTTTTGTCAAGATACTGACATTTGTTTGGTATATTCGTATAGAAGTATGTGAGCAGTAACCGCAGTGTTTAGACAGTAGCCTACTCCCGGCATTGGAATCTCCACAACTTCACTGTGTTTGAGAATGTCCGCTGTGATTCCTGTTTGTTCGTTACCAACAACAATACAAACTTTTTTATTTTTTGGAAAAGTGTAATCATAAATATTTTTAGCCTCTTGTGTGATCTCTGCTGAGACTATATGAATATCGTTTTTTCTTGCATATTCCAAAAAATCATGTGGAGTAGAAAAAGTTGAAATATCAATAAAATCACTTGTTGTTCCGGAGATCTCACGCAGATACTTTGGTTCTGGCGCTGAACCTATCAAATTTACTTTGCTTGCTCCAAAACATGCTGCTGCTCTCAGCACATAACCAATATTTGGTTCGTGTCTAAAATTTATACAAGCAACCTCTACTGGAAATCTAACAGAGAGTTTTTGTTTGTTGTTGTATCTTTCGCGGCGAGTTTCTGTTCTCATTTGTCACTCCATAAATGTTCCACAAGTTGGTGGAAGGTCATCGCTACACTCTACATGGCGAAGTTGCTCTGTGCATCGCTCAATAACTTGTTCACTTGGCAGTTCTTCTACTTCGCATGGTTTTGTTTGCTCTACAAAATTATCACAAGCAGCAACAGACGAACTGGTGCAAGCATGGACCTGAACACACATCATCCTGTATGCTTGATGACAGGCTATTTTGGAGTTTTTTTGAGATAGCTGCTGCGACACTCGCTGTTGGATTGTTAGCACGAGAACAATAAAACAAGCGCCTACGATAACTCCACTAATAAGCGCAATAATGTTTTTCATATTTTTTACAAAGAAATCTTTTACTTTTTTCATGTTGCTAATCCTTTTCTTTTATAGGCATCGTTGCTTTTGTGTGTTATAAAATCTGCAGCATAAATCGCATATAAAGCATTTGGCTTACAAAACGCTTTGAATCCCATTGCTTCGGCATAGCCAAGAGCGCTTGCAACCAGTCGACTGGACTCATATGTAGTGTCTGTGTTTAGATCAAAGTCAATACACTCTATCTCAACACCAATCTGTTCGCGTAGGTGTGTGGCAAAGTTTATTGCTTTTTCAACTTCTTGCCACAAACGAAGGCGTGGTTCTTGTATCTTATTTATTTTTTCTTTTGAATAAAGTATAAAAGCACCACGGTGTTCTGGATTGATACCGACAAGAGTTGTGATAAATACGGTGTGTTCTTTCACATTTAGACTGTCGCATCCAACACGATATTTTACACCGTGTTTGTCCCGCAGAACTTCTTTTAGGCATACTTCTTTTCCATCATGCAGGGTTTTTATTTTCATTTTACACCATTTAGAAGAACTGCCCGTTTTATCGGGCAGTTCTTTTCAAATATTTATCAAATAAGTTTCCACCCAAGACGCTTGAAGTGTTCAGTTCTGGTAGAAAACCAGTCTCGTCCCTTTTCTGTGTCAGTACGAGAAATAAACTTGATGCCTTTTGTAGTGACCGGAAAGGCAACATGTTTTAGACCACTCAAGTTAGCGAGAGCAACTGTTTTTACACGGAATGGAATCTCGTCTACCATAACAACCATACCGTGTTGTGGAACGAAGTTTGCTTCAACTGTTTTAGTGAGTTTTAGAACTTCATTATCTTCGCGTGCACGAAGTTCAAGATCAAGATTTAGTTCAATTTCACGCTTATCTGACATAATATAACTCCTTTTTGTTTATCAAGTGGCCTAATTGGCCATATACATTTCATATTTTTCTACCACTATACCGGAATCTTTTAGTATATCTACGCCTTTTGTATCTCTATATTCGTCGCAATATATAACTTTTTTGATTCCAGCATTTACTATCATACGAGCACAAACAGAACAAGGTGAATGGGTTAAATATATCTTTTTCTGTCTGTGATCTGCAAAGTTCATTTTGATGAGAGCGTTTGCTTCTGCGTGGATGAATCCACTTTTACCCGGCTCCATGCTATCAGGCTTATTAGCTCCACCATGTTGATCTCCATTATATCCAAGACTCAATACTGATGAGTTATCTTCTGTAACAACAACGCAACCTACTTTTAGTCTTGTATCAGGTGAGCGTTGCGATACATGAAGTGCTAAACTGATCCATATTTCATCCCATTTCGGTCTTGACATATTTTTCCCTATAGCACTCATCACACAGTTTTTCTTCTTTTATTGAAAACCATGTCCATTCATTCATACAACATTCGCAGAGTCTTGATATATCTTTTATCGTTGTTCTATTTGCTTTTGATAGAACACGATGTGCATTCAAAACGGCTTTCAGTATTTTGCTTTCTTTTTTATTTTCATTCATATATTTGGCACCCTGTGAGGGATTCGAACCCCCGACCTGACCGGTAGAAACGGTTTGCTCTGATCCACTGAGCTAACAGGGCGTTTTCTTTCATTTTCCTAAAATCCGATAAATGTCTATACAGTCAGTGCATTGACCCACAGTAAGAACAAGTATCAATAGTGTTGCTACGCTTCCAAACTGTCTAGCAAATTCTTTTGCTGCTCCAGCCCAAGTATCTGTTGATATGATTTGAACTTTGCTTTCTTTTTCTGTCATTTTATTCTCTGTTTGGCTGTCCGGGTTGGGTTCGAACCAACGACTTCCTGATTAACAGTCAGGCGCTACTACCTACTGAGCTACCGGACAAAATGGTACTCCCGGTGAGATTTGAACTCACGACTTTCGCCTTATAAGAGCGACACTCTGACCAACTGAGTTACAGGAGTTCGTAACCATGTACCCATCATAGCACCGATCTGCTGGCGTGTCAAGCCATGCGGTGCGGATCAGCGGCGATAGCAAACCGTTACATCAGCATTTTTTTCATTTTTTGATACAGTCTGGTTTGCTTGTCGTTTTGATGAAGTAAGAGAAAAAGTTTTTACTGGGATAAGTCTATATTTTTCATGCAACTTTTTTACATCTTCAATCATATTCATTTTTCCTACATTGTGCACATTCCAGCAAGAAACACCTGTCTCGCTCAGACAATCAGTTACTTGATGTATAACATCGGCCAGCCACTTGTCTTTCCACTCTTCATATGTGGAATACATGTTTTCTGATTGAGTTTTTTCATCACTATAAACTTCAAGATTGAAATATGGTGGAGAAGTCAAAACAATATCAACAAGTTGACCCACATGCTTGTTGATTTTTTCTGCTCCTGTGTTGTGCAGGATTGGTTTTTCTCCAAGGAAATCAGCAAGGTTTTTTAGACCTGCATATGTTTCTTGATTTGGTTCAAAACCAATATATTTTTTTCCTGCCGCAAAAGTTCCCAACATGCGACCACCCCAACCAGCACACGGATCTAATACTGTATTTCCTGGAAAATACGAAACAACTGTTTTTGCCAAGTGTGGCCTGAACATGGTGTTTTTAGTAAGACCAGTGCAAAAGTATACTCCTCTTTTTATTTCTGAAAGATAAGGAGTTGAGTGACTTTTTCTATTCCATTTCAGAATCTTTACCAGGTTTTCTTTATTCCATGAACTTGCAAAACTTACACCTTTGGAGTTCTTGATATTATAAAAGTTTGGAAAAAAATGTTCGCATAGTTTCATGCCAACACGCACAGTGGAAGCAGTATTGCTGCTTTCAGTATTGTATGTTTTTAGAGCAGCCCAATCTTTTTTTAGTTGGTCTTCTGAATATTTTGTTTTATAATCAACATCAACAAGTTCTTCGGCAAGTTGTTCTACCTTGCTTTCAAAGTCGGTGTCTGTGAGATTACGTAGGCTGTTTCTTACATTTAGAAAGTCATAGATCATAAACTTTTATTCCCCACTTTTCCCAGTTATCAATACTGAGATTCATCCAAAACTGATCTGACATACTTTTGGAAATTTTGAACTCATTCCATATTTCTTTATCTATTGCCTTCCACTGGCTTTTTGTCTCAGTCCATTCTAATGGACCGACTTTTGGCTGAATAAATGTAAATATTTTATATCTTTCATTATCAAATACAAGAGAAAATATTATATCTTCGTGTTGCTTATCAAGATAAGTGATTTTTTCTTCTATCGTTTTCAGTGCAGTTGTTCTGTAAGAAGATATGGAAAGTTTTTTTATTTTCTTTCCCTTTATTATTCCAGACTTGCAAGATATTTGCACACCTTCACATTCTACATCTGAACCTGACTGGTGACCATACATATTCCAGTTTGAGTTCATGTTATTTTTTATGAATGATTTATGAAGTATCTCTTCCCACAGTGTAGAAGTTATTTTACTATCATAAAGTTCGTGATGCTTTGTAATACGATTTTTTATCTCTTCTATAACACTATTTTTTAGTAGTGAATCAACTTTTTCCACTGTCATCATAAACTACTCCATTGACAACCTACACGATGTGCGACGTGAAGTCAAGCAAGTCAAAACCCGGATCTCTCCGGGTTCTTTTTTCATTTTTTATTTTTGTCTTTTTTCTTTTCTTTTACAGCCTCTGTTATAAAACTTGGATCTCGTCTTGTTTTCACAACAAAAACGCTTTCTCCAATATTGTTGACATATTTTTTTACTTTTACTTGCAGTTCTTTGTGTTTCTGGCAGGTATCGCGAAACACTTGTGCTTCTTCAAATGTTGAGAAGGTTCGCACTGAATCCCAAGGAGGACCGTCTTTGTGCTGTTGCTTTGTTTGTTCTGACATATGTTTCTCGCTTTCTTTATTGAGGTCTTACCCATTTTTCTAAAACTAAATTATCTTCTGTGGATACATCGTGGAAGCCAAGCCATATTTCATTATGTGCTTTGATAAATTTGAAAATATCTTCAAAACTTCCCCTTACAAGATAAACACGACCAGAAATATTGTTTTCTACAAAATATCTTCCACAGTCTTTTTCAACTAAAAGAGGAGGAAGAATATGTTTTGTATATCTATCCATAAACACATATAAACTATACATTATTTTCTCGTTTCAAAAACATTTTTTCAACATTAGTTTGAGTTGCTTGTTTGTTGGTTTCAGTATCTTTGTAAAAGTTTTGGGCATATTCTTACAGACAGACTTCACTCTTGAAGGAGAAACAACAAACCATTTTCTTTTTATTTTTACTGCTTCGTATCCTAAAACATAACTATTAGATTTTTGTATGTAAAGTTCGTAGTCAAAATAAAGTTTGTATTTTTTTATAAACTTCAACGCTCGCTTTTCGCAGTCAAGTTCACATTTCTGTATTAGAGTAATCATCTGTTCTATCATTAGATCGTCAAGTTCTATTTCTTTTTCTATCCATTCGTCAAACATGTTATATGCATCTATTGTTTTTTTGTCAACAAACTTTTTTTCTTTCCACTGACAAAAATGACCATATTCATGTGCCAGAATTACAAGCCATTCTGGATTCATTACAGCGACTTGAAGCTCTTTATCGTAATCAGACCAATAACCAGCTACTGATATTCTTTTTGAAAGTTTTATTTCTGTGTCTGGGTGAAAAACCAACTCTACTCCGTTTTCTAAACAGTCCTTTTGAACTAACTGTAAAAAACTGACAGGTGAGTTTTTCATATTAGTAAATAGTCATAGAACAATTTTTGGTGGACCCGGAGACAAATCGAAGTCTCGACTCGAGCGTGCAAGGCTCGCGTTATCGCCACTTTAACTACAGGCCCATACAAAGGAAGGAGAGAGATTCGAACTCTCGATAGGTTTTACCCTATGCCGGGTTAGTAATCCGGTGTCGTAAGCCACTTGACTATCCTTCCACAAATAATAAAAACTTGGTGACGGGTGCGGGAATCGAACCCGCGATACATGGGTGAAAGCCAAGCGTTATAACCGTTTAACTAACCCGCCTTAAATGGAGTGGGTGTTCATGAGGCTACCACTATCGCCTTTATAACTGCGTAGAACACTTACACCTCAGTTTGGTAACAATAATTTTTCTAGAATTATTAGTGTTACCTCACAGACCTGTGCCTTCCGGAACAGGGTTCGTTGCTTAGTTTATCATTTCAGTAAAAACTTTTTAGCTGCCAGTCCAAGCAGAAGAACCAGACCAAGAGCAGCAGCAACAGTAAGAGCAAGTGGTGTTTCGCCGGTTGCTGTTACCGAAGTGTCTCCATCTACAACTTCTACTGTTGAGGTTTCGGTAGTAACTACCTCACCTTCGCCTTCACCTGTTACTGGTGGCGTGGCAACAACTGTTTCTGCCAGTTGCACTATGCCGCCGTCTGATTGTTCTACGGTTTCTGTTTGTGTTTGTGTTGTTTCAGTCATTTTTGTTATCCTCTTCAAAATAGTTTAGAATATTATAGTCCCTTATATAGGTTCTGTATTCCAATCTTGTGATCCCTAGAAAAGCAGCGGCTTCCCGCTCTGATCTGGTCGCAGATGCAGCATACATCAGGACTGCTGCTTTGACAACATGCTTCATCGCCTTGTATATTGGAAAACCATAAATAGGCATTCCCGCTGCTTTGTTTGCTAATTCAAGTTTCAATGCTATCAATTCTTCTAATGTTAGAGAATTCAGCATTATCTCAAACTGATCTGATGTTTTGTTGTCTCTCCTCAATTTTTTTGAGAAAGAATACTGTTCGTATTTACCCTTGACTTTTCTTTTTTTCTTCCAGGTCACTTGCTATCCCTAACAAAGCATAGCCAGCAATATCGCGATAAGGACTTTCTCCAAATGCATCTTTTCTGGTTGCTATACGAAACAGTTTATCTATTATTCTGGTGATTGTTAAGAGATCACGATAGTTTTCTGGTTTTACTCCATTTGGATATAAAACTTTTATTATTTCTTCACTTTTTGAAAAACTATCACCATATGCTTCTTGTTTTTCTCTTACAAGCAAGCCAATATCTTTTGCTATTGCAACATAATCTTTCATATGCTGGTTTTATCACAAAAGATATTGGCTGTAAAGATCACATTTGTGGAGATGGTTTTTCTGTGGAACCCGCCATTTCTGGTGCGGTCGCGTCTTGTTGTGTATCCAGTTTGCCTTTTTCTTGTTCGTATTCTGGCGTTGTTGGCTCTTTCACGCTACCCTTCATATCGTTATCAAAAATATCCATATGAAGTTTTAGATTGGTAATAAGATAGTCTTTGAACATTTCACGATCTTTTGGATCTGTGAGATTTTCATATGTATTTTTTATCTTATTTTCTATTTTTCGAAAAGTTGTTTTAGCAACATTGGCACCGGTTCTGTCCAAGCCTTGTATGGTAAATGTGTCTACTGGTTCTTGTTTTACTACTTGTGGCTTTTTGATTGGAATAAATCTCGGATCGGTTGGCTGATTTGGATCAACCACTTCTTGCTCTGTTATTTCTTCTGCTCTTGCTTCTGGTTGTCCTTGGAGGCCGTCAGCAGACTTGAAAACATTTATTACTCCATTTAGAAGGTGTGCTCTAAATGATTTTACTTGTTCTGGATTTGTTGTTAGATCTTTGTAATCATCTTCTATTGAAGGAACAATAGTTTTTAGTAGGTCTTTTAGTAGATTGATACCGGTATTTGCGTGCCTTGGTTCATCTTTTTGTTTTTCGTTAAGAAGTTTGCGAATAACCAAACGAAGTTGTTGTTCTTCTTTTAGAACACTTTCTTCTCTTTCTTTTATTTTTTTCTTTATACCTTCTCTTATTATTTTGCGAAGTTGTATTTCTTCAAGAAAATCTTTTCTATCAACCATATATTGTTCCTCTTCTCTAAATAGTATTTTTATTTTTTCTTTTTTACTTATAGAATCATCGTCATCGCGTTTCTGAGAAGAACCAAAACGGGATTGATAAGTAAACCCAGAACCAACTCCAGGTCTTTGTAAAAAAATATTTTCTTCTTGCTTATCTGTGCTCGGCGCACCGTGAAGACCACCGCCTCCTGCTGCTGATATTTCTTCCAGTTCTTGCTCTTCTTTCATGTGCTTGAAATACTGAACTTGTTTCTCTCTTTTTACTGCACCAGCACGAGTTGGATAACAGCCGAGTTTTTTTCTTTTTCCATCTTTAGTTTTCTTTTTAGAAAATAAACACCATTTAGTGCCAGATTTTCTAATAACTTCATCCAGTGAAGAACGGGAGATAGGTTCCAAAACTTTTTTTTTGCCATCATCAACAATTTCTATTCTGGAACGGATAAGATTCATCAACTCAACACCTTCGTCAAGTTCCATACGACCAGCAATACCCTTCATAAAAAAGCCTATATCGCCTTGTGTTGCAGCTTCTCGCATCTTACTTGCCGACATACTGGCTGCACTTTCGCCTTCATCTAAACGCTCTCCTGCTGACAATATTTCAATATTTTCAAAAACATATTCTTTATTATTATATTTTTTTAGAACTTCAAATTGCTCTTTACGATCAGAGCCAACAACTATTTTTAGATTTGTATATCCATTTTGATGAAAATATTTTGCTGCTTCAAAAATAGTTTTTATGCTTTCATCCGTTACAACATTTGATTTATATTCTGGGAATAGTTTGTTTAGATATTTTACTTTTTCTTCAAATGTCAGTGGATTGGTTTTCTTATCTACTGTTTTTGATGGAATAATAAAAAAGTCAGCATTATTGCTTTCCGCAAGATCGCTGGCTGTTTTGAAAACTATTTCATGACCTATTGTTGGCGGATTGAAACGACCCCAAGAAAGAACTGCTGTTTTATTGTTACTGATTTTTTCAGTAACAATATTGATTGGTTGTATATTGCCACGAGCAAACTTTGTCATACCAAGGATCTGATTGAGTGGAGAAAAGAAACCAGTCATTTTATAAACATCACCATTGAACTTAAAAACAATACCTTCACAAGTTATATTGACTTTGTCAAGGTTTTTCATTCTGGAAAGTTGATTATTTACAAACTCTTTTGCTGGAAGATCATTTGACATATTGACTATATCAAATATTTCTTTTAGTCTTGTTTTTATTCTATTTGATTCGGTTATTGTATCTTTGATATTTGATGAAGCAAACTCGCTGAGAACCTCGGCACCGTATTCAGTTACTATTTCTTCTACTGGATTGATACAGGTTTTGTGTAGTTTATTCTCACTATCAATAATATTTTTTACTTTCTCAATCAAGTGAGAGTTGTTTGTTTCATTTAGAACTTTATAAACATTTTTAGCAGTTATTTCTTTTACTTTCATTAGTCTTTTTAGAAGAACTATTTTTGCTTCTTTTGGAAGTTCTGGTATCTTTTCTTCTAAAATACTATCCATTCTTGATAGAATATATTCAGCCAAACTACTACTATCAGTAAGTTTGTTTGTCAATATTTCTTTATTTAGTTTATTTACTGCTTCTGTATAACAATTTTTGTTCTTTACAGGTTCAAGTTTTCTGATAGGATTGATTGATACAATAAATTTATCTGTTACAGTTTCATTTATAACAGTTTGTTTATTGATAGTTTCTTCAAGTTTTCGAAACTGATCTGATAGGATCTCTTCTGTAATAATATTATTATATTTATTATTTAGAAGATGACCTGATCTATGAATACATATCTTTTTGTTTTCATATAAAAGGATGTTTTTGTTGTTTGGATCTTGTATTTCAGTATTGAAATAATAGTTTGTATTGGGACCAAATATATCTATTTGTTCTTCTATTGAAAGTTTTTTTACTGTTTCTTCAAAAGAAGAAAGTGCTTCAACAAGTGATTGCTGAAAATCAGCAACATCAGTAAGTTCTGAAATATTTTCAACAGAAAGACCACCCTTGGCAAGGTGGCTGTTATTGCGAGCGGCTTTTATCCTGCCTTCTGTTACAGAATAAGATACAAGACAGTTCTGACCGTCAATCTTTTCAGTAACAAGCATTTTTCCATCATTTATTTTTTTGAAGATTTGTTTTATTTCTCCAAAAGTCAGTTCTGGATTTTCATATAAATGCTTCATGTGACCGGCTTTTCCGCCCATATTTTTATTCCTTTGTTTCAGTCTTGACTTCTGTTTTGTTTTGTTCTACAACTTGATCTTGTGATTTTTCTTCTTTTGCTTCTGCTTCAACTTTCTTGCTTCCAAGTTTCTTCGGTTTGGACATCGATGTGTCGGCGACGACAGACGCCGATACTACCACATGCGGTGCCGATGTTGCAACCGCTTGTTCGGGTTGGGTTGCAACAACTGGCGCAACAACTACAGGTATTGTATCTACCATTTCAGCAACTTTTTGCTTTGCTAAAAATGCTGCTCTTTTCTTTCTTTGTCTTGGCGAGGTCATTCTATGTTTCCTTCTTTCTTGGTTGGTTTGATAAATTTATCCATAAGTTTTTTATTCAACCTATTTCTTCGTTCTTCAAACATGTCAACTATTTCTTCATTGTCACGCAAGGTTTTTTTAGTTCTTTCAACATCTTTGTGTTGTTTGTCTTCGTTTTCTAAAAGCATTTCTTTCTCACTTTCCTGTAAAGTATCAGTCCAGTCTCTTACAAGCATTCCACCTTCCATATATGCTTCTTCTTCCATTGAGCGCATGTGTGGATCTTTTTGTGCATATCCTTCACCGGTTGATACGTCGTGAGATATATCTCCACGGCAATGTTGAGCGTGATGTGTGAGTTCGTGGGCAAAGGAGCGTAAAATATCTTTTGGATGTCTATTGAGTATAAATAATGTAACACATTTTTGTTCTGGATTATAGTAAGCAGTTTTACCAAAAGGATCTTTATAGTTATTTATATCATTTGTTATATAGCGTATTTTTACTGGTTCTGTAAAACCAAGATTTGTTTTAGCATAAGGATAAAATGCTCTTATAAGGTTCTTTATACGCTCTATATTCATATGATATAAATAGGTTAGTTCAAGCAATAGAACCTGTTATGCCAGAATATATTGCTGCTGCTATTCTATTTATGGCACTTCCTACTGTTGTTGGAGCAGAACCAGACCAATGTGTTGGATTACTTGCTGAGAAATTTATTGTTCCGGTTATATTTGATGCTGTTATTGTTGTAAATTGTGCTGTTGTCCCAGATAATATACTTGTAGTTACTATATCTCCACTGCCAGTTATTCTTAATCTTTCAGTTCCATTTGTACTGAAAGCAACTGTATCTGCACCTGGAAAGTATAGACCGGTATTAGTATCGTTTATTTGAGTTATCAGTGGGAATGCTGCTGAACCACTATTTAAAAAACGCAGGCGTCCTTGACCTGTTGAGTTGTTTGTACCAGAAATAACAACATCAAGATTTGATCCACCACGGACTCTCATAACTTCTGTTGAGCCAATAAAATTAATGATACTACCAAGAGATGCATTATCGTGAGAACGCAAAACAACCGATCTGCCAGCCCATACAGTTCCGTTTTCTGCAACAGATGTTAGATTACCAAACTGGTACGCACTGGTTGTTTCTATATTTGCAATATTTCCAGTACTACCATAAATATTCATGGTAGCTCCAGGAGCAGTTATTCTTATACCATTATCTGCAGCAGAAGACTGGCTTATTAGCAACCTATGAACTCCATTTGAAGAAGTATTTATAGCAATAAAACTTGGTAATTCAGTTGTTGATACAATTGTAGAGCCAGTAATTGTTGTGAATTGTGCTGTTGTTCCACTAATTGTGGAAAGATTTGTACTTCCACTTACTCCAAGAGTTCCCGATACGGCAAGAGTAAAATTTGGAGAACTGGTGTTAATTCCAACTCTTGCGTTACTGTCAATTCGTATTGCTTCTGTTCCTCCTTCTACAAAAGATATATTATCTGCTGCGGGTGAATATATTCCAGTATTTGGATCGCCAATAAATGAAAATGATGGTGATGCCAAATTTCCAAGTGGAACTCCTATAGCGCCGGTTACGGTTGTGAACAGAGCAATTGAACCGGTTACTGTTGAACCAGTTATAACTGATATACCTTGTATTGTTGTGACACTGCTTCCAAGAGATATTGTTGTTGTGCCAACAGTTACTGAATTATTTACAAGACCTGAATTTGGTATTCCAAACAAACCGGCGCCAGAACCGGTATGCGATCCGGAAATAGTTGTAAACTTAGCATCACTACCAGTGATTGAACCGGTAATATAACTTGAAAAATTTTTCAAACCACCTATTGTTTGATTACCAGTTGTTCTTATAACTGTATTGTCAACAGCGACAGAATCGGCTGCTACCGATATTCCATCACCAGCACCAACATTTACAGTTAGAACACCTACTGTGCCTCCGCCAGTTAGACCACTTCCGGCAGTCACACCTGTTGTTGCGAAGGATGAAATATTAGTTGTATAAACACCATTTGTAACAGTCGACGCGTTTCCGTTTAGTGAAGCAGTTATACCAACAAAACTTGCCTGTGTTCCGGAAAGAATTGTTCCATTGAATGTTAGGTTTGAAGAGCCAGCAAAATCACCAGCATTATTGTATTGCACTGAATTGTTTGGTAATCCTGGCGTTGCACTGCCGCTGCCACCACCGCCGCCGCTGCCACTAATCGGTCCAATATATTGTGAGGCAGAAATAGTTCCAACCGATAAACAAGAAGCAGTAATGCAGTTGTTTACAACATCTATTATGAGAGTGTCAGAATATCCTGGTGATTTATAGCCACCGATATAAAGTTTACCAGAAATATCTGTAGAAAATTTTACACTTCCACTTTTTGTTTCAAGTATAATTTGATCTGATATCAGCCGAGATATCGTTTCCGTTGTTTTTTTCATTTTATATCAAAAATCACCACTTACGACAACTCCAATACCGAGCTTTTGTTTTTGGACCCGGATTGGCACAGTTGTGTCTGGCTCTAAATGATTTACGACGTTTTGGATTGCTTTTTTTGATTCTCATCTTTTTATCGCCGAAATTAACTTTCTTTATATTCCCTGTGCTTGGATCTCTCACAAACACTTTGAATTTTTTTACATCTCCACGCATTGGTTTGTTTAGTTTTACTGTTCTGCCTTTATATTTTGCTTCTGTAAGAAGACCGCACATAGTGCAATCACGACATTCATTGCATTGCTTTTCTTCTTCCATTTCTTCATATTCTAATTCTAATTGACAACTTCTTCCTGCTTCATCTATTCCTTCGTGACAGCCAGAAGCTTCTTCCATTTCTTCTTCTGTAAGTTCTTCTTCGTCAAGAACTGAATATGGAACGTTTCCAACTGATCCGTCAGCAAGACCACCAAAACTCATATTGTTTGCTTCTTCCATTTTTGTTGCAGTGGTTCCGGTGGTACCGGTTGTTGCCGGTCCAGTATTTGGAATCGCAGTTTGAGACATTTCTATTTGTTTTTCTCTTTCTAAAACATCTTGATTGACAGAAACTTCTTGTTGAGCTAACTTCAATCCTAGTTCAGCGGCTTCTTTTTGTTTTTTGGCACCCTCCAGTTTTGCTTTAGAATTTTGTAGTGCTACTTCGGCTGATTCAACGCTTTCTTGTATTGTTTTATTTTTGAATTTTTTCCATTCAGTTAGATAACTTTTCATTTCATTCTTCCTTTTTAGATTTCCAAGAAACTGGTTTAGAACTCTTTTTTCTTTTTGTGCCAGCCTTTGTGCACGCTGATGGTGTTGGACGACAAGCAGGATATTTGCTTCGCTTTTCGCCGTCGCCACGACCACAGGTTTTACAGGTTTTTCTGCCTGTTTTTTTATCTTTGCGACAAGTGTTACAATCTACCCAGCCTTTACTTTTTCCTTTACCACCTTGACGAGAAAACCAGCCGTGCAAGCCACTTTCTTTTTCTTTTGAGAAAGTATCTTTTTCGTCAAGTTGAGATAGTTCTTCTATTATTTCTTCATCAAGTTCTATTTCTTCTTCCAACTCTTCCTCTTTTATTTTGCCTTTTTTCTTTCTACACCTAACCAGGTAACCACTCGCATAAGCGCTTGGCCAGACTTTATATTTTGCTTTTGCTTTATAATAACAAGCATCTTTTTTAGCCTCTTCTAGTGTATTTTGTAAGGCAAATATTTCTTCCTCTATTCCCATTTCACGATCTACTGATTGAATTTTTAGATTAGATAAAGTTTCTAAATATCCACCATTTCTCAACATCTTGAATACAAGATTTTCAGTTGAATATTCGCCATCTTTTTCTAGTCCAGCCTGACGATATTTTTTTATTTTATTTCTAATATTATCAGCACCGATTTTTGCTTTTTGGAAATCTTGTTTAGCAAAAAGTTTTGCCACTTTATTTATTTGATCAACAAAATGTTCAGTTTTTTCAGAAACTTCTTCGTATTCAATATCTTGCTTAGTAAATACTGGTTCTGTATTCCATTTATCATTCGTGATCGAATAGACACCAGTAGAATAGTGCGGCTCGTTGCTATCTTGTATATATATTTCTACTTCGTGTCCAATAATAGAAATATTGTGAGTTTTATTCCATATTTGCTTCTTTGCATCAAAATAGTCTCTAAAAGCGTCCATGTATTCGTCTGGTATTTCACTGAAATCAACCAATACATGTAAATCAACATCGGAATACCGAGTCCAGTTATAGTTTGCTATTGAACCAGTAAGAATAATGTCTTTTATTTTTATAGGATAATCAAAACCTTTTACAAAATTCTCTGCTATTTCTTTCAACTTTATTCTGATATTATCATTTAGTTTTTTCGTATTCGTATCCCAAAATTTTGGATACAAATCGCTTTTTGGCGACAGAATAGTTGGGTCTATTGTTGTTTTCGGTGTATTATCCATGTTTTTCTATTTTTTTTAGTTTTTTATAATAATTAGGATCTTCCGTCAAATGATCTTTTGCGATTTCTTTAGCAATTTTTGGATCACCTGTGTGTTCCATTTCAACTTTTATACCATTTTTTAGTTGTTCAGCATCAAAATCGTTATCTGGTCTTTTATCACCAATTCCGCCTTTTATCTTTTCCGATTCTTTTAGTATTATTTTTATTTTATGCATATTTTTATATTTTTTCCGGTAAAATACGAGTTATTTTTCCAAACACTGGTGTATCATCATCTTTCACGTCAACGACTTCCCACATGACAGAGCATACCGGTTCGTTTCCGTACTTATTTGCGGATTCTTTTTGAAAATCACTAAATTTTTCAATATTTTTTGGATTTTTGTAGTCACACCAATACATTTTATCTTCATTATCTGTAAAAACACATACGGCATGAGAAAAATACGATTGATCCACTCCGATACCCTTCATTGTGAAGAAAGAAAACCATACTTTTTTTGCTATTTTTGATTTTTTTAGCGCTGCACACCAATAGATAGCATGATCATCACAGTCACCAAACTTTTCACTATTCTCCAAACGACATTGAATGACGGAAGGATGAATAAGATAGTCGCTTCTTATACCAGCAATAATATCATACTTGTATAGAGCCCCTTTTCTTAATGTTTTTGTTATTTCTTCAACATTATTATATATTGGAATGGGGCATTTTTTTAGTTTTTTTGAAAAAAACATAGTAAAAGAATACCAAAACATTGAAAACCAAGTAAATTTATAAAAAAATTGAATGAATTTATCTTTGAACACTGTTTATTTTCTCCCAAGCCTCTGTAACTATTGATAATAAATCTGGAACTATTTTATAGTTAGACAGGTTTTTTGGATTTATCCATTTATAATCATCGTGTTCAAAATCTAACTTTACTTTTCCGTTATATTTTGTAGTGCAAAAGAAAGCGTGATTATTATCAATGGTGGATTTTGGCAAAAATACTAAATCTTGTGGAAAAATATCCAAATTTGTTTCTTCTTTACATTCGCGACAAGCGCCTTGTAGCAACTCTTCACCAGTTTCTATTTTACCTCCTGGTAAACCATAGTGACCAGGCATCCAAGTATCGCTTTCACTTCTTCTCAAAATAAGAACATTTTCATCATGAACTATAACAACATGCGCACTTTGATAAGTTTTTGTATTTTGTATCTTTACAACGATTTTAGACATGAAAAAACCCCGATAAACATAAATAGTTTATCGGGGCTGTGTTTTGTTTTATATTTTTTTTATATAGTTTTCGTGAACATCTTTTAGATATAACTGTTCCTTTTGAAGAAGTATATCATATAATCGTAAAAGTTTTTTTACTTTTACAATAACTGCTATCTCTGGTGGATCGCGTGTTGTGAGATAAACCAGTTGTCCAACTTCAAAAGGTTTATCAAGTATTTTTATCGTCATCGTCTCCTAGCAGATCCATATAATAGTAATGATCTATATTAGTAGTATTTGAATAACTTCCACTATAACTATAATAATCATAATACATATCGTAGTTGCCATCTGCATTATCAACAGGTGTTTTGAGTTCCCATTGATTTGGATCGTCTTGTTTTTTTCTAATAGGTTTTAGATTTTCTTCTGGTGGGCAGAATACTTTTTTTAGAATTTCATCAGTTTTTCTCTTCTTCAAAGCTTCCCACTCTTGAAGTTCATTGCCGACTTGGATCATGTTGCTGTGTAAAGTTGCTCTTGATTTTGAAGACAAAATAAGATGATAGTCGCGAAACCATTCGTAATATTCCCCTGCGGGAAGATTGTTTAGTCCATTTGGAAAATCAACTTTTACAGAATATAAATAATGACCATCTCTTTCGTAGTCTTCGCAAATATTTTCTATCACACCAATCCTTGATCGGAAACTATCATACACATCTCTTGATGATGTCCACGTTCCCCAACGCAAATCAGACTGTGGAGTTATTTCTACCCAATCACCTATTTTTAGCATCTCACTCTCCGTTAATTTTTGTTTTATATGTTGTCCAACATTTGGGACATTTGGATAAAAAAGTTTCTTGTTCGGTAGTTTCAATAAGAGTTAAAGTTTCTACTGAGCATTTATTACAAAATGGGTTTGCAAATACTGTGCTATTTTCATAATAGGGATGCTCACTATCTTCTTCATCTGTAAAAAAGTCTGAATATTGATAGTTATATTCTTGCATGTATTCTTGCCAAGAAATGTTTTCTTGTTTTTTCTTTTCATCATCGTCCATAATAGATTCCATAATATATTTTGGTGATATTCTTATATCATAGGTAAAAGCAAGCGAAGCAAGTAGATTATTTAGCATATTCATCACCTTTACTAAATAAGACCAGGAAAATCATTTTTCATTTTTATAACTGCCAAATTTTTTCCTTTTGCTTCAATGTCGACATCTACAATATTTTCCATCATAACCTGTTTTTGTTTTTCTGGTATGTAATGAATATGATAACTATGCTTTCTTCGTTCAGTAAAAGAACCGGTTTCAAGACCAGGCTCTGTATTACTTAAATGTTGAAGAGGCTTGATGTTGCCCCAAGTTTTCATTGTTTCTTCGCAGGCTTCATCATAATTCATATCACCGGTGTTGAAACTATGGTGGTGACTATCCCATACGATTGGCGTTCCTGTTTTCTCGTGTATTTTTAGCAATTCTAATACGCTGTATGAACTCTCATCATTCTCGAGTGTAAGCCGGCTTTTTGTAGCTTCTGGTAAAGCAAGAATGGTTTCAATAGCGCGTTCAATGTTTCCTCTTTTACCGCCATGAATATTGATAGCATAATATGGAGTTCTATCAAAACCCATTTGTTCAAACATCCAAGCATGATAGTTTAGTTCTTTGACACTGTTGGCGATAACTTGATCGCTATCACTACTAATCACAGCAAACTGTCCGGGATGACAAGAAACACGAATATTGTTTTCTAAAAACAACTTGCCAAGAACTTGGAACCGGTTTGTTATTTCAGGTGTTTTTGCAATCTTTTCACAAAACTCAAACAACGGCAAAACATTGCTTGACATACGAAAAGACTTGATATTATTTGTTTTTAGTTTTGGAATCAACTTTATAAGTTCGTTGATATTGTTTATATAAACTTGTTTGATATATTCTTCTGTATATTTACCTTTTTTGAAGGCACCAAGTTGAAGCAACTTTTCTTCAATTGAGTTTTCGTATACAATAGTTCCATCGCGCTTTGTGCGCGGTTCAAGCCACTGGCAGCAGACCGAGAGTGACATTTGACCTCCGAGAAAGCCAACAGTAGCACGCGGCGACGCGGAGAGCAAACGCTTACTTGCTGACGCTGTAATGTTTTATATAGCCGTCCATTATCATTTTTCGCAAAGATAGATTTAAAATAGAAGTTTTTTTATATTGCTGCAAATAACTTTCTCCGTCAGGCATCCATTCTATGGTAGAAATATTATTTGAAACTTCTATTATTATACCTCTACGGTTTATTTTTTGAGTTATATTTAATGGATCTGGGACTTCTTGTATCAAGAGATCTCCAACACAAATATTTTTGAATTCCAACACTTATGCTTCGCTTTCCATTGAGTATATTTCAGATAAAACTTTTATCTTTTCAGCCGTTAGTTTTATAAGTTTGTTAGTATATTCTTCTGCGTTTGATTGATCGTTTTCGTATTGTTTTTTTACATCTTCCCATTTTTCTTCAAGTTTTTCAAATTGAAGATGTAGCTCGAGCATTCTAAAAGGTTCTATTTTTTTCTTCATTTTCATTCCTTATTTTACGACAGGATAGTATCCAAATATTTTATTTTCAATACGCCATTTTATTATAAACTCATTTATTTGAGTTTCGCACGACATGTCGTTCCACATTACTACATATATATATTCTTGTTCATTTTTACTATAAACAACTTTTGTAACTAAACCAAGAGATAAATTCAAGCCATCTACAAGTTCTGTAAATAAATCGCCAACTTTATAGAGTGGTTTGTCTTTTTTACTTTTCATTTATGTTTTACAAGAAATAAATATTTTTTTGAGTTTATTGTATGTTGTAGTTTTCTCATCAGAGTATTCTCAGAATACACGTCAGTCATGCGAGAACGATTCCAAAATATTTTATATTTTTTTGTTTTTGTTTTTCTTTTTACAGAAGAATATATTGTTATATTTTCTATATCGTATATTATAGCTATGTCGTGCCTTTTTGAATCCATATCAACAGGGCAGTAAACAAGGATGTCGCCAATGGTGATAGAATTGATTATTTTTTTCATTTATAGCCTCACAAATCAAACCTACCTGCGAATCGTTCCGATGTCAAGTCCTGATGCAAATGTTGTTCAAAAATCTGTCTCTTCTTCTCTGTTTGCCAACTGATCGTCTTCTGCCATGTATTGAGAAACAGTATGAATATAATCGGTGGCAAGAGAAATATATGAAGAAATCCAGCCAGGAAGCTCGTCGTTGTCGTCTAATTTTTTATATAAGGATATAGCATTTTTTATCATATCACGAAGTTCTCCCTTGGCCATTTTGCCTTCATGATCGTGTTTTTCAACTCTTGACTGTTCAGAAGTATTTGATAGTTCTTGTTCTATCATTTCCATTAGAATTTTATTATCGTTTTTCATGCTGTATTCCTATTTGAAAGGCCAAAAATCAGTGGTTCCAAGCATTCTATCAAGCATGTTTGCTTCCTGATCTATTTCTGCTTTCATCTTGATGAGTATCGGGGCGTCAGCACCCTGACCAGACATAATGCTGTTCAGGTAATCTGTTTCCATTTTTATAAGTTTTACAATCTGACCGATAAGTTTTTTATTGCCAGACATTTTTAGTTTTGTCGGCTTACCAAGAAGACGAGCCGAAACAGCAGTTTTTATTTTATTTTTATAATCTTCAAGCATGGCATCGATTTGTTCTTTTTCACTATTTTGAACTGAACTAGCTGAATCCTCACCTTCTGCCACGTTATCTATTGTTCCGGCGCGGAAGCCACCCTCGCGATTTCCAGGTGCATGTTGTTTTTTATCAAAATGCATAGCATCTGCCAATTCTGGCTCTTCGTTATATTCTATTGCATTTCCCATTTGATAAGGATCGCGATTTTTTCTCATTGTTATAAAACTCCGTTTATTCATTTATAAATATGCTATAACTATTTATAATAACACACGGAAATGAAAAAATTAACTTCTCGCAAGCCAAAGACACTGAAAAGAATATATCTTGTTATATACGATCAACAAGAGTTTATGGGATATGATACAAATATCCCAACAAAAGCATTCAAAAGCAAAAAATCAGCAGAGATATATGCTTCAAGCAGAAATTTTGAATTTCAATCAATATGCTTACACGATGAAGAAGAATATGAAAGTTATGTTCTTGATAACAACTATTCAGACTTCTTAATATCAATCAGTGACTTCCGAGATGCACATTCTTTTATAAAAGAAGAAATGTTGAGATTAGAAAAAAACGGCAGAAATGTAAATGTTTGGGAAATCTTGGAAACAATAACACCTTTTAAAGTAATGCCAATAGAATACGTGAACGAACTAAAACACACTTGATATCAACTTATATCAAGTTGATCAACAATGTGTGTGCTATTGAATGAAAGTTCACGGTATAGTTTTTTCAGCATTTTCTTGGTAATATCGGCAATTTCTTTTTTGGTTTCTTTATCTCGCAGCAACTTTTCAAGTTCATCACGAACAAGTTTGCGGATTTCATCTTTTGACATATTCTCAACAAGGGTTGAGTTTTCAGATAACAAAACAGTTATTTTATTTTTATTATCTAATTTCATAATATTGCTTACGTCCAAACATTCCCCGAAAATATCGGCAACAGAGTTATTCAATACTCGGAGTGCATATCTATATAGTTCTCCACTCTTATCAACAGACTTTATATCTCGCAATGTTTCGCTTGGTTGAACATATCTGTATAGTTTATAAGTTTTTTCTATATCTCGTTCTGCATCGTTGAGTGTAGAACCAGTAAATATTTTTACCATTATTTTTTTTATATTTTTTATTTGTTCTGGTTTATCGGCAAGTTGATCGCCATATTGGTTCATTAGTGCATCAAGACCAGTTGTAAATTTATCAACTTCATCTTGAATATCGGTTTGCATTTCAATGGGATCAGAAAAATGTGGATCGCGTGTATCTCCGGAGAGATGGCGCTTTATAACCTGTCTTGGCGGAAGACCTGCCCTGAAATCAGCAACACCAAATACTTTTGAAAATAAACTTTGATAAAAGTGTTGAAGTTCATGGCGAACAGATACAGAGAGTTCGCGCAACTCATCTTCCAAATAGCCTATAATCGTTTCTGGGCGCTTTCCGGCTGCTGGACTAAGTCTTGGCGATATTCTGTTTCTCCGGCCACTGTCGTCGGTTATAATCGTTCCTGTAAAGAAACCTGCTTCAAAGGTTACGGCAATTGTTCCACTCTCTGCAAAGTATAGACCGGCGTATGTTTCAATTTCATCTCCGGGCTCTGCTGTTAGGTTGTGATTATTGGCTTGCGCTGTTTTCTGTAACTCTACGCCAATAGATAAACTATCTATATCTCGTTCCTGGAAATATTTTTTTATTCTATTGATTGCTGTTCGTGTATCCATCTTCCCGCGCAAGAACTGTTTTAGTGGATCAGCGGGATCGTTTTTTATTATTTGTAATAGTGTATCAATCGGTATTTCACTTATTTGTTTGTGCCTGTCATACCGGTTTGGTCGATTCATTTTTGCCAATAAATCATATAGGAAGTTTTTATCTATTGGTATTGAACCACTTTTTGCTTCTGGGTATTTTTCTTCAATTTTATTGCGGAGTTCTGTGAAAAATTTTTTCCCGGCGCGATCAGCGCCGGCAATTTCGTCCTCTATATATACATCAACAAGTTTTAGGAATGCCTTTTTATAGAGCACAGACAACTGTTCAACAAGATATCTGCTTACTGGTATTGTTCGTGCCTCTTGTAATGTCTTGTTGTTTATTTTTACTTTTATCATTTGTTTTGCTTCTTATACCAATAGACTTATATAAATAGAGACTTATATAAATAGATAAAAAGCAAAAGTCTGACAAAATTTTTTGGGGAATTTTTTGCCCACCACACTTTTAGAACTTTTTTATATTTTTCGAAAAATGTGTGCTTTATATTGCTACTGTTTGTAACGCAGTGCGTAAAGTCTGAAGTTAACAAATTTTTCCCGCGTGTCACGGGGGACCTAAGGTCCCACTGGCACCACCCCCCTCCCATAGGGACATACATTCCGACAGGGAGGGGTCAGTATAGGCTACACTATACAGTGAAAGCGGTTACAATGCAAGCGATATAAGAAAGTAACACAGAGAAGTTAGCAGCAGTGATAAAGGTTTCCATGATGTTCCTTTGTGTTTGTTATACAGCGATCAAGTATCGCGGCCAAGCCAACATCGGATAAGATCTTTTAGTGACACTTCAGTAACAATGTGTTCTGGTTCTACTGTGTCAATCCTTCCACCGTCAAACAAAGCTCCTTCACCTTCCCATGTTAGAAACTTTACAGTTACAGTGTTGCTAGCTACGTCCCACGTTTCTCCGTCGCTCAGTGTAACAATCTTTGCAAGATCCTGGAGATTATCTTTCATGCTTCACCCGCTTCGCCATACTGTTCAAGGGCATCGACAAACATTCTAAGGTCTTCCAACGCCACCGCATCATACAGATAAGCGTTTCCAAGGTTGTGGATTGCTTGCATGATTGCAAGGTTATAAAAGCCGTTCATGACCTTGTCTTGTTCGTTCATTCTTTTTTTATACCTCTCCCGATCAGATCATGCAAGCACAGATCAATGCAGCCAGTGATGCAGGTCACAGCGTTATACACTTGCAAGTATCATGCCAAGGCTTCCGCTGGCACACTTTATGCAATAGCACTGTGTGTGATCTCCGTCATAGTGATCAGTGATCTGTGCTTGCATTGTTAGTGATCTCCCATTATAGTGAACCCATGAACACCCGACACCTCGCTGGAAACATCGCTCGTGAATGTCTGTGCCGTAACTGTGTTGGCCCCGGTAGTGCATGGAAGCGGCATGTGAAGATTGCTACCCGCCGTTCCGTTCGTTACAGTGAGCGGCAGGAGATCCGCGCTGCTATTGACAGTGACAATGATCACAACGCCGATGCCGATTATCGTGTGTATGTGAGCCGTCTCACTGTGCAGTGTGTGCGCAATATGCGTTCTGTCCGGGACTGAATATATATTCTTTTCCTGCCCCGCCATCATCGGCGGGGTTTTCTTTTGTCAAGTGTTATAGTGTGAGGTATGTCACAGATTAATCCCTTGCAATATCTATGCCAGCGGCCCGGTTGGCACGGTTTATGCAATAGATATTTTTTCTCTCTTGTGTTCCCGATCACATCGGCAAGTGATCCATGCTTGCGCCATTAGTGATCTGTGGATATAGTGATCCCATGACAAACAACGAAAACACCTCACAGACCCCTTCCCTTCGTGTCCGTATTGACCGGTTCATGGTCGGGTTTCAGATCTGGCACAGGTACGCTTTTCTTCATGAGAATAGCTTCAATCTGCGCCTGAATAAGGAGCACACGTTTAGCGCCAATCACTTTCGAAATGTCAATATCGGCATTTCACTGATTACCCCTCCGGTTCCCGGGCGTCGCAAGCATCGCGTTCATGTAACGCTTCCCTGCAATCGCAAGATCAGTGCGGGACGGATGCGACAGCACTTGCCGGCTTGTGCGGCTTGTCAAGCACAGTATCTGTGACACATAACACATAACAGGTTGGCATGGGTTGCAATATCCGTGCCAGCGGCCCGGTTGGCATAGTTTATGCAATAGGCATTCTTGTGATGCCTGTCACATATTCACTATTGACAAAAAAGAAGCCCCTGTGTTCGGGGCTTATATATATTGTTCGCTATTGCTGTCCCTTTCGGGCTATGTTATAACGATCAATCGTCGCTCATATCATCAGCCCATGCGTCCTTGTATGCGTCGACGCTGGCATCCTGAAACACGATCATGTCATCCTGCCAGATCCAAGCGTCGTCGTTGATGACAAGGTCGGAGAGGCTGCGAGGTGCGGTCTTGTTCGTCATGGGACTGTTATAACAGGCGATCTGATCTCTGTCAAGCACCGTCGTTAGATTGTTATATCCTTGCAAGTAACGTGCCAAACATCCCCCTGGCATACTTTATGCAAGAGATATTTTCTTTTCTTCCTGTGCGCCCGATCACATTGCATGGCGATCGCTATCACCGCAACCGTTGACACGGGAGTGTGATCGGGCTATAGTGATCATGTCCCGGGCGGTTGTCAGTCACCACGGGGCGCTTGTAACCGACTGACATTGCAAGAGGTAAACACATGAAGGCTCTCAACGCTCCCGCTCCCGTTCGCAAGGTTCGTATCACGTCGCAGCAGGTCGCCTTTCTGGCACTGACGGAGGGTGTTTCTGCCGTCGCCTCGCTTCACAACAAGCCCGGACACGAGATCGCGGCAGCGACCTTTGACGGTGCGGTTGATCTGTTGGCTTCACAGCCTGAAACACAGTCTGCCCTTGCCGCCATCCGTGCGGATCTGCTTGGCGATGACGAACCGGGTGCGCGTGGTCGCCCCGCTGCAAAGGTTGGCGATGCACGTTCCTACAAGGTTCAGCAAGTGAACGATATGGATCCTTTCATCCGTCTCCCGGTTAGTCTGCTTGGTCTTTCGAAGGGTTCTACGGCTACTGTCACGTTCCATGATGGTCGTATCGTTGTAACTGTCTGATATACACATACAGTGTATAGCATAACCGGCCCCGGAGGCCGGTTTTGTTTTGTCAAGTTTCCCTGTGTGACCGGCATCACAAAGTTTTTGCTATGCAAGATCTGTGCCAGAGGCGCGGCTGGCACACTATTTGCAAGTGTGCTTCCGACGTCAATCATCTAGTGCATCTATGGCGTCAATCACTATCGGCTCATCATGTCGTGTATCCGGTGTGATTTCCAACAGCCCTTGAATGATTGTTTTCAGCCTTTCATTTTCCTTTTGCAGTTTAGCAACCTTTTCATCTTCACACTGCCAACAGGTCATATGAGTGCATCGCATATTCTTTTTCTACCTTGTCCGATCTGTTCTGTCAACATGAGATCGCCGATCATTATATACCGTGCAAGAACCATGCCAGTGCTCCCGCTGGCACACTATTTGCAAGGCAGATCTATGTGATCCCCATCATAGTGATCGGTGATCTGCGGAGACGCTATGCTTGACCTGCCGATGTGATCTGCTATAATGGGTTCATCGGAAGGGTTCGCGGCACCGCCGATACTTGACAAAGCCGCTTGTAGGACAGAGACAATGACCAACGCTACTCCCGCTCGCAAGGTTCGCGTCACCGCTCAGACTGTCGCTTTTCTGGCATTGACGGAGGGTGTCGCGGCTGTGACCCGCCTTCACAACAGCCCCGGAAGCGAGATTGCGGCTGCAACCTTTGACAGTGCTTGTGATCTGCTTGCAAGCCAGCCGGAAACGCAGTCGGCCCTCGTGGCTCTCCGCGCCGAGATCTTCGGAGATGACGAGCCGGGTGCCCGTGGGCGTCCCGCTGCAAAGGTCGGTGACAGCCGCGCTTATAAGGTTCAGAAGGTTGGCGAGATGGATGAGTTTATCCGCCTTCCTGTTTCTCTCCTCGGTCTTGCAAAGGGTGAAACGGCTACTGTCACCTTTCACGATGGTCGTATCGTTGTGACCGCCTGATCAGGGCTTTCACAATATACTGAATGGCCACCCGCAAGGGTGGCTTTTCTTTTGTCAAGTGGGGTTGTGTGATTTAGATCACAAATAAATGTCTTGCAAAAACCGTGCCAGGCGGGAGATTGGCATACTTATTGCATATCTCCCCTACCACTTCCGGCATATAGCATAAACCATGCCAGCCCCTCCGTTGGCACAGATCTTGCAAGGGAAAAATGCAGCGCAGGGTGTGATGCCAGTCACTTGACAGACTGATCCCGGATATGCGATAATGGGGGATCGTGCGCACTATTTTGGAGATATATATAAAAAAAATACTGCCATCACGGGCAGTATATACTGTATACATTATCGGCATTATCTATTCTTTATATACTGTATATATAACAGACCCATGATTGCCGGCATATAGTGTATGGCATATATCACCAGGTGTTGCCCATATATATACAGCCATATAACCACCATCATTGACAGCACGGTGATAGTGTGTTATACTGGCGTTATATATGGAATGGTATACGGTGGTGTTATGGCCGCTACATACTGTTCTGTATATACTGAATGCTATACTTGTTTTGCCGGCAACAGTATACGCTGTTATATGCCGGCATATCGGGTATACTGTGTTACCGGGTATCGGGGTGCTCAATATGATATGGTTATTGGTTGTTGGTTATGTTGCTTTGGTGTCACTGTATATATACAGTGTTATAAGAGCATATATGCAACAGCGTGCATTAGAGCGGGATACCAACAAACACCATATAGCATTTTTGGATTAAGAGTTTTGAACTAAATATATTTCTTTTTTTAGATCAAAAATCCCCATTGTTTTTAGATCAAAAATCCATCTAAAAATATCTGTATTATATCTCCGCACAGCCGTTGCGCAATACACTTCACTGTTTCCTTATAGAGGATCATCACTTTTTGGATAAACCCGGTGCCATTTTTGACCCCATTTTTGGCATATTTGTATTTTGGTTCAAAAATCCCTGGGTTTAAAGAATGCAGTTTAGGTGTTCTGCATTTTTGCCCTATAAACTGCCATTATCCATTCCAGTGCAGTTTCTCTATAAGTGCCCAATGAACTTGTTGGTTACAGTATAGGGTGTATTGCCTTTTCGGTTCAAAAACCGGCTATACTGCTATGTTGTGTTTGTTCTATATATACCGGTATATACAGTGCCGCTTGCAATATACAACGATCTGTGTTATACTGCCAGTGCAGGTGTTTTTATAGTATATTTATTTATTTTTATTTATTTTTGGCTTTTGTGTTTTACATTAACTACTTACTGTAAGTGCTTGATTTTACAGGGGAAAGTGGGGGGCTATATACCTCCCATTTTCAGTAAAAAATCACCTACAAACACAGAAACACTGTAAATAAATCAAAACATTCCTTTTATCTATCCGGTGATCCAGTTGGTTTTCACGGGTTGTTTTTTGATTGTATATATACTGATTATATATTGTTTATTTATACTGGTTATTTATACTGTTTATTTATACTGGTTATTTGATTATTATTTGACTGTATATTCTTTGTTATGTTATCTACTATCTCGTGTTCATATATCAGCATATCATGTCCTCTTTCTGGTGAACCACATACAATAACATAATATGCTTCTATATCTTGTAATACTTCTGTTATTATTCCTATTACAGATGGTCCAAGAAAGTTATCTATTTCTATAACATCCCATTGATTATTTTTCATATTGATTGTTTATTGATTGTTTATTGATTGTTATTGACTGAATATAACTTTTCTATTATTTCTTCTTCTCTTGCCCATACAGGTTGTGGTTTTCCACACATAAGAACAAAATAGTTATATACAGGTTGTCCATATACTATTCCGGAATATTCTTTTTCTTGGATTATTGCTACTCTTGTTTCTGTTCCTTTTATTGTTCTAAAATGTAGTAGAACAATATCATTTTTATTGTATTTCATCTTATTCTT